CCATTTAGGTTTATGTGGAGTATGCTTGTGTCATTATATAGAAATTGGTGTCCACTAATAGAGTGGGTAGATTAAATTAAAAGAGTTTGATTCTGGAGAGGTAAAAGCTATACCTACAATATCAATTAAATGAGAATTAAGTGTAGATGCACATCCTTATTCTCAGCTCTTCTTTTTTAAAACGATAATATATTGAAATTATGAAAAGACTATGGATAAAAATAGCCAGTTATTTACCTTTTATTGGTATATTTTGGGCTTCTGATAAACAGATAAAGAACAAATTGTATGCACTTTGGTATTGGTTTATAAGTATGATTGGTGGCACAATAACATTCATTCAAATAGCTCTTTACTTTAATTGGCTATAACTACAACTAAAACTAAATAGAATGAAAGAGCAACTAATAACATTTGATACAGCTAAATTGGCTAAAGAAAAGGGATTTAATGGGTTATCTCAAATGAGGTATAATGAAGATGGTGTGTTAACAGGTACTAAATTAGGTATGCATAATAAACCAAATAGTTATGTAGGTTCCTTTGCCTCACCAACCCAATCATTACTTCAAAAATGGTTGAGGGACACTCATAATATTGATGTAGATATTTGGTGTAATGCAAGTGGATGGGCATTTAATTTAAACAAAACCAATGGCACAACAATTTATAGTTATGATTATTATTTTGGAAATATAGACTCTGGTATGTTTAATAGCTACGAAGAAGCTTTAGAACAAGGATTACAAGAAGCATTAAAATTAATAAAGATATGAGTACACTAATATCAGGTCTATTATTTATTGCTGTGGTAGTAATATGTAGTAATCGAAAATATTTAATGAAATTATTTAAAAAGAAGTAAAATTTGGGGACGACATGGAATTGATTTCATAGCGATTTAATAATATTCAGCACAGAGAGATAACTGTCTAAAACTAAGGTGAGTTTACTTAAATGGAAACACAACTAGTACGCAGGAAACTGCACAGATTGAAGCTAACATGAGTGTTGTTCACAACATTCTTAATGATTTCCAAGGTGTATCGCAAGATACCATGGGAGGTCAAGTTTTAATAGCAGCATAAGCTAAGATTATGCAACAGATAGATTTGATTGTTACTGTCTGTGATAAAAAAAACAATCTGGTGGAGCATCAACTTAACAGTTGGTCCTAATCTAGCGTAAAGAATTTAAAGAAACGTGAAGCTGTATAAAATATTATTATTGATATGTGAAAGACCTGGGTTCGAGTCCCAGCGTCTCCACTAAAAATAAATGAATAATGAAAAATAAAGCACAGGTAGTAATGCTACCAACAGAAGATAACAGTCCTATTGCTATAATAGGGGATTCTAAAACACCTTCCTATTTAGATGACATGTATAAAAGAACAAGTTTCAGTATCACTCAACACATATACATCACAGTATCACAGGATGTAGAGCCTATTAAAGTAGGTGATTTGTTTATTGTAGGAGATTCTACTACTATACATAAATGTGTAGGCTTTAATAGTACCAATGATTTAGAATCTGATAATCATTTATGTTATACTAATGAAGCTTGTAGAAAAATCATAGCAACTACTGACCCTAAACTTTTAAAGTATGTGGGTGAAAATTATAATTGTAAGATTTATAATTGTCAGATAACAAGAATAGAGGGTAAAAATTATCAGAAGATACCACAACTACAACAATCATTCTTAGAAGAATTTATTGCTAATTCTAATGGAGAGTGGGAAGTTGAGTATGATGAATGGTGGGGAACTGATATGGAAGTAAAAGAAGATTACCCAAAACTCAAGCTAAACCAAGACAATACTGTTAATATTACTTCTGTTGAAGAGAAGATGTATAGTAAAGATGAACTTACAGATGCTTTTAATAGTGCAAGAGAATTTAATTCTCAAGATGGTGTAGTGGATATACATATTATAGCTGATTTACCTAAAGATTTATCTCCTAAATATAGTACAATAGAAGATTGGATTAAAGAAAACTTATAAAATGGCACAATGAAACATAAAATACAGGTAGTAACGCTACCAACAGAAGATAAGGATTATCCATTATATACTCATGACAAAGGGTACTTAATAGAAGGTAAATATAGGGTTGGAAAACCTAATGGAACTCAGTGTCACCTATACATCACAGTATCTCAAGAGGTAGAACCTATTAAAGAAGGAGACTGGTATATTGATATGTTTGTTACTGAATCTCAAAAAAGCGTTCAAACACATACTGAAACTAGACATTTAATTAATCATAAAAAAGATTATAGGTTTAAGTTTTGTAGAAAAATCATAGCAACTACTGACCCTAAGCTTAGAATGCCTATAAGTAAAAGTCATTCTTGTCAAGTACCACAAGTACAACAATCATTCTTAAAAGAGTTTGTTGTTAATCCTGATGGAGAGTGGGAGGTCGAGTACGAAGAAAGCTATGTTGATGGCTTTACAGAAGACAGAGTACGAAGGTTTTATGGTAATGATAAACTCAAACTAAACCAAGACAATGAAGTTACAATCACTTCTGTAGTTGAAGAGAAGATGTATAGTAGAGAAGAAATGATAGCATATGGCAATAAAACCTTTAGAAGAGGTATAAATGAAGGCTATCTTGCGTTTCCTGTCTTACATACAAAACCTCTTGATGATAATTGGATTAAAGAAAATTTATAAATTATGCGATAAAAATGAGCACACATATTGAAACAATAGCAGGTATAGTAGAAAGTAAAAAATCTACTCTTGCAAAGCACGTTAAGGAGCCAACAGGTATGATGATTACTAGGTTTTATGGTGGAGCAGAAAATGGAAGAATGCTTCAGCTTACAATGCTAAGCACTCAACCTTATATTCAATTGACACAAGAACAAGTAAAGAAATTAATAACCGTATTATCAAATAGTTTTGATGATACTAAATACCCAAGTGAATAATGAGTTATACAAGAAACATTAAAAGAGGTAATTTAAAAGCAATATGGAATGCCACCTTTAAAAGGATGGACTTCTTTAAACGTACACGGAAAGGCAAATTTATTTTGTGTAATCCATTTCAGGACAGATTTATCAGTACTGGACCAGGTTACACTAAGGAGCAAATGGCAGCAATGGAAGTCAGAGCTTCTGAGTATTAAGATGTTTGTGTGAATTTTAGTAAGAAGAATAAAGTAAGGGAAACCTTGCTTTATTCTTTCTTTACTACACGAGTTTTGAGTCACAAATCAAAAATGAAATAAAAATGAAATAAAGTATGAGTTTAACAGCACATCAACAAGAGAAGTTAGACGAGAGTCTAGCTATACTTGAGAACGGGAAGAGACTTTTAATCTCAGGGAGTGCAGGTGTTGGTAAAACTTACTTGGTGAATGAATTGGTCAGTAGACTAAGGACAAAAATACCATTTAAGAAGATTATTGTATCAGCTCCAACAAATAAAGCTGTTGCAGTAGTAAAAGGTAAGGTAGATGAATACCCTAACCTTGAATTTGCCACAGTGCATTCATCACTGAAGATTAAAAAGGAAATAAATTACAAGACAGGTGCTATTAGTTTCAAGCCATATTATAGTGAAAGGTATCCACCATTAAAAAATGTTGGGCTGCTTATTATAGATGAGGCTTCAATGCTAAACAAGGACCTTTTGACGTATGTAGAAGAACACGCTGATGCAAATAATGCAATAGTTGTTTTTATTGGAGATGCTAAACAGCTGAATCCTATTGGTGAACTAGTGTCACCCATCTTTGCCTCAAGTTACCCAGAGGTAGAATTAACTGAAATTATAAGACAGGGAGAAGGGAATCCCATAATACATCTAAGTCGAAATCTAGATGATATCAAAACTAAAGAATCAAAGAGAGTTAAATCTAGTATGGACTCACAAGATATGGGATATCTATTTAGTAATGACTTAGCACAGGTAGTAGAGACCTTAGCAGTTGTCAATGGAACTGATGAGCTAAAATATCTAGCATGGACTAATAAGGAAGTTGATTTAGTCAACACTTTAGTAAGGCAAAGAATATATGGTACACCTGCAAAGATAGAAGTTGGAGAAACCTTAATATTTAATAGTCCTTATGGTGATGGGTTTTATACCAATCAAGAAATTAAAGTGGAGCAGGCAGATGTGAAAGAGAAGCCATTTCATTATCCCTCAGGGAAAGGTGGAGGTTTTCTCAAGGAAACTACCTTTAGTTCAATCAAGTTCAAATACTACTCTATTAATGCCTCATTTTCAATTGAAGCACAAGAGTATGTAGATGAGATAATAATAATTCATGAAGATTCAGAGAAGGAATATGAAAAACTATTAAAGAAACTCAAGATGCTGGCTAAGACCAGGGTCATTGATTGGGGTGATTACTTTAAGTTCATAGAACAGTTTGCTAATATGACGTATAATCATGCTATCACTGTACATAAGAGTCAAGGCTCTACCTATGAACAGGCAATAGTGAACATCAAGAATCTGAATCTAAATCGAAACAAGTCAGAGAAGCAGAGGCTTCTTTATACAGCTGTGACTAGAGCTGCACGACTACTAATTTTATATAAAGCATAACAAAATGTATAGAAATCATATTGAAAAAAGTTATTTTAACTTAAAAGGAACTGTCCATGTTGTTGGAGAGTTAGTACACATTAAAAGAGATGGAATACCTGACCTTTATAAGCGTGTATTAACTATTGAGACACCTGATGGGCAAATATTATTTCCAGAGTTAAGGAATGGCAAGCTGAAAATGCTTGAAGAGAGAGATATTAAACAGGGTTCAACTGTTGAGATTGATTTCTTATTCCAAGGCTCTGAGAAGAATAGTAAGAGATACAACAATATCTACATCTATTCTATAAAGAAAATTTAATTTAAACACGAGACAAGATGAAGTACACAATATTTGATATTGAAGCTAATGGGCTTCTTGATAAAGGTACACTGATTCATTGTCTTTCTTATGCTATCTATGAGAACAAAACTTTGCTAGCAAAAGGTTCATTTACTGATTATACAGATATGTCTAACTTTATTCTCCAACAAGAGACTATTGTAGGACACAAGATAATAGAGTATGATGTGCCTATGCTAGAAAAGATTTTAAACATCAAGATAGATGCTACGTTAATAGACACGCTAGCAATCTCTTTTTACCTGTACCCTATTAAAGGATTTGTACATGGTTTAGCTGCTTGGGGTGAGAGAATGGGTTTTCCTAAGCCCGTCATAGATGACTGGGATGACCTGCCAGTAGAAGTATATGTAGACAGATGTGAGAGTGATGTGGAGATTAATGCAAGAACTTTTCATTCAATGATGGATTACCTGATGCAAATCTATGGTGATTTTAATGAGATAATGAGACTAATTGGATATTTAGGATACAAAATGGATTGCCTAAGGGAGCAAGAAGATGAAAAGATTAAACTTGACATCAGGCTTGCTGAGCAATCTAGCTTGGACCTCGAATTCATTATAGATGAGAAGATTTCCAATTTAGCTAAGTTCATGCCTCGTATTGTGGACAAGACACCACCTGCAATTATCTATAAGAAAGATGGTGATTTGTCAGTCCATGGTCAGAGTTGGTTTGACTTACTGAAGAAGAAAGGTTTACCTGAGAATACTCAGGAAATCACAGTGCCAGGAAGTCCCACATCACCTCAACAGCTAAAAGATTGGTTGTTTCAATTAGGTTGGGAACCAAAGACCTTTAAAGTAAATAAGAAAAATAAGAAAATACCACAGGTTTCATTGCCATTTGGTGGTGGACTATGTTTCAGTATTAGAGAAATGTTTGAGAAGTATCCATTTTTGGAAGAGCTTGGAGGTCTTTATAGAGCGAGACATAGATATGGATTGTTCAAATCTTTCTTAGAGAGTGTAGATGATAATGGTTACATCTACTCTAGGGCTCAAGGTTTTACAAATACTTTAAGATTGCAGCATGCTAAGCCAATAGCTAACTTGCCTGGAGTTGATAAGTATTATGGGAAAGAAATCAGAGGGTGCCTCATGGTGCCTGACACAACATACATCATGTGTGGAAGTGATATTAGTGGACTAGAGGATAACACCAAACAGCACTACATATACTTTTATGACCCTGATTATGTGACAGAGATGAGAGTTCCAGGATTTGACCCACACATTGACATAGCTGTATTGGCTGAATTAATAACAAAGGAAGATGAAGAATTCTATAAAAAAATTTCTGCAGAGAAAGATAGTTTGGGTGATAATTTCGTATATGGGAGTGAGGCAGATGCTAACAGGTATAATGTCATCAATACTGAAAGAAAGAAGGCAAAACTGATTAATTTCTCAGCTACTTATGGAGCAGGACCACCTAAAATTGCAGAATCACTTAAATGTACACTTAAATTTGCAAAGAAACTACATACAACTTATTGGAAGAGGAATGCAGCAGTGAAGCAGACAGCAAAAGACTGCAGAGTCAAAATTGTTGATAAGCAGAAGTGGTTATATAACCCTGTTTCAGGATTTTGGATGTTTTTGAAAGCAGATAAGGACAGGTTTTCTACCTTGAATCAATCTACTGGTGTTTATGTTTTTGACTCTTGGGTCAGGAAAGTAAGACAGGGTTTGAATGAGTTAGGTATCAAGATAAGTTTGCAGTATCATGATGAGATACTACTAAAGTGTAAGCAACAACATAAATTCCAAGTTGCTGTGATACTTAAGAGAGCAATGGATGAGATGAATGCAGAAACAGGATTAAATGTAACAATAGGCTGCAGTGTTGATTGGGGAAACAATTACGCTGAATGCCACTAAAAACAGTATTATGAACGAATTAGAACTACAACTAACAAATATGGAGTATTTGTTAAGTAATGACAGAGGAAAGATAACAGGTGAACTTAAAGTAAAATTTATAAAGAATATAAAAAAGCTTGAGCCAAAGTCTGTATTTGATAGTGCACGTAAATTACTCATTTTAAAAAAATTAGAAGAATTATGAAAAAGACATGTGGATATATAGATAACAAAGGAAAATTTTGGGACTCTACATTTAAAGCAAACAATGCTAATATAGAATATGAGATATGTACTATTCAAAATGAAATCGGATATCTTATAGAAGACACTGCCAGGACTATGAGATATAATTTTGTTAATTATGATAGCAAGCTGATGCATAATGTTGATACTATTGTTAGAAGAATGTATGAAACTATACTAAACTATGACTGTGACAAATTAGTAAGGTTTAAAGAAAAAAAGGATGCAATGCAAGAGGAGATAGCAAGATTAGAAGGTATCCAAAATCTTCCTAAATACTTAAGGTCTGATTGGTATATGCAAAGTGAGGTTAAATTTAAGAATTTTTACAAAAATGACAAGTAAAGAAAAGAATGAATTACAGAAAGATGTTGTGAATTCTATCCCTGCTGGAGAATCTGGTAGGCTTATCTTAGCTCCTAGGTCAGGAAAGACCAAGATTGTTATAGATTACATCAAAAAGCATAAGGTAAAAGGTAAAATCCTATGGGTTACACCAACATCTAAGCTAGCTGATGAGGATATACCTCTTGAGTTTGAAAAATGGAAAGCAAAAACATATCTTAAGCAACTAACTACTAGTACTTGGAAAGGTTTAAATAAATTGAAAGGACATTATGCACTTATTGTGTTAGATGAAGAGCAGTTTATTACACCAGTTAATGCAGTAGGACTATTAGAAGGAAGCTTAACATGGGATGTGTTGCTATCGATGACAGGGACAGAGAGTAAGACACAATCGAAGACAGATATCTATGAGCAGCTGGGACTCAAGAAGTTATATAAAATTTCTATTAACTCAGCTGTTGATATTGGTCTCTTATCAAACTACAAAATCATGGTTGTTGGTATCCCTATGGATGACAAAATGAACATTGAAGTGAAGTACACTGATAAGGTGACCAAACAAGAGAAGAGTTTTACTACATCTGAACTTAAGCAGTATGAATATTTGACCAGGAGGATGGAGAGAAATGGTAAAACTAAGTTTGCATTGCTACACAGGAGAAGACTTATAGGTAAGTCACCATCCAAAGTGGCTGCAGCTAAGTATATCATTAATTCTCTTGAAGGTACGAAATTAATCTTTGCAATGGACAGGAAACAGGCTGAAGAGCTGTCAGACTATGTGTACCACGGTACCACAAATAGTAAGGACCTTCAAAAGTTCATAAATGGCGAAGTTAATAGGATTGCAATGGTGAACAAGGGTGGAACAGGGTATACCTATTCTGCAATTGATAACCTCATCCTAACTCAGGTTGATTCTGATAACAATGGACTAACATCTCAGAAAATTGCTAGGACTCTCTTAGAACAGGGAGACTATGAAGCAACTATTTGGATATTATGCCTTGAGGACACACAGGATATATTATGGATAACTTCAACATTGAAGAGCTTTGATGCAAAGAAAGTATCATACCTTAATTTTAAAGATTTAGTATTATGATAACAAGAGAAGAAATTTTAGCCTTTGCAAAAGAAATTTGCGTAACACCTAGAGAAGAACTTGTTGCTGCATCTGTTATTGATAAGATTTATGATTCAATAATAATAGATATAGCAGATGATGACCCTTGGGCATGGGTGAAGACAGAATATTGTGCACTCTTTAAAGCAAAGAATCCTGATAGAGGAGGAAAGGTTAAAGAATCAGTCATGAGATTGAAAGCAATGTTCAGAGCTAGACCAGAGATAAGAAAAGAAGATGTGATTGCCACAGTTAAGCTTTACTTATCTCAAACAGATTCACGGTTTATTAGGTATCCACATTATTTCTTAAAGAAAGGACAGGGTACCTCAGCCATGTATGAATTTGATGACTGGTATGATAAGTACCTTGAAGCTAAGAAAGCAGGAAAAGGAAGAACAAGTGTAACTAATACAATGAAGTAATGGAAACAAGAAAAGTGACAGTAACAGCTACAGAAGTTTATTACAGAACTCAGACATTTGAGGTAGATGTCCCTGAAGACATAGATGATGAGGATGTAGGAGATTTTATTTCTCCAAATGGATTTGAAATTAATGAACAATGGGAGATTGATGATGATGTTCCTTATGAGACTATAACTCCTGAAGAAGCAGGAGATTTAGATACAAATAGGTACGATGTATACAGAGATGGAAAACAAGTATATGGAGGACATTAACATAAAATACACAAAATATGGGAAATATACCAATAAAGTTTAAACCGAATTTAATACCAAATGCCCCTAAAGATGGGTCATTTGATAAGACAGCATTTGAAGCAACAATTGCCAAGAATGGTGGGATTGAAGAATACATAATCTTTCCAAAGAAAGATGGATGTAGAATGGAATTTGGTTTAGGACCAAAAGTTTTAACCAGAAGCCTGAAAGAACCAGGAAGTGACCTTGTTAAGGCAAGATTTGCTAAACTGAATCAAGTTTGCTTGGATAATAATATTATTCTTGAAGGTGAATTCTATATGCATGGAATGCCATTCAATGAAATATTTAGGTTTTTCTCTAAATCTGATGTAACTACACAGGATTATATCGATGAGCTTACAAAGATGAAAGAGAAAAAACCTGAAGCATTTCAAGAAAAGTACAGAGGTAAAGATATTAAATTCTTAACTACATTTCATGAAGATTTGGAGTGTTTTGCATTTGATTTTATTATCACTGACAGACCAGATTTGATAGGATTCAAAGAGAGATGGCAAGAAGCTTTCAAAAGATTATGTTTATATAGTTTTGAAGAGATGTATCTTAGAATGCCAGATAGAATGAAACCAGAGTCTATTGAAGACCTATATTCTCTATATGAATATAATCTTGAACAAGGATATGAAGGTCTTGTACTTACTCATAGCACTCATCCATATAAATTTGGAAGGTCAACCTTAAATCAAGGTACTCTTCTGAAAATGAAGGATGATAAAAATGAGTATGATGGTGTGATACTAGATGTGGAAGAAGCCACAATGGTAAAAGAGGGTGTTGAGAAAACAGTTAATGAATTAGGTAGAAGTAAGACTTCTCAATTAAAAGCTGATAGAATTCCTAGTGGAATGGCTAAAGGTTTTGTAGTAGAATTTGAAGGAAAAGGAACTTTCTGTGTTGGACTAAATGGTTTTGACCATGATGCCAGAAGAGAACTTTTAGATAACAAAGAAAACTACATTGGGAAAAGTTTCAAATATACAGGAATGCCCCCTATCAAAGACTTCCCAAGGCATGCATTTTTCGACTCATGGCGAGATGAAAAGTAGAGTATTATTATTAAAATATTAATAAAATAATTAAAATTTATGAGTGAAAATAAGAAAAAAAGCCCTACATTTGTAGAGGTTGAAGGGGATGCTATTGAGCTATTCTTCAAAAGCGAGACAAGTGCTATCATAATGCATGGAGCAAATTGTCAAAAACAAATGGGAGCAGGGATTGCAGCTCAAATAAGGCACAATATTCCTCCCCTTTTTTATCTGGACCAATATGATTCAAGATTAGCTACACAAAGGTTTGGAAGCTTTAGTGCAGTAGTATTGGCTGATACACAGGACCAATTGAAAATAGGTGCAAACTTATATACTCAATATAATCCAGGAGCAAATTTTGATATAGATGCTCTAAAAACTTCCATCAAAGCTTTAACTTTTACAATACCACCTGAACAAAGACATACATTTACTGTCTATGTTCCTCAGATTGGTTGTGGTATAGGTGGAGGCTCTTGGAAGGATGTATTACCTGTCCTTAAAGACGTATTATCTGAATTTAATGTTGTTGCTGTGACATATAAAGCTTCACCACCACCAAAACCTCAGGCAATAGAGCCTGCTACTGTTGTTGTTGAAGATATTCCAGAAGCACCTAAAAAAAGAACAAGAAGAAGTAAATAAATGAATTTCATAGAAGAATATAAAAAGGGTCAAACAGGTGGTAATAAAGGACTACCAATGGGAGAAGGATTAATGAATATTTCTAAAGCTATTAATGGAGTCCAAAGAGGCAGAATATATGGTATTGCTGCAGCTCCAAAGGCAGGAAAAAGTACATTTGTAGATTATGCATTTGTGATTCAACCTTTCTTACAAGCAATGGCTTTTAATATTCCTATTGAATGGATTTATTTTTCTTTTGAACTTGACAGAGTATCCAAAGAATTTGATTTTGCTACCTATTTCCTCTATCATGATTATGGTGTAGAAACAATTACTCTCCCAGAGGGTGTCACTAAAGATGGTGAAAATGTAATTGGCTTATCTCCTGATTATCTTAGAGGAAGGTTGCAAGATGATGATGCAAAAGTTATTAAGGTTAAACCAGAGATTTTTGAACTTGTCCAAAAAATATATAAAGATAGAATCATACCCTTATTTGGGGAATACAGCTCCAATGGTGAGCAAATAGAAAAAGGATTCATAACATTTATAGAAGAAAAGGACAATCCCACAGGAATTTACAAGTATCTTAAAAGACATGCTGAAAAAGATGGAAAATTTATCACACAAAAATATGGTAAATCTGTAAGGATTACAGGATACAAACCTAATACACCTGATAGATACACTATAATCATTACTGACCACCTTAGGAAATTACTTCCTGAAAGAGGTTTTCAAATGAAACAGACAGTAGATAAATTCATTGAATACAGTGTTGAGTTAAGAAATTGGTGTAACTACACATTTGCACATATCATTCACTTAAACAGAGGCTTATCAGAGATAGGAAGAATGAAAGAGTTTGGTGATATGTTGTTCCCAGGTAGTGATGACATTAAGGACACAGGAAACTTAGCAGAGGATGCAGATTATGTGTTTACAATTTTTAACCCAAATGACCAAAGATATAATCTTAAAAAGCATTTTGGAACTATAATTAGAGATAGTAGAGACAATCCAATATTTCCTAATCTAAGAACTATTCATTTAGTAGAAAGTAGGCATTGCGAATTTCCACAGCATTTCAGAACTGATATGTTTGGTGGTCTGAAGAGTTTTAAATTATTAAATTAAAAGATAACTATGACAAAAATAAGCACAATATGTGTTGATACACTGACTCAAATTCAGGAAAATCAATATATGTTAGACAAAAAGAAACCTGGACATGATAAATGGAAAGATTATGGAACTGAGATTTATCGTTTCATAATTGATTTACAAGAATTAGGTTTTGAGATTGCTTTGATACTTGGACCACCTGGGGTGGGTAAAAGCACAGGGATGAGAAACTTACCTTCAAAAACAAATATATGGTATAATGCTGATAATAAGAATCCAGTATGGAAAGGTGGAAAATTAGAGTATGGGAAGAAAATAGCTCCTATTGCTCCATTCCATATAATTCCTAAATCTTATGCAGAGATTATAGAGCATATTAAAGTAGGTCTTGAAAAAGAGATGTTTGAAGAGGAAAGATATGCTATTCTTACAGGTCACACTGAGACTTATAAAGAAGGAGCAGAAACAAGAATAAGATTAAAGACTCTTGGAAACTTAGCTAATAAAATGCAAATTGAAGGTAAACTTGAAGCAGTATTTTATGCAAATGTTGAGAAAGAAGGAGATGATTTAAACTTTATTCTTGAAACACAGAACAATGGGTATAACACAGCCAGAAGCCCAATGGGATTATTTGATGGCAAAATTGAAAATGATTACAATGTAGTAATCGATGCATTAAAAACATATTAATTATGAGCACAAAAAAAGAAACGCCAGTAATAGGCATCAAACAAGTCTTAGACATGCTAAGCAATGGTCAAACCAGAGAAGAAATCAGACTTCATTATGGACTTAACAAAACTGAGTTAGGACAACTGTTTAAACACCCAGAATTAAAGGGTAAGAAAACAAAAAAACCAAAAGCTGCAGCATTTGTTATTGTTGAAGATGAGACTGAATGCGAAACAGTAAATAATATTGATGTTGTTGCTGAAGAAGTTAAAGGTTCTGAGCCTACTATGGAAATTGTTGCAGATGAAGATGAAGTTTCCAATACTACAATGGAAGAAACAGAAGAAGAAGTAGAAGACGAAGTAGAAGAAGAAGTAGAAGAAACACAAGAAATACCCAAGGCAACTTGGCATTAAGAGTTTTAATTTTAATATATTAAAAAATTAGTAAAAAATGAGTGAAAACACAAAAACAAGTTGGGGATATCAGAATGATAATGATGACTCACTAAAAAGTAAACAAGGTGGTAGATTTGGTCTTAACCAAGCAGTTAATATTACCAAATTAGAGTATAACCCAAATGCAGGAGCAGATGAATCATTAGCTGATGCTATTGACATAACTGTCAAAATTGGTGAAAAGGAATTCAGAAGTCGTATCTATGATATCACAGGAGACCTATTCAAAGGAGATAATAAAATCTCTGAAGGTGAACCAGGGTATAATGAACTTTACAATGCAGAGAAAGCTCAGCGAGAAGCTGTAATTGTGCATGCTGTAAAAGCATTAGGTGCAACAGAAGACCAAATTAAAAGTGCTTTGCAAAATGGTAATGTTACCAATTTTGCAACTTGGGCTACTGCTATGTGTGGTATCAAACCAGGAAATTTTGCTACAATTCCAGTAGATGTATTCTTAGAATATCAGTGGAATATTGGTGAAGGTAATGAAAGAACTTTCCTTCAATTACCTAAAAATATGAAAGGTGGTCGTTTCTTGGCTCCTCATATTGCACCTGTTGGTGGAGCTTTCAATCCTGCTGATGAAGCTGGGCTTCGTTATGTTGATGGAGCTGGTAATGAGCACCCATTCACAAGAAGTGAAAACTTCATGAAAAGTAATAAAGCTATTCAGCAAATAGAAGGTGAAGAGCCTGCTACTGCTGCTGCAGCTAGTGCTGGTGTAACTGCTGTAAAATCTCAATGGTAAAATTATTGTAGATGGCAGAATTTAATAGAACTACTGATACTGACATAATAGAAAGTGGTTTTATTAGCAAAGACAAAATATTGGAATATGTCTCACAAGAAGACATATTCCAATTAGTCTTTGGTTTTAAGCCTGTTGAGTTTGAGTATATTACTTCTCCATTTAGAGAAGACAACTCACCTGGATGCTGGTTTGAAATAGACCTTAATACAAATAAATTAAGGTTTACTGATTTTGCTGATACAAGAGTTATAAATGGTGTAAAGATGTCAAATATCGATTGCTTTGATGCAGTTATGGTTTATTTTGGATTACCTAATTTCTATAAGACTTTAGAATTCATAAAAGCTAAGCTAATTGATGGTAAAGATGTTAAACATGACATAATACACAAAGTTTACACTAGACCTTCCTTAAAAAAAGAAAAGAAGAGAGTAAAAATACTAATGAATACCAGAGATTTCTTAATAGTTGATAGAAATTTTTGGGAACACAGATATTTAATCTCTAAAGACAACCTAATAGAAGATAAAGTTTTTCCTATTAGAAAGTTTAAGCTTTTCAATACTAAGACAGGAGACCATATGTTCAGAGTAAAGGATATTGCATATGCTTACACTGAATTTGAGAGTGGAAATAAGAAAATTTACAGACCTAAGCAAAAAGGAAGTAAAAGATTCATAACAAATTGTACTGCAGATGATGTAGGAGGAATGCTTTCTCCTATCAAATCAGGCAGACTATTAGTCATAACCAAGTCATATAAAGATTTCAGAGTATTAAGAAACCTGGGGCTTAATGTGAGATGGTTACAAAATGAAGGAATGTTCCCAAAAAGTAATGCTTTTTGGAACTTGGTGGATAGTTTTGATGAGGTAGTAGTACTTTTTGACAATGATGCAGCAGGTATAAAAGCTGCTCAGGACCTTGTCAATTTAATAAACTACCCTTCTGATAATAAAGCTAGAAGCGTATATTTGCCAGAATGGTGTTTGGCAAAAAAGATATCTGACCCTTCAGATTTAATACACAAAAAGGGACGACAAGAATTAATTAATTTTTTAAAAGCTAAAAGAATATTATTATGAATCTATTTAAAAATGTGCATGAATCTTGGATACCATTATTACATAGCTTGGCTTATAAAGAGCCTATGGTTGAATTTCTCGAAAGTCTTAATACTATGTCTATACAGCCTGAATTATCTCTAATTTTTAGAGTTTTTGAGATGCCTGTAAAAGACATTAAAGTGGTAATATTAGGACAAGAACCATATCCTTTACCAAGGACTGCTAATGGATTGGCTTATGGAGTCAAAAGAGATGCAAAATCCCCAAATATCCTTGAAAAAATAAGACAAGAAGTTGTTAGAACAGTTTATTGGTCTTTAGAACAATCAAGTGAATGGAACACTTTAGAAAAATGGGAGAAGCAAGGAGTATTTTTGCTAAATACTGCTTTGACTGTTGAGATAGGAAAAGCTTACAGTCATAGGTTAAATTGGCGAAACTTTATAGAAACTGTTGTTTCTTATATTAGTCACGCTAATCCTTGTGTATGGATGTTGTGGGGAGCAGACCCTATAAGTTTCATCACAAAAATAGAAAACCCTTTGATAACATCAAAGTATGATAAAGAAACCATAGAAGAGATTATTGTGGATGACAAATTAAATTATGTTATTCCAGGTAGTCACCCAGCTTCTACATTTTTTGAAAATGCTGATGATAGTTTTTCAAATGATGGTTTTTATTTAACTAACACAATCCTAAGACTCAAGAGCTTAGGTACAATAAATTGGTAATAAAATGATATTTGAAACAGACAAGAAAAAAGACGTAGTACAAGTAGGAGATATAAAGAACAATAATGTATCAATTGATACAAGTAATATTGATTTTATAGTTACAATCTTATCAACCAATCTATATTCAAAGCCTATTGAATCTTTTATCAGAGAGACAGTAAGTAATGCTTGGGATTCTCATGTAGAGGCAGGAGTAGAAGAGCCTGTTATCTTAGAATTAGGAAAAAGTTCAGAAGGAGTGCTCTTTTGTAGAATTCAAGATTTCGGTGTAGGGTTAAGCCCAGAAAGGTTTAATACTATTTACAAAAATATTGGGAGCTCAACAAAAAGGTCAGATAATAGTCAAATTGGTGGATTTGGAATAGGAAGATTTTCAGCTTTAGCATATTCTGATATAGTATATATTACTTCAAACTATGAGGGAACTAAGTATATCTATATGATGTATAAAGATGGAAATACTATTTCAATAGACCTTTTACATGAGGTAGCTACTGATGAGAGAAATGGGTTAGAAGTTAAATTGAATATTCAAAGTGGAGATTTAAAAAGTTTTGCAGAAGCAATTAAAACTCAATTAGTATATTTTGAAAATTTGTATATTATTGCTCCTGAGGATGTTATAAATAATGGAGATGATTACTATTATAATAGGGTCGATATTGAATATAGATACAATAACTTTAAAATCAAAAAGTTTGACAATTTTTGGGTAAACACTTTAGATAGTAAAAAAGAGTTAAATCTTTTATTAGGTAAAGTTAGATATCCAGTAAGAGTGGATAGTTTAGATACCCAATATTCTCAAAAGGTTAAAGAATATCCTATTAGTTTATTGTTTGATATTGGAGATTTAGATGTGACACCTAACAGAGAGGAAATATTGTATTCTACTAAAAATAAAGCAACTATTGAAGCTAAATTAGAGAAAGCTTTGGAGGAAATTAAGGCTCTAGCCTTAGCAGAAAAAACCAAAGATTACGACAATATGGGAAGCTATATTGAGGCTTTAAAGAATACAGATTATTTATATTTTATTGTAGGTGATAATAATCCTGATGAAGATGTTAAAATCAAACTAACAGATGGTAATAGAAAAATCACCTATAATGGAGAATTTTATAATCCTGATTCCTTTTTGAACAGTTTAGAGACCGTAATGAGCACTTTACTTGTCCATGTGTCCTATAAACTTAAAAATGGTAAACTAACCTATGCAAATTTTTATACTTCAGTAAATGGGCTTAAATCGAGTTTTAATAAATTATTCTATTCTGATGTTGGAAATTTAAACAATATATCAAAAAGATATATTAGGGAAACTTTTGAGCATGGAGCGATGTTTATTAAAAAAGAGAAAGACCTCAAGAAGTATTATAAAAAGGTGATTAAGGAAGTTAAAAGAGATTCTGAAAGAGCAAAAGAAAGACATCGCCTTGGGTATGATAAAAAAAGTTGGGATTATGATAAAAGAGCACTTAAACTAATAATTGCATATATTATAGGTAATTTTAAAACTGTACCTACTTTTTCAGATGCTATTGTGCCTAAAAAATGGATTACAGATACTAAAGCTGCAGATAAACTAAAGCGTAAGACTGTAAAAAGAGCTGGTTTTGATTGGTCTCAAAATGTAAACCTTCATACTTTAAGATATGGACAAGGGAATAAAGTGACCTCTGATTCTAAAACTTATTTTATGTCTAAATTGTCTCAAGAGTTTAAATCTTTAGTTATTTACGATGAGGCAAAGAGTGTAGGATTAAGAAAGTTATATAAATATTTGAATAGACGAGTACCTGTAACTCTTCTTGAGATTGCTCCTACAAAGAAAAAACTTTTAAAACATATAGATAATTTTATAAATTTTGATAAGCTTATGAAACCAGAGTATCCTTTAATTAGGAATATTGGAACAGCACAATACATATTCGAGCAGTACCCAGATTTAGATAAAATGGCAAAAATACATAACTTAGATGCTATATCACCTAAATTAAGAGATGCTTTGAATGTTTTAAATGATTTTGTTTATCAATATGGACCTAAAAGCAGTACTTATTATAATCAACATGTATCTGAAGAGAATTTGGAATATGCACAAGAAATAAGACAACTTTGTGAAGATAAAAACTATTTTAACGAAGATATGAAAGGCTTGTTTGAAGAGCATAGAAGAGAAATGGAGAATGCTTTATTTATCTTAAACTTCGTAGAAGGTGGTAATTATTCTTGCAATATTCCAGAAAAAAGGATTAATACTATTGTAGATTATGTCCTGTGCAGAAAACTGATTAGACCAAGTGTCAAAGCAGTAGTAAAATTAAAAAAAGAAACAATTAATAATATAATAGAGAAAGATGAAAATAACACGAATTAAATCGAATTTGACAGTTGTTCTTGAAGATGGAACAATTTTATCAAACAATGAATGTACTGATGAGCTTTATGACTTAGTAGTCTCAAATCAGTATCACCCTGAATCTGTAAGAAATATTCTTGCACCTCAGTACTCAATCTTAATAAAAGAAGGAGAAGAATTACAAGAAATGTTGAACAGTTTCAACAAATCTGAATATATTAGCGTAAGAAATGAGAGTTTTTATATCTCATCTATTTCTGAATTAAGTGTACCTCAAGATTTAGCTAAGGCTATTTGGAATGCTGAACAGAATGATGAAATTGAACTATTATCTTCTTATTTGAACTTCTGGACTTTGTGTTCATTAAACACAAATAGAGAAGCACGACAGAATTTATTCTGGTTTTTAAACAGGTATGGTATGTCAATTTCAAGCTCAGGCTTATTTGTAGCATACAGAAATGTTGTTCTTCATCAAGAAGGGACAGATTTAGACTCTTCTTGGGTAAGATTTATCAGTGAACAATTCACAAGAGTACGCCATAAACTAAAAAAGAGCCCTAAAAACTTTTATATAGGTATTGACAATAATGGTGAGATGGCTTGTTCTACTTCAGAAAAGAATTTGATAGAAACAAAAGGTATTTTATACAATTTGTATAATAGGTTATCTGAAGTAGGAACAGCACCTGTTTATACTGATGGTTACACTGGTAAATTCAGAATCAGAATTGGAGAACCTGTTACAATGCCAAGAGAAAGATGTAATTCTGACTCTGATGTAACTTGTAGTCGTGGATTACATGTTGCAGGTAAAGGTTGGTTACAAAGTAACTATTTTGGAGACACTGGACTTAGAGTTCTTGTGAATCCAAGTGATGTTGTAGCTGTTCCACCAAGAGATAGTTATGGAAAAATGAGAGTTTGTGCTTATTATCCTGTCTCTGTTGTAGCTTTTGATGAAGGTGGAAAAATCATTGATGAGGACATAGATAGTGGATTTGAAGATAACTTCATTGACATGATTTCTTATGTTGGCGAAGTAGCATCAGAAGAATCTGCTGCTTACAAACTTAATTTACCAGCCATTCCTGAACTAAGTCGTAGTAGAATTTTAGACAGAATGGATGATATTAAAGCCTGCTTAGCCTTAAAGAAACAATATGGGCAAGGGAGCAGCCAATAAGAGAAAAGGTTCAAATGCAGAGAGGTATTATGCCAAGGTTTTCAGAGAAGACCTTGGTTTTACCTTCTGTAAGACCTCCAGACAATCAAATAGGATGTTAGATGATGCTGGGATTGACCTCAACTTTTTACCTTTTAATGTACAAATCAAAGCAGGTTACGCAAAAGGTTTAAATGAGTTTAAAACTTTAGCAATTATTAGAGAGAGGTTACCAGAGTTATTTCCTCCTTATGATGCTATCCACAAACAGCCAGATATACTCATACATAAAAAAGACACTGGAAGAGGGAGGAAAAAAGATGAGTATGATGAGCTAGTTTTTATGTGGACTAAAGATTTTAGAAAACTATTCCCTGGTGGAATGAAGGATGTAATAGGTTTACCCACTAAAGAAGGACAAAAAAGAGGATGGTCATTTAAAGAAATTTTAGAAGAGAGTCCTGAAAATATGATGATGTTCCGAAGTAATGAGGGAGCTTCTCTCATAGCAATGAGTTTTGAAAAATTTAAAGAATTAGTAAAAGCAAGAACATGGGAGTAAGAAGATGTCATCTTTGTGGAGAGCCCACAATACAGAAATATTGCTCAAATGATGAGTGTGAAGTCTATATTAGAGATGAAAAATTAACAAAAAACAAAAAGAAAGATGGGATTAATAATAACACCACAAGTAGAGATTGACAAATATTTTGCATCTCCTGCTATTAATCAATCAACACTGAAAGAACTACAAGGTGGTTTGGACAGTTTGATGATATCGATAGCAAAAAGAAATAAACAAGAAGAAGAGAATGGTCCAACACCTGATTATTTTTTAATAGGTGGAGCAGTTGACTGTATTCTAACAGGAGAAGAAGGAGTATTTGAAGATAAATACTATGTTTCTCAATTAGATAAAAAACCTACTGAGGTTGAAATGAAAATAGTAGATTATGTCTTTGTTTTAGCAGAAGCTGAAGGCAGTTTGAATCTTAATTTTGAAGATTGTGAAGAATGGATTCTTGAAGCAGCAAATGCAATGGAATGGCAAATGAGGTGGAAAGCTGAAACCAGAGTAGCAAAACTTATTGAAGCAGGAGTAGCTTATTTTGAGGATAAGAAAAGAGCTTTTGGAAAAGAGATTATTTCTGCAGATATGTATGACAATATTCAAAATATTGTAACATCTCTTAAAACAAATTTCAGAACAGCAAAATATTTTAATAGAGAAGAACAAGCAGAAATTGAAAATATCGATTTCTATTACCAACTTCCTATGTACTTTACTTATAGAGGTATAGAGTGTAAGGCTTTAATGGATTTAGTAATTGTATTTAAAGACAGTAGTGGAAACATTGTTAAAATACAACCTATTGACCTTAAAACTATGAATGGAAATACTCTTCAATTCATTAGTAAAATTAGAATGCATAGATATGACATCCAAGCTTCTTGGTATTCTTATGCTCTATGTGAGTATTTTGACATACCAGTTACTAATAGAGATGAGATATTACAACCATTTCAATTTATTGTAGAATCAACTACAAATATTGGAACTCCATTAGTGTTTGAATTAACACACAGTTCTCTTTATCATGGAGCTAATGGCAGTCCTGCTGGGACCTTCAAAGCTTCTGATTCTGATAGGACTCTATTCTATCCTGCACAAAAAGGGTGGAAACAACTCATAACGGAATATGTACATTATCAAAAACAAGGTTTTCATACTGATATTCAAATAGAAGATTCAGTAGAACCAATACGAATAGATTATTTAAAAGGGATATTATGAAACACAATTTAATAGGACTATCAGGTAAAATGGGCTCAGGAAAAGATACAGTAGCTTTAATGATTCAATATTTACTGTGGGAAAAAAGAGTACCTAGTGTTGATAGATTTTCTAACTATATAGATACTGGAAGTTTTCGAATCAAAAAATTTGGTGGTAAATTAAAGCAAATTGCTGCAATATTACTTGGATGTGAAGAAGAAGATTTTGAAGATAGAGACTTCAAGAATAAAGAGTTAGGACCAGAATGGACAGTATATGACCTTCTCTATGAAACTGAATATGAAGATGTTTGGCATACTCATAATAAAATATTTCTTACAGAAAATGATGCTCTTGATTATGAAGAGGATAATAGATTAAGAGGTATTGGATTGCAGGAAAGAAGATTGACTCCAAGATTATTATTACAATTACTTGGTACTGAATGTGGAAGACAGATAATTCACCCTAATGTTTGGGTTTATGCTTTATTTGCTGATTATCATCCTGAGATAATTATAGAACCTATATCAGAAGAAAATAAAGCTAAATACCCTGTTGGCTTTGCTCCTGATATACAACAACGAAAAGAATATCCTAATTGGCTTATTACAGATATGAGATTTCCAAATGAGTTAGCTGCTGTAAAGGAAAAAGGTGGTTTGACAATTAGAGTAAACCTAATTGGAAAGGAAGACACTGGAGACCACCCATCTGAAACAGCTTTAGATGATGCTGAGTTTGATGTAGTAATCAATTGTGAATTTGGGCTTGATAAACTTTTGGATGAAGTTATAAATATCCTGCCATTAATAGTTTAAATATGCCAAAAGATAACATAAAAACAGTAAAAATCTATTTCTCAGAAGAAGATTTAGAAGATATGGCTACCTCTTTCCATAATGAAAGAGGTGGCTTATGGAACACATGGATACCAGTAGATGAGAATGGTACTCCTGTTAAAGTAGAGTTGTGGCTCGAAAAAGAAGAAGAAGATTAATATTTAAAAAATTTTGAAATGGGAACAATAACAAAAAGAGCAACAATCACTGGAAGAACATTACAGGAAGCTTTTAAAAAACTACAAGATGAATGTAGAGAAGAGTATGGTGAAGACATATATAATGGGCAATGGAATAATTGCTCAGAAGTAAGAGAAGTATCAGCAAAAGAGTTTGATAGGTGTGATGATATGAACAAGCACGAACCTGCAATAGCAAAATGCATCAGAAAGCCCACAACAAATACTAATAAAATAAAGACTGTTGTAACAAACTATCCTGCCACAGGCACCAGAAAATGGGTCACCAGATATAGAGCAACTAGTTATAGAAATAACTATGCAGAGATGGTTGTAGATGAACCAACACAGGGAGCTGCTATTAAGAAAGCAAGAGCATGGGTAGAGAAATTTCCTGATGATTACTTGACTGTTCATATAGCTAAAGTCCTTGAAGGTCAGAAAACAATGGTGGCTAAGATAGATTATAAGAAAGCAAATAATGAACGAAATGGTGCTTGGGAAATCTTTGGTGCTATGTCTTATTAATATAAAAGAAAAAATATATGATAACTTGTTGTGCACAAAGTATATTAGATTTAGATGAAGATTTAAACAACCTAAAATACTATCCTCAAAAAAATGAGAAAACTAATAGATATAAAAGAAAACAAATAAAAACAAAAAACAATGTTTAAACCAAGTGGTAAACAGCAGAAGATTTTTGATGTTTGGAATAACACTGATAAGAACATTTTAATTAATGCAGTAGCAGGCTCAGGTAAGACCACAACCTTACTTGAGCTGCTAAAGTATTGTAAGTATAGAACCTTATTTTTAGCTTTTAATAAATCTGTGCAGGAAGAAATTCAAAGCAAGATTGATGAAAACAAACTAAATCAAGGAAAATCGCTTACAATGCATTCTTTAGGTCTTTCAGCAATTAGAAATCATTACAAAAAGAAGAGTAAAGTAGTAATAAAAAATGGAAAAAATTTTGAACTTCTGAAACTTTTACAGAATAAACATAAGAGTATCTTCAGAAAAATGAGATGGGAAGATAAGCTTAAATTAAGTTATACTCTTATGGATATGAACGACATATCCAGGCTATTTTTAAACGATGATATTGACGAAATTAAAAAACATATGGAAAGTATGGATAAAAATTTTGTCAATCACGAAAAAATTGTATCTTTGTGGGCTGACTTCGTAAAATTAAGGGAAGAAAGTTATACAGGGAAAACTGTTGTTATTGACTTCAATGACATGATTTACTTAGCAGCAAGAGACAATCTTCATATACCAATTGAACCATATTATTTAATGGTAGATGAAGCTCAGGACTTGAATTTAGCACAACATAAACTCGTTGAGAATTTGATTGCCCAAGGCACTATCATTAAATGGATAGCTGTGGGAGACAGAAACCAATCAATTTATGGGTTCAGTGGAGCTTATTCGTCGTCTTTTGATAAGTTTAAGAGTATGGGTGATGTAGAAGAATTACCTCTTGATATTTGTTACAGATGTGCTCAAAACATAATCGATGAAACAAATGAGGTATATGATGTAATGGAGTATGGGACAGAAGAAAAAGGAATAGTAAGTAAAGTAGAAAATGTAAATGAAATAAAGCCAGAATCTATGATAATATGCAGAAATACAAGCCCTATAATTAAGCTCTACTTTGAGCTTCTTGGCTCTGGTATGCCTGTTTATATAAAAGGTGATGATATTCTAACTTCAATTACAAGATTCTTAAAACCCTACTTAAATTATACTGTTTCAGGAACTAAAAGGGAATTACAATATGTTTTAGAAGACCTTCAAAAAGATAAATCTGATAATGGTAGAATGAAAATGTATATCTTTAAGGAGAACTACACCAATTTCAAAGCATTGGTATCTCATATGAGTACAGATTATGAAATCATTAAGGTTTTATTAGACAAAGTGAAAAATCTTTTTAAAGTGAAAGACAAGGCAGTAATGCTTTGTACTATTCATAAGGCTAAAGGATTGGAGGCTGATATTGTTTATATTTTAAATGAAAATTTAATTCCATCTAAATTTGCAACTTCACCTGAACAAATGGTACAAGAGCAGAATCTTAAGTATGTAGCTCGCAGTAGAGCAAAAAAAGAATTATATTATTTAAACCTATAAATATGGAAAACACAAAAGAATTTTTACAAGAAACTAGAGAGCTTTTATTAAAGCTTTCTCATAACATTGATGAATTAGTGAATAAACATAATTTGAGCATATCTCTTGAGGTTGGGTCACAAGCAAAGACTGTAAACTTCAATGATGTAACAACTTTTGAAGTCACTATGAAAGCAAGCCAAAATATTGAACTATGAAAATAGGAATTATGATTATAACACTTTTAAGTATGCTGCTCATGGCGTATATCATAGAAGGTAAGACCTTTTGTGATGGTTGGAAAGATGGGTACATTAATGGTTACTGTTATAAAGATTATAACTGTGAAACACCAAATGTACCTGTCTGTCCAAATTCAAGAGCAGGAGAGAATACCTATTCAGATGGGTATAATATGGGATTTGAAAAAGGTAGAGAAAAATCAGATGAATAAAGATTTTCTAATTACAGTAGAGGCTCAAGGGTATTTTGACCATGTGCCTGTTTTCACCCATAGAATATTGGGAAAAACAAAAGAATATGCTGAAGGAGTAAGAGATGGATTAAAGTTAGCCTATTCAAGAAATCAAGTTTTTTTAGAAGAAATTAAAATAGTAAAAGATGAATGTAATACATAAAAATGTATTAGTAGAATTATCTGATGAAACCTCAAAATCAGGAGTATATGTTCCTGAGGAAGATAAAGAAAACACTTTAGAGGGTACAGTTATCCAATGTGGAGAAGCTGTACCTGAAAAAGCAAGAGTTCTACTAGAAAATAAGCCCACCATTAAATATAAGAAGTTTTTTGATGGTGAAGAGATGAGTATTAAAGGTAAAAAATACATAGTGATGAACTATGAAAGTATATTATTAATATTATGACAGAAAAAATAGTAAAAGAAGATGATTTCAGAGAAGGAATCAGTAGAGGGATAAATGACTTAGCTAATGCAGTTAAAGATACATTAGGTCCTATGGGTAACACTGTTGCAATAAAGAATGTATTTGGTGAAATAATTGTAACCAAAGATGGAGTAAGTGTTGCAGAAGAGATTGTTTTTGACCCTAATACTATTGAAAGTATTGGTGCAGAATTAGTTAAAAATGTAGCCTTAAAAGCTAATAATTTAGCTGGTGATGGGACTACTACTGCAACTGTATTTGCTCAAGCTCTGTATAATGCAGGGAAAAGACAATTAGCTCTAGGAGTAGCTCCTGCAGAATTTATTAGAGGGATAAAAATTGCAATGGTAGATGTTTTAAAGTATGTTAATGAAAGGTCTAAAGACGTGGAATTAAATACTGAAGAACTAAAATCTGTTGCATTAATTTCTTCTAATGGAGATGAAGTTTTAGCTGAAACAATTACAAATATTTATAATGAATTGGGTGTTAATGGAGTAATATCTATTACTGAAGGTAGTGGAATGCAGACAACTCAAAATATTATTCAAGGTATGCAATTTGATAGGGGATATATTTCTCCTTATTCAGTTACAGACAAAACCAGGATGAAAACAGAGTTTGACACTCCTCTTATTTTACTTTTTGATGGAGTGGTATCTCAATTTAAACAAGTATTTGCTGCTGTTGAAGCTGCTGGGCAGAAAAACAGACCATTGATTATTGTTGCTGAAGACGTAAAAGACAGTGCACTGAGAGGTTTAGTAGTAAACCACATTCAAGGTAATGTAGTTTCTGCAATTGTTCAGTCTCCTGGCTATGGTAATAAGAGAGTTGAAAGACTTCATGACATGGCTGCTCTATTTGGAGCTAAAGTGGTAAGTAAAGATACTCAACCTGAAGATTTTGACCCAAGTTGGTTAGGAGAAATGGAAAGAGCTGAAATTACTGCAAAAGATACTGCATTTATTGGTGGTTTTGGAACAGAAGAAGCTATTGCTGAAAGAGAAGCATTTATTAAATCTCAGCTTGAGCACTTTAAAGGTAATAAGTATGAGGTTGATATCTTGAATGAAAGATTAGGAAAACTCACTAGTGGTGTAGCTGTTCTTAAAATTGGAGCTATGTCTAAAGAAGAAGGTAAGGAATTATTTGATAGAGCTGAAGATTGTAAATATGCAGTTAAAGCAGCTCTTCAAGAAGGAATTATCAATGGAGGTGGTACTGAATTGCTTGCAGCTAGTAATCATTTAAGAGGTAAAAAGTTTAAGCCAGCAATAAGTGAAGACTTAATAGCTGGATACAACACTCTCTTAAATGTAGTTAAAGCACCTTTTAGACAAATTATTGTAAATGCAGGATTAATACCTGAAGTAATTGAATTAGGTATAGAGTCAAGACCTGAAGGAACAGGATATGATGTTAAAAATAGAGAGTTTGTTGACTCAATGATGGAAGCAGGAATTATAGACCCTTATAAAGTAGTGAGAATTGCTTTAGAAAGTTCAGTTTCTATTGTTTGTACATTACTTTCAAGTAACTATGCTATTATCAACAAAGATGATGTGACAGTAGCAAATTATACAAATTAGATGAAAGAAAATTTATTTATGCCAAACAGTATTAAAACGTATTCAGGTGTCTATTTTGATTATCTCAAAATGGACCCTGATACAATTGATATTAATGATATAGCTCATGCTTTAAGCCTAATCCCAAGATGGTTAGGACATACTGCTAATCTATATTCAGTGGCACAACATTGTTGTTGGTGTCATGATTATTATATCGAAATTGCTGAAGATGAGAGACTAGAAAGACTCATGCATGATGCAACTGAAGCTTATCTTGGAGATTGCCCATCACCTTTAAAAAAGTTATTACCTGGGTATAAAGACCTTGAAAACAAATTAAGTAAGGTGTTAGCCCAAAAATATGGTTACAATTATCCTTATTCTTCTGCCACAAAGTTTATAGATTTACAAGCTCTACATTATGAGTGGGAATTTATTAGACTGAATGATGGAGAAATTGATTGTTGGACATCTGAGAAAGCAGAAGCAGAGTTTTTAATGAGGTTTTCAAACCTAAAAAAACATATAAATTAACTTAAATTAATGAAAAATGAAATAAATACGCAAAAAATATTATCAGATGTAGTAGTTTATACTAAATATGCAAAATATCTGCCTGAGGTGAATAGAAGAGAAACCTGGACAGAAGTCGTAGATAGATACTTAACAATGATGATAAAAAGATATCCTGATTTAAAAGATGAAATTATTTTAAATGGAGCATATCTTCACAGTAAAAAAGTATTACCTTCTATGAGGGCTTTGCAATTTGCAGGACCAGCAATGGAAAAGAATGAAGCTAGAGGATATAATTGTTCATATTTACCTATTGATGATTATAGAGCTTTTAGTGAATTAATGTTTTTACTACTTGGTGGAACTGGAGTAGGATACTCTGTTCAAAAACACCATGTTGAAAGACTGCCTGAGATTACAAAGCCTACTAAAAAAGCTAAGTTCTTAATAGGAGATTCTATTGAAGGATGGTCTGATGCCATAAAACAATTAATGAAAGCTTATTTTGGAAAAACAAAAGTAGCTCCAAGATTTGATTATTCAGATATTAGAGAGAAAGGAGCAAGACTTGTTACTGCTGGTGGTAGGGCTCCTGGTCCTGAACCTTTAAAAATTGCATTAGTGAAAATTGAGTCAATTTTAGCTGACAAAGAGAATGGTAGTCAACTATCAACTTTTGAGGTACATAGAATCTGTTGCTTGATTGCTGATGCTGTTCTTGCTGGAGGAATTCGTAGAGCTGCATTAATTGCTCTATTCTCAATGGATGACAAAGTAATGGCAACTGCTAAACATGGTAGTTGGTGGGAACTTCATCCAGAATTAGGAAGAGCTAATAACTCTGCAGTTATCCTAAGAAATAGGGTTAAAAAAGCAGAATTTGATGCTTTATGGCAAATGGTTGTTGATTCCAACTCTGGAGAACCAGGTATCTATTTCACCAATGACCCTGAATATGGGACTAATCCTTGTTGTGAGATATCTTTGAGACCTTTTACTTTCTGTAATTTAACAGAAATAAATGCTGGGACTCTTGGAGATATGAGTTGTGCTGATGATGAAGATATAGACCTATTAGTTAGAACAGGATACATGGATAACTATTATGAAAATGGAGGTCCTTTTTCAAATGTGTTAGCTCAAGCTGATTTAGAAGATAGAGCTAGAGTTGCAGGATTCTTCGGAACTTTGCAAGCTGGTATCACTGATTTTCACTATCTTAGAAATATTTGGAAGACAAATACAGAGAAAGATGCTTTGATTGGTATTGGAATTACAGGAGTTGCAGATGGAAATCTTGAAGGGTTGGATATGGAAAAAGCTGCTGAGATAGGAATGGAAGAGAACCACAGAGTTGCTCAAGAAATTGGTATCAGAAGTGCAGCAAGAAATACAACTATTAAGCCCTCAGGAACAACTTCTTGTGTTGTAGGTACAGCCTCTGGAATTCATGCATGGCATGGACCTAAATATATTAGGAATATTCAATGTAAAATTGGAGATGACCTTCATACTTTTATGTCTATACACCATCCTGAATTAATACAGAATATGGAGTACCAACTTGATAGTGCAGTTATTGGAATACCTCAAATAGCACCTGAAGAGGCTATATTGAGAGACAATGAAACTGCTCTTACATTTCTTGAAAGAATCAAAGATATGAACCTCAATTGGGTACATAGTGGACACAGAAGAGGACCAAATACAAATAATGTTTCTGCTACTGTCTCTGTAAAAGAGGATGAATGGGAAGTTGTTGGTGAATGGATGTGGAAAAATAAAAACAGTTTTAATGGTTTATCAGTCTTACCTTTTGATGGAGGAACATATAAAAATGAACCTTTTGAAACAGTTGATGATGAAGTTTTCAATAGAAAATTAAAATACATTAAAGAAAACAAGATTGATTTGACCCTAATTGTTGAGGAGGAAGACAACACAGTAGTTAACGAGACTGTTGCTTGTGCTGGTGGCTCATGTGAAATCATATAACTATGGAAGTAAATGGAATAGAATGGAGACTTGTAAAAAAGGTCACTGAACCATCAGAAGAAATTACTGATACTAATAATAGGTCATTTGAATTTGATGATTTAGAAGTCAGTAAAGAACACGAACTTCATATCCCTATATTCCAACAAGAACTAGAGGATAAGGATATTGAAATTTTTGCTATGAGAGGACACCAATTCATGACAGATGATGGTGTATATCGTATAGTCAAAAAGATTAATGATACTCAGTATGATTAATGTAGTTTTTTCGTATATGGGAATGGAAGATTGGCTTTATTCTCTTTACATAACAGAAATAAATAATAAATGATGATAAAATTCTTAATAGAAGAAGGAGCAGACCAACCTAAATATTATTCAGAAAAAGCCTCAGGAATGGATGTTACAGCATTTAAAATCTTGAAGGTCTTTAGAGGAGATAGAGAAATTGAGCCTGAAAATTTAAAAAAAGTACAAGAAGGATTTAATGAAAGAGGATACATAAAACTCAGGTCATTAGAAAGAATTCTTTTTGGAACAGGAATAAAAGCAATTTTACCTGAAAACACTGAACTACAAGTTAGAGCCAGAAGTGGAATGTCTTTAAAACGAGGACTTTCTGTACTTAATGGACCAGGAACAGTAGATGAAGACTATCAGGGAGAAATTGGAATTATATTATACAATTCTACACCTTTCTTAAATAAAGTAGAAAAAGGTGAAAGGATTGCACAACTAGTTCCTGCAATAGTTACTAGACCTGATATAGAATTTATTTGGGAAAATAGTCCAATTGACCAACAGAGTTATATCCTAGGACATGACCCTTATAAGGATGTTAGAGGAGAAGATGGCTTTGGTAGTACAGACTCTTAAAGACAAAAACATTTTTTAATATAAATATAAATTATATAAAATGAGCAAATTTTATGTAGCTAATATCGACTTATTCGAGTATTTAGTAGAATTAGGTTTAACTTTCCATGATAGAGAGGATGAAGATGTGAAATATTTCACTGACCATTTAACAGGAAAACAAATTAAACTTAACTATCGAAATAACTTAGTGGTTTTTATAGGTGCTAATGGTAGGACAGTAGAGTTTTCTTCTGCCTACACTAATAATCAAATAGATACATTTTTAAATGATTAAAATGTAATAAACAGAAAGTTCTTTGTCTATGATTAGGCAAAGAACTTTTCTTAATAAAAATAAAAATGAGTATAAATAAAAATAAAACATTCAGAGTTCTTAAAGATGTAGTTTTAGTTGCTGCTTTAATTTTAGTAGCCACCCTATATTTTAATGAGAAAAATTTAAGAGCAGAACAGGAAACACTAATTGAAGGAAGTTTAGCTGAATTACAAGTTTGGAAGAATAAAGATGGAGAAAATGTAGCTAAGATTCAAGTCTTAGAAACAAGCAATGCTAAGACCTTTTTAGCTTTAGAATCTCAAAACGAAGCTATTCAACAATTACAAAGATTAGTAAAAGAGAATAGGAAGCTTTTTAAGGACTCAAATGGGACTGCTGGAGTAATCACATCAGAGACAGATATAAATGCAGGAGGTGTTACAGAAGTAACTGAGGATGTAGATAACGACCCAATATACAGTGCAACTATTGAAGACAAATGGTATAAGATAAATAGTAGAGCTACAAAAGATTCTACAACTATATCTTTAAAAACATATCATAATCTTAGTATAGTTGTTGGCTCAGAAAGTCAGGGATTTTTTAAGAAAAAGAAAACTTTTGCAACAGCTAAAGATGCAAATCCTTATTCAAATATTACAGACATGAGAATATACAATGTAACTCAAAAACAGAAAAATTTCATTGTAGGTCCTTATGTTGGGTATGGGTTGACAAAAGTAGGAAACACAATAAACACTGGATTTCAAGTAGGAATTGGTGTAACATATAAATTAATAGAATTTTAAATGGGAAAAATAAAACAAATACTTATAAAGACAAAAGATAGAATTAAAGACCTATTAATTGAGATGAAGCCAGAGATGGAGAAAGAAATAGAATTGGCATATAAGGACAATTTCAATGAATGGTTTGGTATGTTGTTTCAATTAGATAAATTTGATTTAAGACCTGGGCTTATAGATATCAATAACATTAAGATGTCTAAATCAAAATTAAAAGAAGCTCAATCAGAAATGCTTTTATATGAAAATTTAAGAGATTTACATTATATTAGTATGGTTCAAATTGGACAAGAGTATCATTTAATTGATGGATACCACAGAGTAATAAAAGCCAGAAAAGCAAATATAGACGTTCTTAAAGCTACTATATGGACTAAAGTGGAACACAATGACCATAAAAATGTTCCAAAGATAAGGGGATTAATTATGGATAATATATAAAAAAAGAGAGTTAAAATTTAACTCTCTTTCTTTTTGTCTGCATACTGAATCTACTCAAGTTTAAGCTCTTTCAATAAATCTTCAGGGATACCAGCTCTATAATTTCTTACTTTATCCATACCTTCAGCAGTTAATGAACCATCCTTATTAAAATCTTCTGGTTTTAATGATGGATATTCATTTCTTGAAAATTTGGTGAGTTCTTTTTTCACCCAATCTGCTCTTTCTCCTTCTGGTAAACTTTCATATTCTGCCCAAGTTTTAACCACTTCTTCGTGGTTTTTCTTAGCTACCTTCTTAGCTTCTTTATGGATATCAGTCATTATCTCAAGATTAGTTTTGTTTGACCTGTCCACTATACCCTCTGTATTGTAGTCTTTTTCCATTTTGTTACCAAATCCAAATAAGTTTACAGCAGAAGGAGTAACATATCTTTCAGCAAGTACAACTCCTTTTTTACGTCCTGCATTTTTACCTCTTTCGTATTCTTCATCCTTTACAAGCTCTTCTCCAACATTCCAAGCATCTTCAATACTACCTGCTTGACCCATTCTTTGAAGCCCTGTCCAATTTTCAGTAAGGGACATATCTTCAGCAAAAGAAGCCAACATGTTGTTTAAAGCATAATAGGTTGAAAGTCCAGGATATTCCATAACTGTCTGAATTTTAGTTCTTTCATCTTCTCCTGCAAAATAAATACCTTTTTCAGCTTCAACTGCTTTTTTATATGCTTCTTTTTCTTCATCGTCATCAAATCCTGGGTCAAGTAAAGAATAAAGTGAATGTAACATCACACCATAAATCATATTTCTTAAGACTAAAGCTGTTGATGTCTGCAAAAAGTATAAATCTGCTTGTATCTCATCTACTGCTTTTTGTTGTAGATTTTTCTTATCAATGTAAACCATACTTTTAAGTTTGTCACTATCTATGACATCTCTTCCTATCCACCTACTAGGTATATTAAGTAATGCTTGAGCTGCAGTAGATAAAGCTAAAGTTGCAATAGTTAAACTACCCTTAACATATTTTTCCATAGAAACTGCTAGTTGCACTTCTTTAGTATTTTTATAGATTTGTTCTAACTTAGTTTGGTCTTCTTGAATTTGCTTAAGAAAAGCTTTTCTTTGTGATATAGCATACCAACCAATTCCTATTCCCATAACAACAGGCATAGTGAATACACCACCTAAAAGTCCTGCTGAGCCTACTGCTGTGGCAAAGATACCAGCTTTTAATAGTTGAAACCCATTCCCTGCAATATGTTGGTCATTTTTAGCTAATCTTTTGTAAATATCAGCCTTCTTGTAGATTGTTGCAATTGCCCATCTTTTAAACATTAAGGTCATTGCAGTCACTATATATTTTTCAGCTAAATAAGTAGTAGAATTACGATAATCACCATTTATATAAGCAATAGCTTTAGGTATTTTTCCAGACTCCCCAAAAATATTTGCTGCCTCTTGAGAGTTAAAACTTATAAAAGTATCTCTATTTTTCTTTGTATCAAAATCTTTCTTTAAAACAAGCACACCATCTTTTAATGTAAATGCAGGAAACTCTCCTTTTTTTACATCAAAAACTGGTACTTTTTGTCCATTTTTGTCTTCAACAAAAACCTCTGTAAGTAAAGCTAATAGTTGAGGTTTTTGAATTGTTTTCTCTACCTCTCCAACAAAATTAGTTGGATTTTTAATAACTTCTTTAACAGCAGAACCAAATCTGGATGATTGCTCCCTGTATATTTCATTTGCACTATTCTGCACTAAGTCTGCACTTTTTAGAAAGAGGTCCATAATCTTTCTTTGTTCTCGCATTTTCTTAGAGGTAATTAATTTTATATTCTTATATTTTCTTGCAAAAGACATACTTCTAGTGTATATGCCAGCTTTCCAAAATCCTGGTCTGCCATCTACTTCATAAGCATTAGCACTTGCAATAGCCATGTTTGTAACCTGAGCTGAACCATTTATAGCAAAAGCAGTAAAAGCTTTTACCTTAAATAACATTGCTTCAGTGACATCTCTACCATTTACATATACAACTCCATCTTCATACATCTTTTCTAAATCAGCAATCTGTAATGCAAGTTCTTTATTATTAGGTTCTTTTTTAGCTCTCTTTTTTAGAACTTTCAAACCCTCTTTGATTTCTTTTCTGATTTCTTCGTGTTCATGTGGATAATGTTTTACCCTTCTTCCAAACTCATTTCTAAACTTGCCTTTAGCAGTTTTACCCCTATTATTAATTGCATATAAATTTCTATTAATAAAAAAGTCAACTATTTCTGTAAAAGCTTTTCTGCCTTTTGCTCCTCTTAATTGATTTGCTATAAATTGTAGATATGTTTCTACTTCTTTTTTAGCTTTAAAAGAACCTGTCATTTGAGAGGAAGTGATAATATTGTGTAATAGGTTTTCAGTATCAGCATGCTTATTAACTAAATTTAAAGCTCTTTCTCTATACTCTTCAATTTGAGCTTCAGTCATGTTTACTTGCTTGAGACCATCAATAGCAATCAATTTATTAAATTGTTGCATAATTTTCTTCTCAGTAGTGACCCTTTGTCCTGCTATTCTTTTGTCTTCAGCAGTCTCATCAACCCAACCTTCACCAGATATAGTTGATGTAAGTCTCCTCATTATTTTTTTAAGGTTCGTTAAAGCTGTTGGAGAAAGGAGACCAAGAACATCAGTTAATAAGTGGGTTCTTTTTCTTTCATGTCCTAAATCTGTATCTAAGTCAGTATCAGCATTATAATCAGCCCCATTTTTATTACTGTATTCTACAAGTTCGTCCATTAACTCCCAAGCTTCTAGCAGAACTTTGTCTCCTTTAATCTTTTCTTCAAATTTGCTATCATGATATTTAGTCTTAGGTATAAAAGTACTATACTCTAAGTTAGCTCTTGCATCATAATTAAGGTATTGTTTGTTTTCAACAAAATAGACTTTAGCAATCTTGTTGCCAGTTGCTTGGTCAAAGTGGTTTTCTGCAAAGATAAAAGGAGATTTAGTGTAATAATTCTGTAAATAGAAATTCCAGACACTTTCAGCTCCTGCTCTATACATTGCATTCTGTAATTCCTGTCCATTTGTAACACCATATTCATCTTTTAATTGATTAAATTTAACTTCTTTTTCAATCATAAAAGAATTAATATTGTCTTCTGCTTCTTTTATAAGTTTATTGTATTCTCTTCTTCCAATCCTTGCAATTATTTCATCTCTGTAAGCAAGAGCTTCTGCATCAGTTGAAAAAGAGCCTTTAAATTCATCAAAATCTTTGTTAGCAATTATCTCAGGCAGTTTTCTTATATCTATAAAGTCAGCCTCTTTCTTTAAAGTTTCATAGTGCTTATCTATTGCAGCTAATTGAGTATCAGAAGATTCTGCTGAAAAGTTATAAAATATTTTAGAAATAACTCTTTGTTTAACTTCATTAGCTTTTTTAAATTTTTGCCAAGAAACAGTAAAAGGATTAATCAATCTGTTTTCCCCTTCATTATCTGTTTTAAAGACATCCCATAGGGCTTTCTTCTTGAAGAAGCTACCTACATAATTTCCTGTCTCAATCAGTCTGTTTACTATACTTTTTTCTTTTGCCAGCAACTTGTCTTCTACACCTTTTTTACCATTGTTTCTAACAGCATCATCATAAGCTTTCTTAATTACAGAAACAAGAACATTACCTTCTTCTTCCATATCTTCCATTTTAGTGTAAAACTTTAATCCATACCAAATTTCTTGTTGCTCAGCAAATTGCTCTTTGAATAATCTTTTAGCTTCACTCTCTAAGAAAGCTTCATCAGCATTTTGATATTCTTCCTTTTGTCTTATATGGTATTTAATTTTTTCTTCTACTTGAAGGTTTACTTTAGCTGCTAAATCATCTTTAGCCTCAGTTATCCCTTGTCTTGCCTGTACTATTTTATTGTGTATATCAGGATTAGTATCTTTAAGTGTCGAATAAGAAGACTTTAAGAATCCAGTCTCATCATCTCTAACAAAATAGTCTAACATTTGAAGATATTTTCTTGCAAACTCTAAGTTTTCAATTGTAGGGTTTTTCAATAGCCCCATAGTATTTTTAATATCTGTGGCTATATTATCTACAAAAGCATCTACATCTCCTTCATTTTTTTCTAAGAATTGAATTTCTTTAAATAATTTTACAGAAATATCTTTTAGATAAGCTATCTGTTCCAATTGTTGTTTAGAAGTCTCTTCTGCAAGCTCTTCATTTTGAAGCAATTGAATCTTTCTGTCAATACTGTCTTTTAACTGTCTTCTATGAGCTAAAGTCTCTTCAAATCTGTAAGGATAATCAGGCTTAGCAGTAGGAACCATACCAGGAGGCAAAACTCCAGGCATATTAGGGACACCTTCAGGCATCATTCCTTCAGGAAGTTCAAAATCATCAGGTGGAAGAGTTGGGTCAAAAGTTTCATCAACATCCTCATTAACAATTCTGAAGGTCTCTTTAATTATAAGTTTGTTTAAACCCTCTCTATTAATTTCAATAGAGAAGGTTGTTGGACTTATGTTGTCTTTTTTAACATTTAAAAACTTGATTCCATTCACTTTATGTAATGGATTCATTGGGTCAGTTATTTCTTCAAAACTTTTTCCATATAGAGTATTGATATATTTACCAACTCTCTCTTCATAGTTTTGCTTTACCTCATTTAAGGTAGTTTTACATATTCCTGCCATAATTATTATTTACATTTGTTATTTATGTCTTCTGTAACACTTAAGAAAGAAGCTCCTGCTGAAGCACCTTCAGGCATGAAACCTTCAGGTAATTCTTGTAATTGAGAATCCTGTAACATCATTGCCTCTATTTCTGCTAATCTTCCAGCAGGCATTCCGATGTCATCTCTAATATCAGGAGGCATAAAGTCTGGAGTTATACTTTTCTGAGCTTGGTAATTAAACTTTGAACCAGCTTTAACTACCATCAGGCTTTCTTGTATCGCCTGCAAAGCTACTGAATTTTCTCGTAAATTCTCTCTTTTAGCGATTATATTAACGATTCTTGTAATAATATCTACTAATTTGTTTCTAAATCCTTTTACTTTTGAATAATAATCCATTTGATTTGCTAACTTTTTAAAGTGGTCATTCTCATTTGATAAGGTTACTGCTAAGAATTCTTTTGGATTTACCATAGCATAATAAGCTTCAAATTCATCACCTTTTAAAGTAAACCCATCAGGTCTCACAGATTCATTATTCTTTCTTTTTTCCTTGTAAGCAGTAAATTCTTTCATGAATTGGTCATACTTATCAGGGTCAAGTTTTCTTAACTCTGTTTTATACTGATTATAAACATTCATAAAAGTGTACATTTCACTTGGAGCATTTTTCTTAACAGTGCCATCTTCATTAAGGAATTCTGTCATAAACCTAGAAGTCAAATTATGAAGAGACTCATGCAATAGTGTAATTGCATAATCTTCTCTTGAACTAATTTTATCAGTGTTAAGTGAAACCTGCCCAGTTTTCTTTCCTGTACTACCTTTAGCAAATACATTCCCTTGATTATACTTAAGAGTGTCTTGAGTTTTCAATAATGGTCCAATAAACTTAGCTATTTGGATTAGTCTTTGACTATCTCCAAACTCGCCATTGGCAATCATACCAACTGCATCAACTAAAGGTGTGCCCTCCCCAGGAAGTTCCCCTAAAATATCATCTTCTCTCATTTGAACCTCTATTCCTGAAGCTTTATTATTGACAAACTCTTTTTCAAGCATACTTGAAGTTAAGTTTTGATTTTGATATTCATATTCAGCCATACCAAAAGTTCCTAAAGTGGTAATTGGATAGTACACTTTAGATGCACTATCTAATTTATACAGTTTCCACTGATGTTGTTTAAGCTTACTTCTGTTTTTGCCTCCTACATTTGGTGCTCTTTCAGAAATATATGTTGGTAATGGTCCTTCAGTAGAAAATTTAAGAGTGTAAAACTCTCCACCTTCTTTGATAGGACTTCTTTTCAACTTATGTTGAGCTGCCATCCCTGGATTGTTCTGGTAAAACTGTTGCTCAAACTCTTCTAAGAATACCACATTATTATCATCATTGTTGAATAGTGTGTGGAATCTTCTAAGAACTGTTGAAGGTGTCATTTCTTTTCCTTGAGCAGTTTTAGTGACCATATCATCTAAATATTCAATTGGCAAGAATTTATGAAATTCTACTGCTCCTTGAATAACACCTCCAGAAGAATAAGAATAGGCTATAAGCTCTTGAGCCAAGAGTCTTGTTGAGTAATACTCTGATTTACCATTTCTCATAATTCTTGGAAGAGATATATCTTCAGCAATAAGTTCTTTAAATGCTGTATAGATAGCCTCTTGGTTAGCTTCAAAAGATTCTTGATTGTTGAAAGTTATTAAAGATGGTTTACCATTTTCTCCATATTGGAAATTTAATAGGTTAAGGAATAAGTTTCCTCTCACTTTATCTAAACCAGCTTTATACTCTGAACTCTCATTTTTCTTCAAGCCTGCTGCTAAGACATAATCAGTGTAACTGCTTAAGGATGTGTTGTATCCAGGAACGTCAATGAAAAGATTTTCTCTGACTTCTTTAGCATTTGTATTGAATAATCCAAGTATTTCAGCACTTGTCAAATATTTTTTAACCTCTTGAAAAATCTTCTCTTTTGCCTTAATAACAGCAAAAGAATTATTGGGGTTTATTCTGCTATTTGCAAGAATTTTATTAACCACTTTATTTAAGTACACACTCTTGGCAGGGAATAACCCATTAAAGATATTTGCACTTAAAGATAAAGCTGAGCCAATCATAACTCCCTGATTAGTAGTAGGTTTTAAGAAGATATTATCTCCTAAATATAATAATCCCTCTTGGTCAGCCTCTTCCATCTGTTCAACTTCAAATCTCTCATAGAATTCTCCTACAAGATTTTCAATACCTTCAAGATTAGAATTAGCCTCTAGGTTTGTAAAATATTCTCTAAATTCCTCTTCTTTTGTAGAAGACTCCCACATTGATTTTCCTAAGTTATCCAGGTCAACATGTTTGTTAGCTTCTTTAATCCCATCAGCATCTGTCATTAATTGAGTATATAAAGCAAGAATCTCTAATTGTTGTATAGTGTCTGCCTTATCTCCTAATTTTATATTGTCAGCTAATCTCTGTCCTGTAAACTCTTCATTTCTTTGTGAAGATTCAAAGTACATTCTATCTGTGCCATCTTGTGCAGGTATCATTATACCATACTCTCCATTTACTATGGTATATTCTGGTCCACCATACTTAAGAATTAGTTCTTGTATAACCTCTCCTTTTGGATTCATAGAGAATTCTTCAGCACTAATCGACTCTTTCTCTCCAAGTAAAGCAAAGAATTCCTTCACAATAGGTTGAGAGTGTAGAAGATAAGGTATAGAATATTCTTTATAGTAAATTGTTTTACCACCTGCAATCTTTTTGCTTCTATGAAATGGATTATCCTCATTAAATTCTGAAGGTTTTTCTGTCGCAGTATAACCTGATGCTTTCCCTATAATTTGGTGCTCAGCATCAAAACCTAACATAGCCAACATACTATCAACAGCAATTGCACTCTTATGGTTCAAACCAGTTTTACCCAAAATTTGTGCTTTTTCATTATCTGTTGCAGTATTTGCTCTTTCATCTAACACTGTTGAGATAGCTCTTCTTAAACCTAAAATAGTTTTATTCTTAGAATTTGATATTGTCATATCTGTACCAAAGTTTCCAGAAGAGTAGAGATTACCAATTGCAATCCCAGCTCTTGTTTTCTTTAGCTTACCATTCTTAAATACTTTTCGTGTAAGATGCACACCACCTTTTACTAAAGCTTGTTGCATATTACTGTGTAAGGTAATTGCTTTGGCGTAAATACCAATAGCAACCTGCCCTGTTGAACCATTATCCATTTTAACTCTTTGATATTCAGGAGACAACATGTCAAATGTCGTACCCTCTTCCTCAAGACTTTGAATAAGTTCTTCAATATCTTCAGCCTGTCCTTCAGCAAATGCCATAGATAAAGCTTTGTTTATTTTTTGTTGAGCTGCTGGATTAGAGAATACAGAAATATGAATTTGAATAAAGTCATTTTCTAATAGTTTCTTATCCATGTTTTTAGGAATCTCAGATTTAAGCTTTTTGATAGCTTCTTGTAATTCCTCTTCAGTTTCAGGATACATATTGAAAGCTAAACTTTCTTCTTCTCCTAATAATGAAGCTAAAATATCATTAAATAATATTGCAGTCTCAGGACCATATTTACCATTTTGTCTGATAGATTGTTCTAAATCAGCAATTTGTCTTTTCTTTTCTTCTAAATATACATCTTTGTTCTCTTGAGTTAATTTTTCAATTCTTCCATCTTCTCTCACTACATGATTATATTGATATGCTGTTAAAGCATCAATATCAAAATCTTGACCCATTTGAGCAACAAAACTTTTAGGAGTTATAACTAAATCTCCTGACTCTGGTGGAAGGAATCCTGCAATTTCAACTGCTGAGCCTAAACCATGAGAAGAAGTAGGGATTCTAAATACAAACTGTTCTAATAGTTTTTCATCCATCATTTCAGTCTTCAATTGATATGCTCCATCTACTAACTTAATGTAAGTACCCTCTCCAGTTTCTTCTATAAAGTCGTCAAAGATATCAACTAATCTTCCTCCTAATTTTATTCTTGAAGGCATAAGTACTTGAGCTTTAAGTAGTTTACCATCTTTTGTGGTTGTACTTTGTAGCTCTCCTCCTTTATAGTTTCCAATACGAATTACTTTACTCATATGTTGGTATCCTTCAATCCCCTCTTGGAGCTCCATGTTTCCTTCAGAAGCAGTAACAAACTTGTTACCTGGAATCTTTTGTCTGAAGATTTTATTATTGATTAATGCATTTAACATTGCTTCAAACTTATTACTGTTTCCTGAAGCCCATAGTGGCAATCTAAAGTTTTTATTTTTTCCTACTAACTCTAAAGCTTTAAGGTCCTGCTTGGCAAAACCTCTACTCTTAGCTTCAGCAATAAGTAGTTTCTGTAATAATTCTTTTGATTTTGCAAGATTTTTAGGAACCATATTTTTGTCCAAACCTAAAGATTCTAATAAATCTCCTCTTTTCATATTTACCATTCCTGAGAATGTTTGGAAAAATTTCTCTTTAAGTTCCTGTCCTGTAATAGGTTCTCCATCAAATTCAAACCCTTCCATAGTATCAATACCATCTCCAAATAAAAGTTTAAAGATTTGAGTACCCATAGATACATAATCATCTTGAGGTTTTCCAGCTTTACTTGGAACATCCTGCTGAATTTTAAAATGTTCTCTATCTAAGACCATATGATTTTCTGCTGTAATTACATCATCAAAGTTAGTTATAGTTTTATCAGCAGTAAAACCACCTACTTTAGCTCCTGAATGGTGTACAGCTCTCACTGTTTTTCCTGTTTCAAGCTCTATTCTTTCCATTTGTACTCTAAGTTTATCTAACTTAGTTCCAGCAGTCAGTTCAGGTATTAAAGGGAAAGATGAGGTTTTTATATAGACTATTCTATTCACATCTCCTTCTAACATACTACCTGTATAAACAGGCTTAATAGGTTGTAATAAAATCTCTAATTGTGTTTTACCATCAATTGCTTTATTTTTGCTGTTAATTATAGTGCTCAAAGACAACTCAGCAGGAATAGGTTTACCCACATTAGATTTAGTGTGGTAAAATTTATGCTGCATATCAATCTTTTCACGAATTTCATTAATTGTCTCTTGAGGTAAACGTCCTTGCTTTTCAAGGATATAAAGATGTTCTTTAACACTTGAGTATTCTTGAGCATCAGTAGATTCAATTCCAATAAAATCTGAAACAGTATCAAACTGTGCTTTCAATATCTTGTCATATTTAGTGTCTCCTGATACAGAAACTTTAATCATTGCTCTGTAAGACATCTTTGTTTCAGGATTCATCTCATCAATCTCTTCAACAGGATAGTGCCAACCTATAATGTCTTCTAAATTAGAAGCTGACCCATATATGTCATCCATAAATAATTGAATATACTTGTTTCCTTTTGAGTTGGCTAAATTCTTTCCTGGTGCAATCATTGCTGCCATCCTTTTACCAAGGTTAATAGCACTTTGCATAGAAGCTTTAGTAGCCTCTTTTAAATTTTTGGAGGTACTGTCAGCTTTTGATTTATAGTATAATGCTGGGTCTCCTGCAACCATTTGCATATAATTCATTGAACTCAGTTTAGAATTCAAAATAAAATCAACTTCAGCTAAAAAGTTTTTTTCTTCAGGAGTTCCAACTTTTCTTCCTGCCAAATATTCTGCATCATTATTAGTTTTTCTTTTAGTTGAAACTTTTTCAGCTTCTGCAAAAGTATTTTTCTCTACTTCTTTAGTGGCATCAGTTTTAAACTGTTCTTTAATTTGTTCTAAACTGGCTCCAGCTTCAATAGCTTCTTTTATAGTTTGCCCTTTTTTGTTTGTAATAGTATTAAGGACAGGGAACACATTAAATCTAACAGCTCCCTCTGAATATCCTTTGATATCAGTCACTTGATTTGAATTAATGAAAGTGTGCATTCTTCTTAATTCAGGCATCACATAATCATTCCACATCAATTCATTCAAATTATCAGAAAATACGAAGTTCCCCTTTTCGTCTTTATCAAAAGCTTGTTCACTTCTGAAAAAATCATAGACAAAAGTTTTCAACATTACCATTCTACCTTTATCAGAATTGGTTAGAGTATTCATGTTTGATAATCTGATTTTAAAACCAGTTTTCTTGTCCATTTTTGCATCTCTACCTTTAGCTTGGAATGCAATTCTTAAAGCTAATTGATAATCTTCTTCACTTAATTCTTCTATACTTGCAAACATTGGAGAATCTTTATAGATATCTTTCAATGCCATAAGGTCCATCAAACCATGGTCAAAAGCTTCAACAAATTCAGGGTCTTCTTTAAGCATTCTCAACATATAAGAATCTTGAGCAAAGCTTGTTTTTCTTAATTTATCAACATAACTGTTTTTACTCAATACTGAGTTTTTAAGTTTTCTTATTTGTTGGTAAAAATATGTCATATTCTCTACTTCAGATAAAGTTTTACCACCTGACCTTCTTGTAGTACTGGCATATTTATTATTATTTTTAGCTTCCAGATATGCTAATTGCTCTAATAAAGAGTGCATATCACTGAAAGGATTTAATTTTGTGTTTGTGCTGAAACCTAAGTCTCCTTTTGCATCTTTGTTTTTTATAAGGTATTCATTCAAAATATTGAATACACCTGCAGAATGCTCAAATAAAGCCTTAAATGGTTGCTTAACTGCTACACCATCTTTTACAATCCTTAGTTCTCCTAACATAAGCTGTTCCATGGTCTTCTCTGATAAACGAATACCAAAGTTGTCTAACCAATATCTTAAAGTGTCAGAATCTTGTTTCTCAGGACTTTTACCCCAACTTAAGTATTCATTGTATAGCCTATTAACCTCTTCCAAGTTCAATTGACCCATATCATTTAATGCAGTTCTATTAAAGTTATCTTGCCAGTTTCTTTTAATGGCTCTCACTGCAGAATTTGAATTACTCTCATAAAATGTAGCATTCAAAGTATTATTGTTTTGAGTAAAACCTGAAAAATAAGCTGTAACTTTTTGAGCATGCATGTTATAAACAAAAGCATTTTGTATTTGTTCATCAGAAGCCTCTAATTTTTCAATTAAAGATTTCATCCAATAGTTACTATCAGAGTATTCTCTTAAGATATTCATCATATCTTTAAAGTCTGTTGTTGCTCCAATAGATTCAGATAGTGTTAATAAAACAGTATCATACATACTTTTAAATGGTGCAATTTTATTTCTACCTAAGAATCCTTTTTGCCCTGTTTCTACTTTAGCAAATATTCTTTTCAAAGCAGTCCCCAGTTTATCTACTGGTAATGCTTCATTACTTTTTTTACCATAATCTTTTTCAGACATTCCTTCTGTCTCCTCATAAACATCAACAACAAAACTGTCTCTTCTGCCTCTATCAGAAGCTTCAGCTAACAGCCTATCTCTATTCTCTCTTACTTTTTGAATTTGTGTGCTCAAAGTATTTAAAGAATTTAACACAGCATCCACAGTAGGATTACCTTTAAAATCAATTAAATCATTTTTAGAATTAGTAATAGCAGTATTTGCATGAGCTAAATCACTATTTAGGTTCATCATTATCTGCTTATAATCAGCGTTTTTATCTGCCAGTTCAGCAGCAAGACTACCAATAAGGTCTTCTTCTTGTTCTACTGTTAATCCTTCAGTAATTAATATTGAATCAGTAACATTTTGTGCTGAAGTCATTTCAGAAACAATAAGTTCATCACTTTCTTCAACAGTGTTTACCTGACCTCCAAGAGCTTCAATAGTAGCAATGGCTTTATTTAAAGCAGCCTCTCTTGCAACTTTTTGCTCTTCAGTTTTGGTTTCCACTTCAATATCCAAAACCTCAGCAATTTCATCCATATTGTTAACTTCTTCTACAATCTTCTCTGTTTTTTGTATAACAGTAGGAGCAGTAGTGTTTTCTTCTACAATTTCATTAACTGGTTTTACTTTTCTGATTGGCTTGATTCTAACTGCTTGTTGAATAGCAGGAGTATATACAGGATTATCACTTGTGCCTACATTGTAACCCATCATATTAGTCTTATGTGTGTCCTTTAAGTAGTCAATATAACTTTCTGCAATAACATTTACTTCAAATTGTCCATTATCTGTTTTAGCAATAGATACAATTTTACCTAAATGTGTGTCTCTACCAAATTTAGTATTCTCAACAAACTGTGAATCTTTAACAGCATGACCATTATCTTTGTCCCACCTGTTAGATAGACTAGCTATTGTAAGACCACTACTCACTTTTCCTCCCTTAGCATCTTTAATGTTAACAAGTCCTTCTATCAACTCATTTAGAGATGTAGATAAAGAAAGTCCTGTTTCTTTTTTAACTTTATCATGAATCTGTTGAGCTTGCTCTTTTGTCATTCTATAAGGATTATCCTTAGCAATGAAAGGAATGTTACCAGGTTTTTTAACACTAAAGGTATCATTCATTAAAATAGTATTAGCAGCAGCCAAAATTCTTACAGTCTCAATTACTGATTTAGGTACACCTGCACCATTTTCATCATTTTGTCTTTGAGTGAGACTAATCTCATATTTTTTAACTCCATTGACAGTAGCTACATGTTGAAGATATACAGCTTTATTAGCATTCTCTACAACAAACTTTTTAGATTTCCCATCAGCAGAAACTTTTTCTACTTTTCTTGAGAAACCAGAATCACTGTCTCCCCAATTGATTATATCATCAGTACTAATTTGAGTTTGACCATCTACAAAATGCAGACCATTAACTCCCATTATTGCTATCTGACTATCAGGAGCTACCTCAGATAAAGGTTTTGGAGGTATAGTGTTACCTTCTTCATCTTGTTTGAAGTATAACCTAACAAATGAAGTACCATCTGAAACTATTTCAAATTGTTCTACATTCCCTGCTAAGATTTCTTTTCTTAATGAAAGAGCACTTTGCTTTTTTCTTTCGATTTCAGCTAATTCAGTTCCAGAAAGGTTACTTACTTTAATGTTGTTTCTGTCAGCTTCAGACATTTCTCCTTCAGTTGAAGGGTTAAACCAGTCAGCCTCTGCTACCCAGCCTATTTTTTGTCCTTCACTATCTACATAAAACATAGGAACTTTTGCAATGTATTCATCAGTTTCAGAGAATTCTTCCATACTCATGTCTCCTCTATTCTCTTCAGCCCATTCTGCAAAAGATATTCTTTTAACTGTTCTTCCTTTATCATTTCTCACTGAAACCATAATACTTCCTATCTCTTCTGGGACAGGTTTAGGAACAGTGACAATATCTCCTTTATTATTTTTGTCAGGATGTACAAGATTATTAATATTTGTGCCTGCTTCTTCATTTCTTTTTGCAATAGGAGCAGTAGTTCTACGAATATATACCTCTCCTGTTTCAGGGTCAGTTACTTCTTCTTCTGTAAACTCAAGTGCAGCATTATTAATCTTGTAAATCTCGTCAAAGACATTATCTCTTTTTTGAGTAACAACAGGAATTCCATTAGCATCACGATTAACTACCTCTGTTTCAGTGGTTGTTAAACCTAAAGCTTTTTCTTCTGTTTCTAATTTTTTAGTTTGCTCTGGAGATATTTCTAGAACTTCATTGGTAGCCATCTCAATTTTTTCATTAAGTAGGTTTGCCATCTCAACTGCAGCTATATACTTTTCTTGAGCATTTACTTGACCTAAACCTGCATTGCTCCAAGCATTTGCAAATAAGGTTAAGTAGCTTTTGTAATCAGATATTGGTCCTCTACCAGCAACAGCTAATAAGAAATCTTCAAAAGTTACATCTCTACCTGTGGTTTTCTTAGCCTTTGCAACAAAATCTTTCATCTTGTTACCTATACTTACTAAAGGATTACCTTGATTTTTACCTCCTAAAGATTCAATCATCTCATCTTCATCCATGTCCATAAAAATGTCCATAGGTGGAGCTTCAGGTGCATCTTCAATCATACCTTCAATAGTTTCCATATCTTCTGATACTGCTTCTTTGAATTCCTCTGCTAACATTTCAACTTCTTGGTTTCTATCTGTTGAGACAGTGCCAAATGGAGTTGTAGTCACAGGAGGTGCAGCCTCTGGGATGCCAGTATCAGTGATTTCATTCCCCTCAACAGTCTCTGGACTGTCCTCAGGGCTAACCTCTTCTGTGGGTTCTTCTACTATTGGAGCAGCTTTTTCTTTAGCTTCTTGTTGAGCTATTTGTAGTATTTCTACTGCTTCCATTGTTTTAAGGACTTTCTTCTTACTCGAATTAGAAATAGACTTACCATAAGCTTCTTCTATTGCTGTCTCTAAGCTCATTTGTTCTACTCCTTCTTTTTTCTGTTGTTCTAAATGACGTTTTGCAAACACCATCATAGAAGCCTCATCCTTATATCTTTTTATTTTTGTAGGTGATTTTTCACCTTCTATCTTTTTATTTAAAACCCTAAGACCTTTTTCTGTATCTTCCATAAGACCATCCCACATAAGTCTTTGCCCTTCTTTCTGCTCATCACTTAGTAACTCAGAAGCATCAATAGCAGACAATTCTGCTCTAATACCTTCTTTATTCTTTTCTAAGTTTCTTTTATTATATTCTAAGTTCAAAATAAATTCAGCATTAGGTAGCCCTTCAACTTTTTTCATACTTTTTTGAACAGCTTTTGCTTCAGTAATAGCCTGTATAGTTGCAGCAATAGTAGCTGCCTCTTTTTGTGTAGGAATTGTAGTTGGTGCTTGTTGCTTAGCTAAAGATTTTTCTAAAGCAGAAATGAACTCTTTGCCTTTACCATGTTTCATTGCCATAAAAGCTGCATTAAAGATTCTATTTTCTCGAATCTTATTAGCTTGTACAGTTTCACCTCTTTCATCTAACTCCTTAATCTTGTTCTTATATTCTAGTTGGCTAAAGTTTCCACTTCCTGCAGCCATTAGTATTTCATCAAACTCTTCTTTTTCAAGACCTCCTTTTTGTAAGTCTTTCATTAACTCATTGAAATTCTTTTTAGTTTGTCTGTAATCTGCATCTAATTTCCTATTTATATAATTTTTACCTCTGATGGCAGTACCAACAGGGCTCATAATTATTTTTTGTAGTGGAGCTTGAGCTAAAACATTGAAATAGAAACTTCCATGAAGTAGTTCATCTTTTCTTGCTGCAGCTTCTTTGTCAGTTTCTCCCCAAACTGGGACTACCTGTACTGCAACTTCTTCTAATGCCTCTTCTAAGTTGCCACCAATAGTGACATTTCCTAATCTATTCCCAGAGAAGCTGTTCAAAGCTTCCATAGTTTTAGGGAAAGGCTTATTTATTTTATTTAGAATATTAGTAGGTCCTGCTGTGAAAGATTTTGTCTTTGAAACTAAATTTTTCCAAGTAGGTGTTTTTCTAAGTCCTTCAGTTAGTTTTCTAGTTACAAGGTTATTAGGAATACCTTTAAGAACATTAAGAGTTGCCACCTCTGAAGCAGATTCAACAAAGTTGCCTGTCCAAGATTTAGCCAGAGCACCTCCAACTGTTTGAGGCTCTTTCATCTCACTAAACATTTGTTTTAGGTATTTTAGATTACTTTTTGTTGCTTCTAGTTGGTCTTCAGGAACAAGTCCACTATTTAATGCATCTTCATATAAAGTTATATCTCTTTGAACAGATTCATATTGCATTCTATCTGTTTCTAGAACTTTATTACCATCTTCATCAAAGCCCATATGAACTGTTCCATAATAATTGTCAATAGTATTTGCTAAATTAGAAGTATGTAGTGTAGCTTGAGTTGCAATATCTCCTACTAAACCTACTGTTCTTCCAATAGACTCTTTTACAACTTGCTTACCACCTGCAGTGGCTAATTTACTTGCAAAGTTAGACCCAACAGCTCCTGTAACACCTTTGGCAATGCCTTTACCAACAACTTTACCAGCCATTCTACCAAAGACACCACCAGCTAAATAAGATACAGAATGTCCTGCACCATAAGTTAAATTATATAATGTACTTTGTTCTAAATCTAAACCACCCAATAAATCTATTCTTCCTAGATTCTCAACAGCTCTTTGTTCAGTAGGTGTTAGTTCTTCTCCATTCTCTAGTTTACCTATTAAATGGGCACGATACTTAACAGCATCATGAGCATCTCTTAACCCAAGTGTTCCCACATCAGTTAAAAATTCTTCACTGATTAAGTTATAAACATTTGCATCATCAACAAAAGAGTCTAAATAATTTATTTTAGATTGTAATTGTCGTCTAACATAATTATTAATATCTTGGTCTTCTCTACCAAATAGAGCACCAGCATTGGAATAATTTTCTTCATAGTCTTTATTGTAAAAATCTAATTCTTCTTTTAAGACATTACTTATTTTAGCAATCTCAGGTTTTAAAAGATTTTTTCTTTTTTCATTTAACCCAACATACTCTTTTTTAAGGTCTTTATCATCCATTCCAACACCATCAGGAGTCAATGCAGCAATACCACTATATATGCCATCCCACATCCAATCTCCTAACTTGCTAAAAATATTTCTATCTTTATCCTTTTTTTCAGATGTGACACCTTTTAGTATAGTGTCCACATCTTCATCTACGTTTTCAATTTCTTTTATTCTATTCTCAGTAGGTAATACTTCTTTTAAAATATCAAAATTAATACCTTTGTCTTGAAACATAGTATCTTTTTGAATTTCAGTGAAGATTGTGTTTGTACTTAATGGCTCACCTGTCTCTAAATTATTAACTAGGTCCTCTTGAATAGCTTCTGATTTCTTTTCAGCAATCAAATCATCTTTAAGCATATAGGCTCCAGGCTCATTATCTTCAGCCTTTTTGTCCATATATTCAGTAAACACCTCATCAGACACATCATCAAGGTCAGCAAAAATTAAAGGATTTGCTTCATATTGAGTAATCTTTTCTTTTTGTTGATTTTTGGCTTCTTCAGCAGCAGTTCTATCTGATAAAATAGTTTCTTCAGCTTCTTTAAGATAATTATAATCTTCTTCTGAATCAAGAGAATTGTAAGCTTTACCATTAACTTCTACGTTAGATAAAAACTGACCTTCAGGACTTAATATATTCCCATTCTCTACTATGTACCCAGCTAATTTGAGTTGTAAGATATCTTCTTCGTTCATAAATTTTTTATTTTATTGATGTGTAATCTCCCTCTTTAGTTCTGTTGATTCTAAATACCATAGGACCTTCAGAGGTTGTTACATGAATGTTGAGTTTTTGGTTCTCAGTTTTTCTTTGTAGTGGACTATTTGATTTGTATTTTTTGGTTGTTGAAAGACTCATTTTATTAATATCAAAGTCTTCTTGAACTCCAACAACTTCTGTGGCTTTTTCTGTACCTGCTTTTTTACCTGCTTCATACTCTCCATTAGGGTCATATTCAGATAAAGGAACATCTTCTCCATCTACTGTTCTAATTTTAATTAAGTTACCTGAGGAGCTTTTCCAAGCAGCAATTTTCTCTCCATTTGATACTACAAATAAAGGTTTTTCTACTGTCTTTTTAGTAGGTATTAAAGTCTCTGCTGTTTTTTCAAATTCAGCTTTAGTCATATTCTTGACTGTTCCATCAGGTAAAGTAACCTGTCCCACTAAAGTAGGAGGAATAAGACTATAAGTATCTTCTTTAAATGTTTTCTTTTCTTTACTGGTCATAACAGCAGCATCATATACTTCTTTTTTGTTCTCAGCAAAGTTAATCAGATTATTAATTTCTGAAGGTAAGTATCCATTTTCAATCATACTTTTAGTAGCATCTCGTCTTTGCTCTAAAGGTAATGCTAAAATGTCAAGAGTCTCTTTATACTCAGCCTCTACTGCTGCATTAAGAGCTTCTTCATCTGTCTGTACACCTGCAGTTGCAGCTTCAGTTTGAGGTGCATCCCCACTTACAGGAACTTCAGTAGTAAAATTACCTGAAGCCAATAATCTTTCTCTAATAGAGTTTTTAAAGTTTTTAGCTGAAGCATTATAGGCAGTAGCTTCCATATCAGTTTCAGTTTTATTTTCTTCAGGCACAGGAATCATATCTCTATCAATAGTAACTTGTCCTGTATCTTCTATTTCATCCATTTCTTTATTATATCTACCCCAAGCCATAGAAAGACTTTGTCTTTGAGCAGCAGTACCATCTTTGGATAAAATATTTTCTGCTGTATCTTTTTGTTCAAATTCTAAAGACTTAATAAAATCTTGTTTAAATGTTTCTCTTGATTCATAGAAAGTTCTATCTCTTTCTTCAGGTGTAATAACTCCTTGGTCAACTTGCCAATCTAGTCTTTGCAACAAAGCTTTCTCCCATTTACCTACACCAGTAGAATTTTCAAAGATATCGTCTAGTTTATCCTCCTCAATAAATTTTCTGTCTCCTGTATCAGTTGTAAAATACCAACCATCAGTTCTATTAGTTTTTGTTTTTATAGAGTTAGCTGTGATTACAGCTTTCTTATCTTTAATGAATTTCTCTTCATCTAACTTCTCATATATATGCATACCTTCTTGATAAACATTGTCTTCCTCAGCATCAGACCCTTTAAATAGGTGGTCCAATTGAGCAAGGGCAACAGCTTTTTGTTCTGCACCTATATCAGTTCTAGCCTCTATTTTCTTTCTTTCAGCTTCTCGTAAACTATAATTTCTGTCTGCAGCCTCTAAGAATCCAGTGCTAATTTCTTTTTCAAACTTTCTTTTAGCAGCATCAATTTGCCTCATATAAGCACTTCTATGCTGAGGGTTAGCTTGAATTTGCTGAGCTATTTTATCAGCCTCTGCTCTATATTCATTGAGAATAGCATTTCTTTTCTCTTTGTCTTTCTCAGTATATTTTTTATCTTCACCTAACACATCAAATTCATCAATGGTAGCATTATCTTGTTCTACTTGTAGGTCTTTAGTTTGTAAAGCTCTTGCAATTAGTTCATAAGGTGCTTTGTAAATAATATCATCTACAAAGGTAGGTTTAGCAGTTTCATAGTATCTTCCCATAATTAATCAGTTGTTTTTTCAGTTGTTGCACCAGGTAAAAGACTTTCAAGGTATGCTTCTACTGTCTTAAAACCTAATGATTGTGCATAAGCTAAACTTTCTTCTACACTCATTTCTCTATCTCCACTTTTAAGAAGGATATTACCATTACTATCAACTCTATAATTTTTTGAAGTTTGATTAAGTAAATTTTCAGAAACAGTATTTGCTTTATTTTGATTAAGCATTTTTCCTGCTTGTTGAATGCCTTGTCCTTTACTTGCAATATCTTTAGCTAATTGAGAGTAGTAATTATCTCTGTCTCGTCTATCAGCATCATCTCTAGTTTGCTCTCCTGTCATTACTTGTAAATCTTGCTCATTCTCTAAACCTGCTTGTCTTGTAAGCATGTTCATCATTTGTGTGGCAAACTTATCATAGATATCCCCTTTTGCTTTGTCAGCATTAAGTTGAGTAGCTGTGTCTAATGCTCTCATAACATTTACACCTCTTGCTGATTGTCTGTTTTGTAGAGTAGCTTTAGTTCTACTAGATTCAATATCTTGTAAAGCATTATCTTGTACACTTCCTATATAACTTTTTGCTGACTCCATTGTATCTAAAGCGTCCACACCAAAATCTTTAAAAGCATTTATATTAGGAGTATCTCCTGCTCTTTGTTCTTGTGTGTTTTTCATAGGTTCAAATGCTGAATACAATGTACCAGCCAAACCTACTAAATCTCCTCCTGTGAAATTCAGACTTCCTTTTTCTCCTGTTTCTGAATCACCAAAAAGTCCTTTAAAGAATGTACCAAAACTAGCTTCTTGAGGGGTTCCTGGGTTGACTTTAGCAGTTGTCATTCCATGTAATAGTTTTACCACATGTTGTAATCTTTTATCTTTTTCTTGTTCCATAGCGTTGTTTTCTTGTGTTCTTTTTAGAGTTTGATTAAGAACCACATCATGAGAATTTGACCCTTTTAATAGGTCTGTTAAAGTTTTTTCCTTCTTCATTCTGGCTAATCTTCTCTCAGCCATTGTTTTTCCACTCACTTTAATCCTCTTAGAAAAAATATCTGTTCCTTCTGGTAAATTTGTATTTATACCACCATCTTCATGTGAAGGACCTTCAAAATCAATTAGTCCACCATCAGGCAACTCTGCTACCTCATCTCCTTCAACTTCCACTGGCACTTCTCCTGCTGTTCCTCCAAAAGCTGCTCTACTAACCACTGCTCCTGGTATTTCCATCATACCTTTTGTGTTGTTTCCTCCAAATATATTTCCCATTCCTTCTCCTATTCCTTGTCCAACACCACCTAAGCCTCCTGCTTGAGACATTCCATATTGGATTGCCATATTCCCAAACAAGTCTAAACCTTTAGCCCACTGATTGTCAGCAGCTTCAGCTTTTGCTTTTGCCATCATGATATCATTTTCTACCATAGTTTCAGCAGGACTTTCAATATAATGTCTTACAACACCATTTTTTCCTGTTCCCAATTGATATTTCTTAACTTTTTTCTTTTTCATATTTATCTTAATTAATTAATTTAAAACTTTACCTTTGGGAATCTGTCTGAGAATCAATGGAATAGTTCAATATCAACTTGACATCGTCAAAAGTATCAAATATTAATCTAACTACCAAATATTTATCCCTTAAACTTTCTAATTCAGTCCAATCTTTATTTTCATCCAAAGATGAAACATTTAATATTTTATCTGTATAATATTCAGATTGGCGTGACATTATATCAGCATCCCATATAGGTTGGTCAATATCTACTCTTATATCTCTTAAGTCGTTTATAGACCAGTCTCTTTCATTTTTATCAATAATAATAGTGCCTGCAGAGATATCAATTACCTGGTCAAGAAGATAATTTTTATCGTCTAATGAAGGTCCATCTTTAACTTTTAACGTAACCTCTCCAGTACATTGACTTGAATTATAGAAAATAGCCTTATTAAAAGTGACATCTTTTTGGTCAAAATATTGCTTCATAGCAGAATTATATTTCCTTGCTTCAGTATATAAAAGAATATCATCTGTAATTTTTGTTTTGAGTTTATCTTCCATAGACACATACTCTACTGTAAAAGGATGTCTTTCTCCATAGAAATTTTGATAATGTCCTTTCTTATTATGCTTCCAAAATACATTTTGTTCTTCTGCAACTTTCTCTGTTGCCTTCTTACCAATTTTCCAACTCCAAAATTTATCTGCAATATGCATAAAGAAGTTTGGTATATAGGAGTGCCAAGAAGTCCAAGAACTTTTCTTTAAGTTGAAACTCATAGTCCACGAATTATCAGCTTTAGTTATGTCTCCTACAACTCCAGATACAAATTCTGTATTAAGAACAGGAACTTGAACCTCTACCACAGTTTCTGTAACTGTTGTAGTATTACTTCCTTCTAATAGAGCTGTGATGTCCTCTTGAAACTGTGCAGGAGTGATTATACTGCCTGCTGCTGAGACATATCTATCTTCCTGTACCAGCCAACCAAAATTTTCTAAACCATTGTTAGGATAAGGATTAGCCCCTTGTAAAGAAGCTTTTAAAGTTGCCCATTCTCCAGTATCAAAACCTAAATTCTCACTTAAAGCATTTACTTCAGCTAAAGTATAAGGAACTCCTTTTAATGCTGCTAATGAATGTAATACAAAGTTTCTTGAACTAGTTAAATCACTAGATGGAGTACCTGGTCCAAATACAACAGGATAATGAATACCTATAAAGGATAAGTACTTAGGGTATGTAATTTCTGTAAAATTATTATAGTCAGCAGTAAAAGTTGCTTCCACAGCAGGTAGAGGATTGTCAACTGGTCCTACTCCATGGTAAGGTCCATCACCCTGAGTTCCCTGAGCTTCATTACAAAATGAAACAACTAGCACATTCTTAGTACTAAGGTCTTGACCAAAGTATGTAGTGCTCTCCATAATGTCAGCATACTTAAGCCATTGCTCAGTAGCATCATCATATTCATATACATTACCAATCCAATCAGGATTACTAGCACCATAATTAGCTACCCAAGCATCAACAGTTGCATGTAACTGAGCTAACCCTGCTGCATCAAAAGAACCTGAAGTATCATAGAATACATGAATATCTACATCATTAGGTAAAGGTTCTTCTGCTGTTACTTCTCCTGTTATTGTTTCAGTTGTATAAGTAATTTTTTCAAATTTTAGTTGACAGTTTTCAAGACCTAAAAATGTCCATCCATTACCTTCATAAGTATCAATAGTTGCTTGATAGTCTGCTATCAAAATTGTATTACCATTGTTATCTACACATATCTCAGTGTCTCCTGTGATTGTATCAGCAAGAATTCTGTCTTGTTTTGTAAGAATATATCTTTCCTTTAAACTATCATAAACTGCTACATACCCTACTCCTGCTACATTAGAAGGATTACTATCATAAGGATAAGGTCTTCCAGTAGTCTCATAATAATCTGAAAGCAATTGAATTTTACCATTTTCAGAGAACCAGGAGTTGAGTCCCAGGTCACTAATAGGTTTCAACTCATTACCATCAAAAACATATACTTTCCCTTCATTTTCAGAAGGAAAGAATACACCATGTTTAGTTTTAATAGTTGCATCTTTATGCCTTGAACCACCTGATGCTTTATTATCATCTAATATTTTTCTTGGAGGAGTACTAAAATATTCTCCTGTACCAAGAAAGGATACAATATCTCCAGTAACTCTCTCTTGAAAGTTTTGAGGTTGGTGCCACAATCCTTCTTCAGTGTGTATGTATATATTATTTTTAATTCTGAACAAATCTGTAATTTGCCCTGTCTCTCCCTCTATGTCTCTATAATTATTAGGTAAAAACACTCTAAAATTATCAGTAAGTTCTTCTTGATAAGATTGTTGTGAGTAATTAATCCTATGAGGAAAATCTTCTTGGCACTCTGAACAACAGTCATATTCAAGAGGTAAGTGAAAAAACACTTTCTCTTTGTTAGTTCTTTTATAATCAGGGTTTATCTTATACCACTCTCCTAATGGGTGTCCTATATACTCTTTACTGTCTTCTCTTTCAGGATTGAATGTTATAAGTTTCTCCATTATATGAGAATCTAATTTTGTAAAAGGATAAATAGATACATCTCTTTGTTTATAGATATCAAAATGTTCATAGTGTCGTTCTAAGAAATCATTTCCAGATTCTATTTTACCTGGAGCAGCTAAGAATGTAGAAGGTCTTGAACTCATTCCATATCTTAAAGATATGTTAACCTGAGATTCAAACCACATGTCTGTTACACAGTCAGCAGCCCACTCTATCTCATCATCTTCAGGGGTATGACACTTATTGCTCCCACCTCTATCACAAGGTAAATCAATATACTCATAGTTTATCCAATCATCTAATAAAGTTTCTCTAAGTCCTTTATCATACTCATCATAATAAGCTCTTACCAAAGCATCTCTTCTGATACCTGATGAAACAAATAAGGATGAACCTCCTATAATTGCGATACCAGCTCCTATAACAAGAGCTCCAGACCCACCAAATATTAGTAAGATAGTCCCTATTACAAGTAAAATAGCTCCAATAATGTAATCCCAAACAGAAGTTCTTCCTGCTCTTTTAGCTACTCTATTGTCCCACCATACTGTATTCAAATATCTCAAAGCTGTAATATAAGTATCACCATTAAATAAAGTGGCTTCAGCACTAGCTGGGTCATATGTCTCACCATCAGCTAAATAAAATTCATGAAGGTTTTGACTAACCTTATAATAAGGAAGTGACCTAAATGTAGAATAAGAATCTGCAATTGGTCTTTCTAAATATACATAAGGGAGAGTGTTATCAATTACAGCACTAGTGTCTTCTTTTAATTGTAAAATACCCACTTTGTTGTCTCCTGCAATATTAAATACAGAAAAAGAATCATCTTCAATGTCTCGACTTTGTAAAGCATCTAAATAAAAAATATCTTCTACATCATCTTGTACTAAGTTGAAATCATCATATACTTTTTCAAATTCTGTTATATTATCTCTTGTGATGGCTTTTATTGACCAACCATCTTTATCTTTACCTCCACCACTTTTATGTACTGAAGAATCATAACTACTCCCATCAGTGATATCAAGATATCTCGATTTACTTTTTAGTCTGTCAATAACACTGAATCTACCTTCTTGTTTTAAGCTAGTGAACTCAGGATATTTCTTACCTTCAAAAAGAAATTCAGGTGAGATTAATCCAAATACCCTATCTGAGATTTTTCTATCAAGTGTCCCAAACTCAGGATATAGTAATCCATGAGCAATATATTTTTCGTTGATAGTAGAAGGAGTTAAAACAGCAGTGTCTAAAATAGTTTTTTCTTCTTCGGTTCTCTCATTTCTAACAATATAATAACCAATAATTTTCTCTCCATTTGTTACTGAAGTAGGTGGTAATTCAATGTTTGAAAATTTCAACCCATAAATTTGTGTTGAATATATTTTTGTTTCTGCTGTAAAGACAGCAGTTCCTGAAGCAGCTTGATAACTAAGAAGCCCATGTTCTGCATCTCCTGTTCCTGAACTTACTCCAATACTTGCACTTGTGCCATCATCTAAACTTTCTTCTATGTTAGTGATAGTAATTAAAGGTGTGGTATAATAGTCTGAGTATTCTGTAATATTAATAGCAGTAGTCAAACCTGACTCAATATAATCTGAAGGATTAATATTTACAATTAAATAGTCAGTTACACCATCAACATCAAAAGTGACTCTTGCTTGGAATGTTGGCATAGGTACTTGTTCTCCTACTACACTACATGTTCCAGCAGTCACCCCTGCCTCATCACAAATCCAGTTTGTAACTAAATTTCCAGTTATATTTAAAGAGACTTGGTAAAAAGTTGTGTCTCCACCAATAACAGTTTCTACATTTACAAAATCAATACCTAACTCACTTCTTTTTGGAAATCTGTGGTGTCTTACTTTTGAAAATTTTAGTGCATCTCCTATGGAATCTGTACCCCAATAGTCTGAATTTGAACAAGTATCATTATCACTGTACACACTGTTAAGACTCTCATTATCAGGAGACATAGGATATACATTTTCTCCAGGAGCAAAAACAAAATCTTGAGAGACATTGTTTAATCCTGAATCTAAAATAGTAGGGTTTTTTCCAGGAATATGATATACAGGAGTTTGTGTACCATCTCCAAATACATACACAACTCCTAAAGAGTATATTTCCCCTGGCTGATACCCTACACCATTAAATCTGGCTGTTGGGTATTTTGGATTAGCTTCATCAACCATTTGATTTGTGAACACTTTTTTAGTGACCAAATCTGTATTTATTCGAGAAGCATATCTTTGCAGATTACAATAGTTTATTTGTTTTCCTTGAGTGTTACCTAAAATTAATATATTGTCTGCTTGTTCTATACTTCCTGCTGATTCAATTATACTGTTGAATTCAGCTATCTCTTCAAGAGTACCCTCTGTTTCAAAATTTGTTCCAGTGTATATAAAAATATTGTTTTGAGTTGGCAGTTTTTCAGTAAAATGGATTTCATTAATTTGACCACTACCATTGTTTGCTCCTATAAAAGCTAATCGATAATATAAAAAAGTTTCATCTAAATTATCCATCACTACTTTTATAGACTTATCTGTATCTCCAAAAGTTCTATAATCTTCTACATCTGCTCCTTCTGCAATATTAATCTCTCCTTCAATTTCTAAATATGCTTCTGTGGTATCATCCCCATAGCAAATAATTACCTCTGATGTGGCAATCCACTCAGTAGGATTGAGATTTTCATCTAAATATTGTACTGCAATATTGTAAGACCCTGGAGGAAGAGCACCACCTGAATTCTGTAAAATTACATCTTCAAATTTTGGTACTTTTCTATAACTTCTTTGAAGTTCAAATTTTGTTTTAAGCCAATCTCCAGCTCCATCTTTAAATTGTTGAGGTTTTTCAAATACATAATACATAGGTTTATTGTTCTTTCCATCTACCCAGTAAATTGTAGTTTCACATCCTCTTCTTAATCTGTATGTAGCATCTATCTGGTGGTTTATACTAAAACCTAAATCCCCATTTACATGTGTAGTATATGTACAAGCATTATCTAATATACCTATCTCATCAAGTAAACCATCAGCACTTTTTGAAAATATAGCAGTTCTATTATCACCAATATAAACTTTTCCAAGAGGAGTGTAACCTTGTGGCAAATAGGCACAGGGCTCATTACTTTCTTCATTAGATAAAAGAGAAATGTCCCCAAGGTCAGTTTCCATAACTGCATTGAGGGCATATCTATAAGTTCCTTTAGGTCTTTCTACGATAGCACTATCTAAATGTAGCCCTATACCAGTTTCTGTTATTTTCTTTGCCATTATACTCGATTAAAATTATTAAATTGTCTTGTTTGGCTTTTACCTAAGTTTCCAAAGTAACCATAATATCTCTTGTGATTTGGAATTAAGTAGTGTGTTTGCTCTAAAAGATTTTGATATTCATCTAAAGTCTTTGGCATTTTTTGTTGGTTCTTTGCTTGTCTTGCATACTTAAGCCATCTTTGTTCAGCTTTTTCTGCCTTACCTGCCCAACCTTCTCTGCCTGCCCATTCAAATAATTCAGCTAACTTCCACTTGATATAATAAGTGATTGCTGTTATATAAGAGATGTTCTCAGGTATTAAAGGATATCCAGTATCTTCATCTGCCACATTCTTTAAATAAGAAATAGCTACCTGACCTTCAATAAAATTAAATCTAAGCCTCTTACAAGTAGTACCCACAATGGTATATTCATCCTCACAGGTCAAATATAGAGATAAATCTTTTTCTTTACATACTAAATTGTTGAAAAAACTTCCTGTGGCAAGCCTGACAGGAGTATAATTTCTTTGGTATAGCTCTGAACTGGTCCAGATTGTATAGGACCAATCATCTAAAGTAATTTCTGGATTTACAGTATTACATGGGTCCTCGTCACAGGGAGTAGCAGTTTCCACCACTGTTTCTTCTGTTGTACAAGCACATGCTCCTTCACAGGCACAAGATTTTGTCCAACTATTATTTCTTGCTATCTGAGTAACCATATGTAAATTATCAGGTATCTCAGCGTGATAATCAGATACAGTAACAATAGCTACCCTCTCTTCAAGTACTTGAGGTACTTTTAAGAAATCTAAAGCTTCCCCAATCCATTCAATAACATCAGTTTCATTTGTTTCAGTACCTCTTAAGTCCCTGTGTAGTTTGGAAAATATCCTGTCAATAGTTACATAATTTAACATACTCATCTTTTTATATTTTTAGTCGAAATAATCTGCAAGCATTTTATCTTCTTTTATTTCAATAGGGTTATCTTCACTGTAAACTTTTTTACAGTAGTATAAATAATCTTGTTTACCACCTAAAGTATAGCTTATATCATAGTTTTTCTTAAGAATAAATCCATTCTCAATCTGTTCTACTGTAATATCAACTCTTTTCTTTGTTACCTTTGCTCCTTCTGGTAATGTACTATTGTCTTTTCCAATAATTGTTACCTCTTTGTTTTCTAGTCCATCCATTTTAAACTGTTTTATATAAAGTGCCCTCCATAATTTTTTTATGTACAGCTCTTTTGTTATCTCTAGTCAATCTTAATGAATATAGAGTTTTATTCTCTACTGCAACATTTTTCTTTGACCATAAAAACTTATACCTCACATTATCTGTATGTGGATTGGTATGGTAGAGAAGTTTCTTTTCTTTTTTAGCTTGTGGATTATTTAACCACAATTCTTTAGTTTTTACCCAATCAGGGGCTAAACCAACTACTTTTCCATCTTCATCAAATCTTATTTTTTGTTTTCTGCCTACAATTGATAAAGTACCCATTCTTGAAGGAAGGGTAACTTCTTTACCAGCTAATACTTTTTCTATCAAAAAAGAATTATACTGGGCAGCTAACAATAAATAGTCTTTAATATCTATTGGATTGTTTACTAAGGTTTTATATAATTTATAACTTTCTCTTAAATTTTTCATTATTTACTTTGTTCTTTTGGTGTGTCAGTACTATTATTGCTAGTGTCCTCTACATTAGGGACAAATCTATCAATAAGTTCTATCACTGCTATCTCTATTACTGTATCTACTGTTTCATTATCTAAAGGCAACTCTAAATCTAAAGGACTAAGACACTCAGGACAATTATCCTCAGGCTTATATCCTGTTTGCTCTTCATACTTACTTTCTGTAATAATAGTTGTATCTTTACAATCTGTTGTACCACAAATACTTGGATACTTAGCTGCTTCAAGTGGGTCATTAAATAGACCAGTCACTGCTATAACTTTAGGAGCTGTTTTAGTTGTAATATACAGATAATTATTTCTTATAAAAAAATCAGGTTTCTTTGCTGTGTATTTATTACCAACAGCATATTTTTTCTTCTCCCAATTGGTCTCAGAAAATATTATACTACCTTCAATAGATGTAACTGATTGTAAGACATGCCCATTCATATGCCCTACTAAAGGTGCTGGTAATGGGTATTTACTTCTAAGAATCTTACATCCAACTGGAGGCAAACAGGGGCACTCAGAAGGTAGAGCTGAAATCATCTCTACACAAGGTAAAGTTTGATATACCCATTGACTTATAGGTTGTCTCTTATTAATTTTTTGTGTTAAAATCTTAGCCCTTGTGGATAAGAGTTTATTGTAAACATGTCTTGAAGACAATCTACTATCATCAGACTGTACTCCTTTTGAGTATAGTGACTGAACCCTTTGTATGATTTCTCTTATTATCATAATTTATTTTTTTGTTTTCATAATTTATTGTGCAGTTAATAAAACCCCTTGAATTCCCCCAGAAAAATCTTTTCCAACAGCACTCGATAATGCTCTTAATCTCACATCTGAATTTGGTTTTATAATAACATAGGGTTCAAAAAAGTGTACACCAGAAAAATTTGTTGATGCAGCTATATCTACTAGATTAAAGAAAACACCCCCTGGTAATCTGACTTCAAAATGTACAGTCCCATAGGTAGCTGTTTTTTCAAGACAATCCCCATAAAATTTTGTGACTAACCAATAATCGTTATTAGATATGGTGGTGGCTGCTTTTTCTGAATTATTTAACCCTGCATTCACCATTATATGTACTTTTGAAGGTGTATTAGGAACACCACCTGCTGAAAATGTGTCAGTCTCGGTTACATAAATAGTCCCAAGTAAATCAGTAGCTGAAAGTCTGTTACGAATTCTAGATACTCTTGCAAGAGGTGTTGATAAAGCTACTGGTGTTTGACCTGTAAGAGTAACATTTTGAACTACAAATGTAAATAAACCACCACTTATTGTATGCCCTTCAAGCTCTACTGTCTGGGTATCTCCTGGATTGGTTGAAACCATTGTATTTATTAAATTAGAATTCACAAAGATTTCATTGTCTATTCCAGCAGGTAATGTCATTATAGTAGATTTTAAAGTGTTGACTAGACTATTTCTACCAAATTTAAGTAGGTCTTTATTCTTTGCCTCTACACTAACACGAACACCATCTTCTGCAAAGATAATCTCTTTAGCGTGTTCAATCCAATTGTTTGTATTTCTTATAAGTGTCATAATTTCTTATTTTATTTTAAACTATTCTGTAATCGTTTATTTGATATTTTCTTATTGTAAAAGATTCTCCCCCATATATAATTTGAGTGTCTAAACCTTCAAGTTTATCTAAAGCTACTGTGTTCACATTTAAAGGACCTTCTGTAACATTTTTAATAACTATTTGTCCATCAAAAGTTGTTGAATCTTCTAATACTATGTCAGAAGTAATAAACTCTACTTGGTGTTCTCTATAAAGGTCTGCTAAAGCTGTGTTAATTTCTATATTAGCTTCTACCCAATCAGCTCCACTGTATATATATAACCCTTTACCATAGTATGTTCCCCCTAGTGTCCCTGGAAGCCAACTAGTTCCCTGGGAATTCTTTACAAAAGCAAATTCATTTACAGAAGGAGTTGGCACAGCTAATAAAGCTGTGTAGTTATCTACTGTATATTGAATCAACTTTTTACTACCCTCTTCTATTCCTCCTGTGGCTACTTCTAATTGTTTGACTCTCCAAAATAAACGTGGGAGTTTCTCCACATAATATTCTAATTTCATACCTTATTTGATTTTAAATATTCTTTTAATTCATTTGTATAATCCTGAGCGTCAAACATTTCATATTCTCCATTAGGTTTTAACCAAATAATTTTTCTTCCTTCTACTGTATATCCTGTTTGTTCAAACAATATTTGGTAGAAAGAAAGTTGTAATTGATAGTGGTTTATAGGCATGTCTAATAAATCCTTAAAGATTTTTAACATCCTTTGCTCTTTAAAATTCTTAAAGAGGTCTTTATTAGTTTTGTAATCTCCTATAATATAATGCCCTGTCTTAGTGTTATATAGAAGAATATCCCCAGTACCTGCAAACATATAGTCTTTATGGTACATCTTTAGTTCCATTACAACAGGAACTATATGGTCAGGTAAATCATTCCAAAACTTAACTATTGCCTCTTCATAACCATTTGAAGGTTTTAATATTTTATTGAAAGGATACATCTCTCCAAAATAATGAGCTGCAGTTCCAATAGATAAGGACACCTCAGAGTTAAGTTTCCACATCATAGAGGTAGTCCCATTGGGAAGACTATCTCTATTATCAATACTTATAGCAATATCGTCAAAATCTGTTTTCTTGACAAATCTTTTAATAAGTTTGGAAACAGAATTTTTAATCCTGTTTCCATTTACACTATATATGTGGTTGGGTTCATTAAATTCTAAATCTTTAAAGAAACCAATGATTTTATTTTCATTCATCTGACAAAGATAATAAAAATTATTTAAAATCTATCCCTGTATTGGATTCATTTTCAATATCAAAGAATTCGTCCTCTTTATAAATCTTTTTAGAATTGTAAACATACACCTCAGATGATAGCCCAGGTTGTCCTGAACCAAAGTTTGTGTGCATCCATTTACTACTACCATATTGGGATAGTACTTTCTTATATCTAAAGTTTTTAGCGTACCCTTCTGCTGATTGATGTAAATCTCCACTTATGACACTAACATTGTATTTATCTAGTTCATTTACCCTAATATAATCAGAAAGAACAGTAGAGACCTTATCATTAATAACTAAAGGTAAACCATTCTTCATATCTTCATCATCTTTTCCATGACCAAAAACTATTGCATGACCTCCAAAGACAAAATGATTATAAGGCTGGTAGGAGACATAAGTTTTGATAAATGGGTATTTACACTCCAAATAAGTTTGAAGGTGTCTCATAGCTCCATATTCAAAGTCTCCACCATGATTTGAGTTACTTGTGGCAACAAAATAGATTTCTGCTGCATATTCTCCTTTTACAATTAAATCAAACAACTCTCTATGTAATTCTACATAAAAATCTTGTTGCTCTCTATTATTTAATTGTTGAGGTAGTGTGTGTGAGGATGTTCCTCTTAGTCCTCCTGTGGTCTTTTGATTATACCCATCTAAAGCATCACCAAAATCCATAATATATAAAGCTTCAAATTTTCCATGTAAAGCAACACTTTCCTCAATATTTTTAATAGTAGCATAAACTATTCTTTCTCTCATTACACTTCTATCATATTTGTTCTGATAAATGGAGTCTAATTTAGTAAGAGCTCCTATATGCTTATCTGAACCATATACAAAGTGTGCTTTATTGTTTGTGAAAAGGTTGGGTTCATATTTGTAAGGTGTAATTTCTTTTGTAAGAATTTCTTTTAAAGTTTGTAGATGCTCTTCAGAATAGAAATTCTCTTTCTTTTTCATTTTAATCCAAGGATTACCATTTGGATTAGTTGTTACTCTTTCAATTTCAAAGTTATCGTAATCTATATCTACCTCTTGTTTTACCTCTTGTTTGAATGTCTCAAACTGTAATTCATTATTTTTAAAGGTTTGTTTTACTAGACTTAACTTTTTTTCTTGTTTTATATAGGATTGCCACATTCTTTGAGCTTCCCTACTTATTGCTTTTTTCCTGTATTTACTGTCTTTTTGTGCTCTCTTTTTATTTGGAGCTGTAATTTCATATCTTTCAGCTATTGATAGCCAAGTTTCTCCTGTACCTAATTTTCCACCATTGTTAACAAGGTGGTTAATTATTTGTTTTTTTATCATATGTATTTTTTAGTGACCTTCAGGGTTTTCATTGTCTTCCCAGTACTTGACTTCTTTGTTTGTCTGTCCTGTTACTTTGGAAGTAATTTCCCTAAAATATGTGAAGATATCAGCAATAGAACCTATGGCTGATTTTCCTGAAACATCTTTTAAATTCTCATCAATACTCTTTACTTCAATCATAACAAATGCCCAAAGTAAAAATTTTGTTAAAGTAGCATCTAAATTAATTAATGGTACTGTAAATTCAATTTCACCTCCAAAGCCATAGATTTCTACTACAAAGACTACAATGGCTGCCATTATATATTGGTATGATTTTGCTATTGTTTGTCTTATTCCTCCTGATATAATTCCATATCTATAATCTGAAAATTTCAAAGAAGTTGTTCTTTCTTGTCTAAGCTGGCAAAAATAAGATACCAATGCAGTAAGTAAATCAATAGATATAACAAAAAAGAGTGCTATTAATGGGTATATCACAGTTTCTATTTGAGCTAAAAGTGGAGCTGGAAGTAGTATCCAAAGATTCTTCCAATTAAAATTTGATACTAAATTTAAAAGATAAAATGGTCTATGCATTTGAATTGTTTTCATTATAATACTCTTTTAAGTTCAAATAGAAAAATGAGGACATTATAATATATTATTTTGCAAATATACAAATTAATCCTTAAATAAAAAGGTTTTTGTCTTTTTTATTGTTTAGTGAGATACCCAAGCAGTTCCATTATAGAATACTGGACACACTACTGCACCACCTCCTGTTAGAGTTCCTAAATAAGTTGGAGCTGTTGCATCTGTAACATAAGCCATACTTCCTGTTGCAGGGGCTACTGGTAAAGTAGCTACTATATATTCTCCTACTGCTACTGTTGCACCAAAAACAGTTTGCCCATTTTTGTACATAACTAGAGCATCACTGAGACTTCCTGCACCTGTACCATTACCTATAACTATTAATCTATCTGCAGCATCCCAAAGAAAAAGTGAATTTGGTGTATAAGTTGTGTTATATTGACCAAAAACAAATTCATAACCTGAATGCCCTGTTAGATTGTTCCCAAATAAATAATTAGGTGTCCCATAATTGATATTATTACTTCCAAAAATGTGAGCCCCTTGTCTTGACATAATATTATTACTTCCAAATATAGCTCCATTGGATACATTGCTAGTTGCAGAATTATTATCTCCAAAAACAGCAAAGATACCTCCACTAAAACCATCAAAGTTATTATTGTCTCCAAATATTTGAAAATTTTTAATACCTCCTGAATGGTTATTTTGCCCATGAATAAATCTTTGAAAAGACTGTACTCCACTTACAGTAATGTTATATTTTCCAAATACTACATCTCTTAGACCAGTTACTCTGTTTTCCTGACCAAAGACAGCACCATCATCATTACTGTGGATGTTAGCATATCCAAATCCTACACTATTATATCCAGTTAACGCAGTACCAAAACCTATTAAATAATTATATTCTCCTGAAGGTCCATCCCAAGTTGCTGAAGGAACCCCTTCATAGTAAGGATTATCATATACTCCATCACCAGAAAATTCATGAGTTACATCATCTGGTGCTGGGTCTGCAAAAGAAATATATTTGTGTACTCCTCCTGGCAGTATTACAACTATTTGGTACCAATATTCTAATCCTTTAAAAGAAGAGTCAGTAAATTCTGTTCCATTACCTACAACATTAGAGCTGCCATTTTCTAAAGTAATTGTTCCAGGACCTGTACCATGCACTAAAGCAACACTTTCCAAACCAAAGTTATTTCCAATAGCAGATAATTCTAAGTCTCCTAGAGAAGGAGCACTTGCAACAGGAGCTGGAATATTCCCTAACTCTCTGTATATCTCTTGAAAATTTAATTGAGTTCTTATTAAGTTTTTGTCTTTTGTATTTTTTAAGTCTAGATTTATCATTTTTATTGTTTTATTGTTTAATTATAATACTTTCTGCAGCATTTAAGAGCTAAATTTAGCATCTTATTTTCTTATTTTTTTGTTGCCAAATATTCCCTCTGTATATATCACTGTATTTAAGCAATGCCCAGGGTCTAAAAAATCTAAAATTGCAACAAGTCCTTTTCCTACCTTAGTTAAAGTTATACCTATTTGGTTTTTACCTAAAACATAACTAATAGTCTCATACTTGCTGCCAAATTTATGTTTGCTATTCTTAGATAAGAATAACCAGTTTAAAGGTACTTGTAAGACTACACATCCAAACACATCAATACAATAAGCTCCTGCTGTAAATATGTCTCCTATTCTAGCTAAACCTTCAAAGAATCTTCTTTTGTAGATATTAGCAACTAATACACTAACGATTCCTAAAATAAAAGTTTCTTTCATTAGAAATAGAGATAGTGCAAGAAGCACTATCCCTATTATAAATTTTAATATCAGTTTACTTTTTTTCATTTTAAATATTAACTAAAATCTTGTATTGCATATAAAATTGTAAGTTTAATATCACTATTACCTACTGTTGCATTTGTAACAGTAGATAAAGCTATACCTTCATTAATTGATAACTCTCCTCCACTTGGTCCTGTTTTATCAATATCAAAAGCTTGAATAGCTCCAGCATTCCAATCTGCAATTACTCCTACATTTATTTCAATACCACTTGTTTCATATTTAAAATCAAGTTGTGTTGTAAAGTCGTAAGCAACTGTATTAAAGTTAAGATATCCAGTAATAGCTAGAATCTTTATAACTGTATTTGCTCCTCCTGCTGGTACTACTACAACTGGTGTAGTTTGTAAATTCAATAGTTGGGCAGGAGTTAAAGTTACTTTCACTTCTTTTACACTTGATACTGGAGAAGAAGGGTTAGCTGTCAACCACTCTTCTGTGATTATTGTTCCTTCTCCTATAAAGCTCATTCCCCAAGTTGTTACTGCTGGGACATTTGAGACATCAAATGACATCTTTTTTGTTGGTGTTGCTCCATCTACTAGTCTAAAAGTAGTTGTTGAGATTTCATCAGAAAGAGTTGGCAGATTACTTAAATCATTATAGTCACCTGATGTAGCAACTGTTGCTAAACTTGGTAAATTACTTAAGTCGTTGTAATCTCCTGATGTAGCCACAGTAGCTAAAGAAGGTAAATTACTTAAATCATTGTAATCCCCTGATGTTGCTACTGTTACTAGTGCAGGAAGATTAAGTAAATCATTGTAATCATTACTTGTTGCTACTGCCCCTAAAACTGAAGCTTCTACATAGGTAGAAGTACCATCAGCACCATCATTCTCTATTCCTGAAGTTTTTGAAGGTATAGTAGGTTCTGTGGGTATTCCTCCAGTAGTTGATGTTTGTAATATTACATCATCAATATACCATCCAGTAGTACCTCCAATATCTTTGTAAGGTTTGATTTCAATTACTGATACAGCAGGAATATAAATATCCACATCTGCAATAGGCAAAATAATTTGTTGCCAACCAGTATCTAAAGCATCAAAACCATATTGATTATGTCTAATCTCAGCTACACTTATAGGGACTCTTTGAGTTTCAGCAGCACCACTACCAAAATAAACAAATATTTTACCTTTTACTTGATAGTTCTCTTTTAACTTTACCCAAAAAGATAAAGTATTCATTTCGGCTGTATTTACTGCTGATGGTGAACTAAAATAAGCAGTTTCATGAAGTGTGTTCAAACCTTCAACTGATTTAGTTCCTGAATAGGATATGGCTGGATTAATTGTTACTTCTGGTGCATCTGCTGTGAAATTCCATTCTGTTGGGTCTCCTAAATCTTCATCAAATATTTGAACATTCCCATATCCTGTTGGGTCTGTGGCACCTGCAGAAACAAAGATAAATTTGATAGGGAATTGTGTTTCGTGGTCATAATTAGGCTCAGCAGGTGTTGCACCTGTAATTTCTCCTGTAATAATTTGCACTGTACCATTTATATTAGCTACTGCTAAATCGATTCTATCAAAAGTTGCATTAGCAGCAGCAAGACTTAAAGTTTGTGCTACTGCACTATACCATACATTTTCAACTTTAAAGCTGTTTGCAAAGACATAAAAGTCTAAACCTCCACGCCATTCAGCTCCTGCATCTACACTATTAGTACTTATATTATATAATTCTGTGAAGTTGTCTTCTGCTTTACTAAAAGCATCTCTTACGAAATCTCCATTCTGTCCATTAGGTGTCCCTATGTTGATGTTTTGTTGTGCCATTATATTTGTATTTGTAGTTGGCTAATCTTGTAATTAACAGTATCAATGGTGATAGTAGCATTACTTGCTTTGAAGTCAAATGCACTAACAAATTGTGTATGGTAATTACATATGCTTGGGCATTTATACCTCAAACTTTTCATTAAACCTTCTATTGTTCTAATTTTTGTTGAATACTCAAGATTTCCTGCATTATATTGTGTTTGTGAATACTCTAGTGCTTTTTTAAGAGTATTAAACAGTACAATAGTGTCTGTGCTTATAGTATCACCTAAAATAAGCCTCATATCTAAAGCTTTTTTTACACTTCCTACTAATATGTTTGTATTGTTTAAATCACTCATTATACTAAAGTTATAATATTATCCACTGTTTTGTATCCAAAACCTGTTCCAGTTAAATCTTCTCCTAAGTCTGGGCACACAGCACAAACTTCACATAGGTCATTTAATGTATCTATAATTTGAATAGCTTCTTCATACAATCCAAAATTCATTGTATCATATAAAGTATCTAAGACTGTACTAATAAATAGAACTTCTTTTTTCTCTCCACATTCATCATTACTTATCTCACAGTTTTTTATTGTAATACTAAGTACCTTATCTAGCATACACTCATGGTAAGGTAAAAAGTTGGTGACAATTCCTATAACAGAACTTTCCTCTGATACAGCTTCATCAGAATAAACTTCAAAAGCAAAGAAACCTGCAAAACTTTCAACTCCCATATCTGCTGCAGTTATTGAAAAATCTTCATTTTCATCTACACCAGATAACAATGCAGTTAAATCTATAACATTGTTATAATCTAAATAGGTATCTCCTGTCCAACCTATAACTTTAAGAACTTTATTTCCTACATCAGCAGATAAAGAACAAGTAATAGTTGTGAAAGTAGAATCTATGCTTAATATATTTATTACCATCTTAGTTTAGTTTATTTAAGTTTAATTTAGCTTGTTTAACTTGATAGTCAGGTAATTGTAAGTCTCCTGCAGCAATAAGGACAGCTAAGTCCACAATCTCTCTATGGGTGTGTGCAGGCAATATACAGTCCTGAGTCCCAGTTAATAATTCCCCTGAGGGTAAATTATATCCTCCTCCACCTCTCCAGCTTTCAGCATTATGGATATAAGGTAATGTTTTTATATATGAAATACAAGCTCTTTTGTTAGTAAATGTACCATCATCATGTAACTTTATTCCATCTTTAGTGAAAATAGCATTTACAACTCTCCATTCAAATGAAGAACAATCAAATGGGCTGTTTTCAAAATCATCATCATGTTGTCTAATCGTAATAGTGGCTGGAAATTCAACACACTCTCCTTTATTCATATAACTTGTTCCTGAAAGAAAGTGCCAGTAATCCCCTGGTAAAGCAAGCACATTATTAACAACAGTAAGACAGTAGCTATCATTAACTACTGTCCTAATGTCATCTATACTTCTTTGTGAGGTCTCAAAACCCAAACTATTTTTAAGTCTGGGCTTTGCTACCATTTTAACAAAAAGTTCTTGTGCCTCATTAAGTTTCCAATCAATCTCAGGTATTTTAAGGTTCCGAGTTTGTTGGCTGTCGATTTTATTTAACTTCGATTTGAAGTCATAATGCATATCTTTTATAGTCACAAGGTTCTAATTTAAAGGGTTATACGTTAAGTAAAGCCTCTAATGCTGCATAAACTCCAGCATCATCTGTTGCTAACATCACTGCAAAAGAACGCTTATCTCCATCATTTTTATTAACCTTGTCTGTGGCAAACTCAAAGTTTACTACATTATAGCTAACGCCATTAACGAATTGATAAACTAAATCTCCACTTGCAATACCATCACTCAATTGAGGATAGTTATTCAAGTTAGTGTAAAGTGACATGCAATCAAATTCAGTTGCTCTCAAGTCTGCTCCTGCACCCAATTCATAAACCACATCTTGTGTTTCAGTGAACTCAATAGAAGGACCTGCATTACCATTGATTTTAACAGCAGGTGTCAATTTCACTCCTCTTGGGAAGATATAATTAACATCAAGGTCTTTATAATCTCTGGTTGTAGCTGGTTTCCCTTCTATAACAAGAATCAACATTCCTGTATCTGTTGCAGGAGTAGCATCTGTATTCAAGATAGCTGTACCTGTAATAAATGCATCTACATTTGAAATGTATCCTGTTAAGCTGGCTACGTCAATCCATGCAGTTGTTGCAATGTCATAGACTTGCATTGCTGCATCAGCAGTGTTCAACACAAGTTCACCTCCTGTTGGAGCTGGAATTGCTGCATCTCTGGCTGCATCATCAGCATAGGTAGTTAAACCTGTTACATCATAACGTAATTTTGCTAAGTAAAAAGGTGAATTTGCATTGTTAACTTGGTTAAACAACTCACGACTAATATTGTGATTGTCATAAGTTGGATTTCCAGTACAGTCACAAGCTGCTGTCAACTCTGATGGAGAACTGGCTACATGTGTATCCATATTCACCCAAGAAAGTCCACGCTCACGCATAAGTGACTCTTCATCCAAATTAATTCTGATTGTAGCTGTACTAATGCAGTCACACTCAGTTGAGGCAACAGTGCCTTCCCAAATGTTAACCACAGGTGCAGTATAATCTTGTGATACTGCTCTACTAACTGACGCTTTGTCAATAATGTCCATAGAGTAATAAACTTCTCCATTCAATTTAGATACAAATCTAAATCGGTCTGGTAAGCCAGCCCAAACTGTTGCTGCTGGTAAACTCGTATCAGAGCCTTCAGCATATACACCAAATTCTCCATCTGCCAAAAGGTCAAGTGTTTTAGAATCTGCTATTGCATCAACTCGAAAGAGCTGCTTATTCTGTGCTAATGTATGTTTCATAATTATTGTATTTTAGATTTTATATTTAATAAAACCTCTTGATTATCTGAAGATGATAGTGTCTCTCTAACATCATCCTCACTGAAACCTAAATTGGTTTCAAAGTAGAAAATTCCTTTTTTAGTACGTTTAAGTACATTTTTCTGAATAGCTGATTTTATGTCAGCAGTCAGTGATATTTGCTCAGAATCCTGTTTAAGTAACTCTTGAAGTTCCAAAGATAACTCTTTTTTATTAAATATATCCTCAAATCTTACAGTTAAATAATCTTCATCCTTATTATCAGTGTTCTCATTCAGTAAAATTAAAATAAGTTGCCTTTTTCTCGCTAAAGAAAGATTTGAAACTTCTTTTATTAAAGAGTTACGACTCTCTAACTTAGATGCCTTAATCTTATTAGCTGCACTTTCATTAAAAATATAATGAGTTGCTTCTGGCTTGCTTCCAGTATTCATCTCTTCTTCACTTTTATAAATATAATTGTTTACCAATAAATACTTATATTTCACGAAGTCAATTTGATTTTTGCCTGGATACAGAAAGATTGGACTATTGCTTAATTCTACCTTTACGATTTGACTTTCCCAGAATGGGTGACTTACACCTCGCCTATAAGTTGAATCTAAATCATATGGAAAACCATCTGAGTGTAATTTTTCAACTTCCTCTTGAGTAAGCCCTGTTGCATATTTAAGTGTAACAGGGTTTACAAAAGGGGCTAATATGTGAGCCTGAGAAAAGTATTCCAAGTTTTCGGAAAAACTTTTTATACCATCTCTTCCTGGTATTGGTCTGATTTCTATTTTTAAATCTTTATCTACCATTGCTCTATCTTATTTTATTCGTTAACAGTTTTCACTAATTCACCAGTTACAGTTGAATCTGTGATTTCTATTCCAATACTATCTGAGATATGTACTTCATAGTAATCACCTGAATGTGTTGCTCTGTCTCCAGTGCTAACTCCACCTGGTCCAACTCGACCTAAAATTCGTGTGCTACCATAAACTTTATTCTTACGAACAAGTTTGATGTTGTCTTTAGATAAGCTATCACCATTTCCACCAGTTACATCAAGGATTGTAACCCTTTGTGACTGTAAAGGCACACCTGTAAGTGGGTCAATATCTCGGTGAATAGACTTATCATCATTCATAGCATTGTGAACTAACTTAAATGCTCCACCATTAGGTAGGTCATAAGTTACAAACTGATATCCAGTACGCAATGAGTTGTTATGAACTCCTTGAGCACCTTTAATGAATGTAGAACTTTCTCGGATAATAGCTTTACTACCTGTCCAAGTATCAAGAGCTTTAGAGAAATCTTTCATTCCATAATGTCCAGATAATCCTACTACCTCTCCTAAATCTCCTGGATTTATTCGAGAGTACACAATTCTATCAAAAAATGCTTCAATTAGTTCAGCAGACATTGTAGTAAATCGTTCTACATTTCCACCAAAACTAATTTGCTGTTCCATACCAGCACCAGGGTTGATTGGATATCCTGAATCAGGGTCAATCAAAGGTTGGTCACCAAGACGAGAATAAAGAGCATATGTTGCCATCTCTTTGTTCATTGCCATGTAGTAATCAGCCTCTTGCTTATCCATCCATGATTTACGAACTTTTCCATCATCATCTTGGAAAGCAATTTCAACTACTGCTTGAGCAGCAAAATCAGTCACTTTATACTCCTTACGAAGTTTAACAAGTGAGTTCTTGTACTCAACATTAGTGTAATTCTCAGTGTGTGAACCACTTTCAGCAGCTTCACCACGCATATTAAACATACGAGTCCACTTGGTTCCTGGCTTTAAATATTTAGGGTTCAAGAAATGCTCTGCACCTTCAGTATAAACTTGAAGAGTATATATAAATCCTCTTGTTCCCTCTGCTTTTTTGTCCTTAACTACACATACTTGTGATTTGTCAGAAGAACCTGGTCCAATTGATTCACCAATTGTAAATAAGTCAACATCTACTAAAATAGTGATATTTTGACGATACTTACCTGGGGTTGAGCCAACAGTTCTGTTTTCAAGGATAGTCATAGGACGATACCCTTTTACTTTCATTTTCCATGACCAGTTTAGGTCATCGATGTACTTAGTTTTCCCTAAACCAAAGATACCTTCTAAAACATTTCCATTGGAAAGGTTAAGACTGTTAGTTTTTGAAGCAAAGATTGCTCTTGTTGGAGCTTCAAATACTGTTGGTTTAATTGCTAATTGGTTACTCCAATGGTTCAAGTCTGTCATTTTTGTAGAATTGAACTTTGCTTGTCGCACCTGCAATTTGTTAATTTGTGTTGCCATAAATTATTGTTTTTGTTTAATTAAAATAATCAGCTAAAGGTCTGTTCTGTCTTTTAGACACACCCCCTGATTGTGATATAACACTCTTTTTACTTCGCCTAACATTATCTCTAACCTTCTTTACTACCTTTGTTTCTGTATCTAATTTGATTTCCTCAAAATTTAGTTCCCCATCTTCTGTGGCTGATTTCAATAGTTTAGCCATTTGGACTGAACCAGTAGGACTGTTTAAAACTCTCATTAAGTCTTTTTGCATTTTGGTAATCTGATTACCATTCTGCATCTTGACTATTCTATCAGACATATAGTCTGGTAGTTGTCTTTTATCAGAAGGAGAAATAGAGAATCCATTTATCTCTTCTGTCTCTTTAAGAAAAGTTGACACTTTGCCTTTAAGGGCTCGTCTATCTTCTTTATCTTGAAGTTTCTTTTGTTCTTGTGATTTGAGGATAGCTTTTTCTTCCTCTTGTCTTTTCTTTACAAACTTATTAAAGTGTGTTTCAGAATGTTTTTTCATTCTACCTGAATCTTTAAGGAATTCAATTTGAGCATTGATATATTCATCATCATACCCTTCTCCTTTTAATCCATGGCGAATTGCTAATTCTTGATTGGCTTCATCTTCTAAATCAAGATTTGTACTTAGTCCTCTCTCATTATTTAAGGACACAGCATTTAAAAATTCATTGATGTCACCTCCATTAAGTGCAAATTTGTTAATCTCCTTAACAACATCTGGTAAACCATCAAATAAAGTTTCAAGTCTTTGCTCAAAAATTTCTCCTTCAATAGTGTCTTCCAATATTTCAGCAGCTCTTTCTTCTGTCAAAATTTCATTTTCTTCTAACTCATACTGAATTAGACCTTTTTCTTTCAGTAGGTTTAGGGCTTCAATAGAAGGACCTTCCTCTGTTTCAGTTCCAGAACCTGATGAAGATTCATCAGCTCCATTTTCTTTAGGTTTCCGAGAATCTTCAAATTCATCTTCTTCCTCTTCTTCATTTTCAGCAGCATCAAACAAACTTTCTTCTTGCTCTTGCTCCTCTTCCCCTTCCTTACTAAAATCTTCAGGTTTAGGAGGGTTTTGTGTTTTATCTTCTTCAGGTGTTTCATCTCCATCATTGACAGCAAAAAAGTCTATGTCTGTCATTTCGGAGTCATCAAAACCATCAAAAGTGTTATTATCTTCGTTAATCATTGTGCAAATATAAAATAAATATTAATAATAATTCACATAAAAGTGAAAAATTTTCAATTAGTGTGTAATAGCTATTTTTTATTTAGAGGTCTTTTTAAGTTTTTTGTTCTCTAAAGCCATCTTATCTTCATGCTCTTTTTTTAGTTGATTTAGTTTCTCTCTGTCTAATTGATTCTTACCACGCTTAATCTCAGCATCTACGCCATTTCTTGCTATTTCAAGATAGTCATTTACACCATCATTATCAGCATCAGCATCAGGATTAAAAGACATTCCTGTAAGAGCTGATTGAGCAATAACAGTTTTACGTCTTTCTTTTTCCTTAAGAACAATAAGTTCTTTCTCATTCTCATGTTCTTTTTCTAAACCTTTTTGTTTTATCAATTCAAGTTCTTTAGCTTGTTTACCTCTATTAGCTTCAATGGCTGCATCTTCAGCTTTTCTGTCCTTCTCAGCTACTTTAAGAGTCTCTTCAGCTTCAATGATACCTTCTTGTCTAATTACAGATAAGATGTCAGAGAGTTCAGCTTTTTGATTCTGCATGGCTGCATGAGCAAGTTGTCTGATTGTTTGCATAGCCTCTTCTGCTTTTGTTGAATTAGCTACAAATAAACCTATGGTAGAATTATCAAGTAGATTGACATCCAGTTCTAACATTTTAATAGACATATCATCTAAAGGGTATGAAAGCTTTACAGCCTTTTTACCTGAGTATGCAATTTTAGCTGTCTCAATTAGAGCAGTAAGAACATTCTTTTTAAATGAGTTATGAATATCAAAATAAGGTTCAAGTATGTTTGAAGTTTGTATTAAGTTTTGTCTGTTATTACCCACAGAATCACCAGGTCCAGCCTGACCTTCAACAGCTTCTGTAATCCCTAAGGATGCTCCAGCTTGTCTTTTCAGGTATTCAGCAAATTCGATATACTTTCCAATATCTGAGGCTAAAGATAAATCAATAGTTTTAGCCATCGTATTAACATCAGAATATCCTGTGCCTTCTTCATTTGGGTCAAACCACATAAAAGGAGAACTTTCAAAAAAGTACTGCCATTTATCTATATCAATTCCTGCACTGTCTGGGATAGCATTAATGTTCATCATTACTTTCTTCCCTTTATCAGAGGCTAAAAGTAATTCTAATCGATACATAACTATATTATAGTAGTACTGATACACTTTTAATCTGTCCATAGGAGCAGTAGGAACTGAATTCATATCATCAACATATACTCCAATATAAGGAAATTTACATTGACGAAGATTGTCTATATCTTTAAATTGTCCTGGTATTGGTCTCATATTCACATAGATAGGGTCTTCAACCACTATTTTCCATGTTTCATAAGCCTCAGGTAACCAATCATATTCAATACTTACATCTCCAGCAGCAGGATTCAATCTATATTTCTCATCTACTATCATCATCTGCTCTTTACCATTTTTATCTTTGTAGGTAAGGAAAGCAAGTTTTCTTAAAGACTTCCATAAAGTGTGTACTACCCTAACATTAGAGTAGTCTTTATACTCTCCATCCATTTCATCATTTCTGTCTGCTATATCAAATAAGTCTTCTGCAGAGTTGTCACTAATATAAGAAGCATAAATTCTATCCATCTCAGCATCTGTGAGTTCATCTCCAAAGTACTGTATAATTTCAGAAGGGGTCATTCTATATTCAACAGAAACAGATTCTCCATCTTCTATAAAAGGAGATATGGTAGCTCTTTTAGCATTGACATCTAAAGAGTTGATGTTCCACACTTGAGGTTCATCATTTAAAATACCAACATACATTATCTCTTTGGCTGATAAGCTAAGATGCTTAAATGCCTCATTAAATTTTCTTCGTATATCAGTCTTATATATAAGGTACTCAAGTAGCTGGTGGCTCATCACCTCAGCAGGGTCTTGATGTTCCCTCTCCATATATTTTTTAGTTTCCTCAGGTGTCTGTGCATCCAAGGCATCTTTTATTTGTTGTTGTATTTGAATTTTTTCTTCTTCACTAAGCTCTTTCCCTTTATTAGCCTGGGCTGCTTCCATCTCAAGTTTTTGTTTGATTGGTCCAAGCATCTCAGCAATAACAAAGTCTCTAATTTTACCAAATTCAACTTGTTCTTTTCTTGTAGTGGCTTCAGGGTTTGTAGCAATAGTTCTCCAAGAGAAAGGTCTCTTCATCTCCATTCCAAGTAAAGCTTTTATTTTACCAGAGGAAATATCTCGGTTAACCATGGTAGCAGGCAATTCACCTGATTCAGCACCAAAGGGCTTACACACATATTCAAAATCTTTAAGGTCTAAACGATTATTGAAAAGGTGATAGTTCACCTGCATTCTCTTATAGTCAGATACCTGTCCATAAGATTCTCTTAAACTGTTGTGGTCAGCATCTAGTTCATCTGCCTTCTCTTTATACCACTGTTTTTTATTGGCATTCTTTTGTTGAGTGCTTAGCCTTTCATTCTTTTTAATCTTATCCATATTATTATTTTTGCAAAGTTAGTTCTTTTTATACATATTTTGTATGTTTTCTAAAAGTTTTTTTGCAGTATTGTTTTCTTTACCACTTCCATATGATTTATCAAGTACCTCTTCTTGTACTTGAAACATACACATAAACAAACTTGACACTGCATCAAAGTTTCCAGTTCTATTATAAGCTATCAGTTCTTCTAATAGTCTAATAGAATATATTTTATCTATAACTGTAATGGCATTTCCATTTTCGTCATAATCATAAACAGTTAATAACCATTCTTTAACATACCTTTCACCAGCATCTTTAAGTTGGTTATTCATGTGACACCCAAAAATCCTAGCTACTTTGGAATTTTTAATATTCTTACTAATAACTCTATCAGGTTGAGCTGCCAACAAATATAGTCTTTTTATTCTTTGAAAATAAGTTTTTACACCAGTAACTTCATTTTCATACATAATTTTTGTTCCATATAGGTCAGCAAACATCTCTGCAATTCTATCTATATCAGTTGGTGTTTCTAATCTACCTATATATTCTGCCACTATAATGTCATAGTGTTCAGTGCCTCTATGCTTACTCTTATAAACTGTAATAGAAGCTAAAGATGTCCCTGAATCTTGTCTAACAGGGTCATAACCAATTTTATATAATCCTGGTGGTGGTTCTGCAATAGGTTGTTCATAAATAACAGGACATCCTCTTTTGTCAGTGGGAACATTATAATAACTTGTGATTGGGTTTGCTGTACCATCTAAGATTGGTTCTGCCACAACTTTACCATCTTTGTAATACATATTAACAGGAGTACCTTTACTTTGTTGCCACCCTTTACCTTTAACTTTCTGCAGTTGCCTTTTTAATTCAAGTATTGGAAAGTTATTAACAGATACAGCAGCAAATGCTTCCCCTGGTCCAAGAGGTTTTTCTTGCATTCTCTTTTGAATCTCTGTTGAGGTGGCTCCATGGTCAATTAGTTTCTGCCTTGTTAATAACTCTAATTTTTTAGCTCCTTCTTTATCTGAATTTCCATTTTCATCATAAAAGCCTTCCATATTCCAATTGATAGGGTGGAAAAATCCAACAGTTAAATCTAAACTATCTTCATCCCAAACATTTACAAATGGAAGTAAATCAAAAGCTTGAGGTCTTCCAAACATATCAGCATAATCTGCTGTTCCACCTGACATATCTCCAGAAGTACCAAATATTGTAATCATTCCTGTTTTGATTGCCCCTGCCATTACACAATCTTCAGTTGCCTTGTATGAATCTTTTAATAGACCAGGTGTACCAAAGGCTCCAGATTCTTCAAAGAAAACTTCTTCAGCATCTTTACCCCTGGCAGCATCAGCATTATCTTTAAATGTTAAAGCTAAAATCTCAGATTTAAAACCTTTCTCTAACTTAATTCCATTTTTATATTGTATGTATGAAGCTCTAATGTGTCCTGAACCTAACCTATCAATAACATCAGAAGGCATTGCCCATCCTGTGTTTTCATTAATAAAGTTTATGTTCTTATAAGCCATACCAAAAATACCATTTGGATAGAGGTATTTCTTATCGTGAGCTCCAAAAATTGTTAGCTTATTAGGTTTTGTAAAATAGTTGTTTGAACCAATAGCAGCAGCTTTTAAGGAATACCCTTTCCTCCTACTCTTACCTACAATAAGATTCCATCCTCCATATAAGTAGTCTGGCTCAATAGTTACATACAGGTTTAAGCTCTCAAACAATTCTTTTGCTTTAAGAGCTTTTTCTTTAGTTGGTAGTTTTAATGTTGCTTCTTTTTCTTCCCCTTTTAATAGAGTATCGATTATACCATATCTAGCTATCTTTCTTACCCAAAAGTAATTATAATCTCCATCCCAGAAGTCAGGAAAACCCTCTACCTTACTTGCAACATTACCTTTAATCTCTCCTACTTTTTGTATAGGACAATAGTTTAGATAATTATAATGTTCTCCAGTGATTTTTGCATTACCTACTTCATATCCATCAATAGACCTTGTTCTTTCTCTTTTCCAATAAGATAGCCAATCAGGTGTACCCCAAGGGTCAGAGACATAATACTTATGTTTCATGAAGTGTTCTCCAGCTTCTCTAAAGACTTGAGTATTAATCCATGTTCCATCAGCATTCCTAATAGAATCAACCTTGCCTGCTACATTATAGTCCTCCATATTATCTTAAACTTTCTGGGTCAGCAAAGAAAGAAATTTCTTTATTACTTCTGTTTTTTGTTTCTTCATAAAGTTCCTCTTCCACTTTTTTCTCTAAAGTCTTCAAGTTTCCTAAGACTTTTTCAGTATCATTTAGAGCACTGGTAATGTCTCTAGGCTTATAAACAGGATTGAAGGTTTTTGGATTCACTGCTGTTATATCTACTTCATTAAAAAATTCTTGCATCTTCTCAGCAGCCCTTTTTGCAGCCATATAATAGTTATAGGTTGTAGATGCTTCAGACTGAAATTTTATAAGTTTGTGAATTGCCTGTTTAATCAATTCATCAGGTTTCCAATTCTCTCTGTCTGTAATCACATCTTTAACAACTTTTTCTTCTTTTTGATTTTCAGGATACTGTCTATAAGGGTTGCTTTTTTTCATCGAACTCATAAATTCAATATATGCAAACTCCTCTAAAGCATGATACTTCTGCTTAGACTTATCTCTTTCCCATATCTCCTTAAAAGGATTAACTAATAGTGTTTCAGTGTTTGGGTACACTGTTTTCTCTGTAACTGTGAATAGGAACGCCATTTAGAATTCTTTTATTAAGCAATAACTTACATAACTTTGGTTCTTTACTAAGTCTAAAATCTCATAATATCTCCCTACATTATTTATCACCTGACATCCAACACTCCAACCACCAATGAATTTTCTAATTAGTGATAGGTTCTTTGTATAGGTAACTGTGTGGAAATTAACACCTCTAATACCTTCTCTCATTTCTCCCATCTGCTCTACTTTAGCATTCTTATTCCAATCTCTGAAATATTTGATAGGACGAATTTGTTTTAGTGCAGGCATCTTACCTCTGTGGTGTCCAAACTTCCATAATCCATGATACCACTCATCTGTCTTAACAACTAATACTCCATCTTTACTATATTTTTCATAGTTCTTTAAACCAGTAGTTCCAGCATTAGTTGTTCCTGAAACAACCATTATAAATTTCTTACCTTTAAAAAGATAAAACTTATCATCAAATTGGTCATATACATCCTCTTGAGATTGTACACCAAGTATCCAATAATTTGGAGGAAAGCCCTTAAAAGATTTTAATGAACTTACTCTTTCTAATAATTCTTCATCTGTATAATTTTTTACTTTTGTCATTTTTTACTTTTTTATATACATATTACCATTTATTTATCTTGCATTTTGCACTCTCTGCTTTGACTTTTGCCTTCATGTGACAAGGGCATAAGCTACACCAAAAATTTGTATTTTGTATAAAGTGAGGGCATGCTTTGCATATCTTCACTCTCTTCTTTTCAAAAGGTGTTTCTACTCCTTTTATTAGGTTTCCATAACCATCATATAAATTTTTAAGTAATCCCATTTTTCTTAATAAATTTTTCAAGCATATCTTTTAATTTAAAAAATTGCTTGGGTTCAATTTTGTTGTACTTGAATCTTTCTTTAATGTTGGTCAGCATTCTTTTTGCCCTCCCAGGGTACACTTGAAAAGTACCAAAATATTTTAGTCTAACTGTTTCTAATTCTCCTGACTCAACTTCTTGTCTTAAAAAAATCCAAGGTGTAAAAACTATTTCTTTAAATTGTTCTAAGTTTAAGTCTGGATAATTGTCTCCATACTTTGCATAAAACTCATGTAAAAGTTCTTCGTTTCTTAATCTATCAACACTCATATCCTTTGTCTTCTAAAGGCATAACTGTATCCTTCATTTCAGGACCTATATCTACATACCTTAAATTATTACAAATAAAAATTCTTTGCCTAGAATCTGTATATTCCATATCATGAGAACATAACCAATTATAAACATCCTCTGATACTACTATTTTCATAGTGTATTCAGATTGTTTTGTTTCGATATTATAAGCTTGACTTCCTTCTACTGCTAATATATAATTCATTTTTTTAAAGTTTTTGGCAAAGGCGAGTGCCTTCTGCATCTGTTATAGAATCTATAAATTTCATTTCTGTACCTTCAGGAACATTAAGTACTTGAGGCTTATCTGTTTTCTCTCCATTCTCATCTCTACTACTATATATTACAAGCTGGTGTTCATTATATAGATACATAATCCTATCCATATCCAGTCCTGCATTGCTTGGTACACTGTTAATATCATATACTAATATTTGTTTACTCATATTTTTACTAATTTAATTCTGTACCCTTGATGATTATCAATAGGTATTAAAAATGATTTCATCACTATTTTCTTTGTGATATCATTCTTCGATAAATATCTCTTTTCTATTAATTTTTTTAGGTGGTTTCCGAGACCACCAGGTTTAAGATTCAGCTTTGCCATAACCTTTTTCCTTACGACTCCATTAAACATGTCCTCTTCTATAAGACTTTTATCTTGAGATAAGAATGCAGCCAAAACTTCAATCTCTTTAATAGACATCTTCTCTGGGAAATCTTTCTCAGGTAAAAGAATGTTTATCATCTCTAAATGCTTAACATAGTAGTCGTACTTACTGACTTTTTGTATGTTTGATATTACTTGCATTTGCTTTTAATTTAATTCTGAAGCAAAATTAATAAAAATATTAATATATACAAGCTTTTTATGAATAAATTTTATGGGGCTGTTTCAATGTATTCAAATACATGGTAGAAATTGTTACCTTTTTCAACACTACCTATATATCCTACACTTGTATTAGGAGGTAGAATAACCTCTCCTGTGTTCACTATAACTAAAAAAGTTTGAGGTACCATATTATAAGTGTTTTCTAGCATATAAAATAATGATAGGTCTTGCCCTACTACATTTATATTCATTGCTTTTACCCCTTCTGGAGCATCAACTATATGTATTCCTTGTACTATTGGTAGCACTACTAATTCTATTCTCATTATGTTATTGTTATTTCTGTTGTAAAATCACTAAAATTCATATCTCCATCCATAGTCCTTATTTTAAAGGTAGTACCTATCACTGTCCCACCATCGTTAACAACTTCTGTAAGGTCAATCGTCGTGCCAGTCGCTGTTATCTCCCTATAATAAAAATGTTTTCTATATGGTGTGCCATCGTCAATCCAAACCTCGTAAGCCTCAGTACCATTAGCATTAGGTGTAGGTGGAGTAAAAGATATATCAAAGGATGTAGCTGTTACATTACTATATCCAGGAACTGTTGGTGGGTCAACTGTTATAGGTGCTCCAACCTCAATTAAATTAGCTCCACGTAAATCTCTTGCCACAACTAAAGATGCATGCACATCAACTCCATGTTGAAAAGTAGCCCAAGAGACTGAACCTGACCCTGTGTTACTTCCTCCTACTGAAGCAGTAAAAGCGTTTCCTGCAACTCCAGTAACATTTGCTCTCACAGCTCCCAAAGCATTATCATTAACCATAGTCATATCTGAAGCTCCAGGTCTTGTGTCAGTATTTACTGCATTTTTAAGGTTAGTATGAACAGTATTAGGGTGTAATCCATCTCCTTGAAATTCTCCATCAGTAGTTGGAGCTCCAGCTACACAGGTATATACTAGACCATTGAATTCCACAGTATCTCCTACTGCCCAACCACTAGTAGTTCTTACAAAAGCATTTCTATCTGTAACACCTAAAACTGAATTATAGTATATTTTTGCTCCAGACTTTACACTTGAAAATATATATCCCCTAGCACTTAAATACATTGAAGAGATTTCACACCCATAACTAATACTAGTTAGGTTAATTATTTTTAATCTTAATAGTCCTGTTAAATTCTCGAATATCGTTCCATTAGTCCCAGTAGTTATTGATGTTAAACTTGGGCAATCAAAAGATTGAAGAGCTGGTAGTACAGATATTAATCTCCTGTCATTAGCCACTGTTACCCCTGAAACTAATCTTTTTAGTTTATTAGAACTTTGAATAGCTATTTGTGCATAGTTATATAAATTCGGTACATACAGATATTCTATATTTGCTGCTCCTGAAACAATATCTCCAGTAAGAGAAAGTCCATCTGCATCAATCAAATATGTTATACTACTATCAGACATAGCATCTGTAACACTAAAGTCAAAAGTACTTGTAATATAACATTGTACATTATTACTCCCATCAACTTCATATCTATGTATATCTGCAGTCCCAATGTCAATAAGAGAAGCCAGACTAGTTGCAGTAGGTATATAGGAAGCTCCAGCTCCTCCAACAAAAAAGTTATAATATTGTGTAGGAGTAGGATTTAGACTCCACAGTCTTTTATCTAATTCATATAAAGTGGGAATATCTTCGTCAGGTATTGCAGTATCTAATAATCTTAAGCTTGCAAGATTACCATAAAGTTTAACTGTTTCTCCTCTATCTGAAAATAAACTTACTCCTGCTCCTTGCGAAACTAACCAATCTCTGTATCCAGCGATATTTGTTCTACCCACTATAACAGAATTTAAGTACACATTCACTGCATTGCCAGAGACCTTAACAATAATATGTCTAACATCATCTTCATCTATAATCTCTGGTAAATAAAGACTTTCAGTTGCTGCCCTCCCAAAGTTACTGAAATCTATAAGTTTTTTAGTACTTGCTCTATCTATGTACACCTCTAAACCAAGTCTGCTTGTAGTTCCATCCCCTTGCCCATATATTATGCCTGTTGTGCTTGCATTATTATTATTTGCTATAACAATTAGTGTATAATCTCCTGTTCTAGTGTAATCAGGATTAATATCTCCTTGCATAGCTCTTAGACCACTCCAATCAGTTTGTAGAGTAGATGGATTTCCATTGGGGTCATATGTAGGAGTACCATTCTCCCACATCTCACACATTGCTAGACCATTAGCAGTTAAAAGTTTCTTTTGATTAATTTGGTCAAATATTTCATGTTGATATACTTTACCTGTACCAATAGAATATGTAGTTAACCAATCTGAGAAAGTAGTACCATCTAAGATATAAGTATCAAAGCTTCCTATCAAAGAGGCACCAGTGACTTCAGCAAATTCTCCTTCTTGAAACCACAAACTTCTTCTACTAGCATTATCTAAGTCTGTTTTCCAAATAATTGCCATGTTTGTGTCTTCTTTTGAAACAATTGGGCATCTATTCCATGAATACCAATATTCCCAAGTTCCAAAATCTAAGTAGTGAGGTTCTATTACAGGAAGTTCTACTCTTCGTCTATGTTCAATATGTTTTTGCATTATGCAGGATTTCTTTTAACGAAACTATAATAGGTAGTAGTTCCAATATGCTCTAAAAACATTTCATATATGTAATCAGCCTCAAAAGCATGCCCTGATATTAGAGTAGCACCTGTTACAGAAGGAAATATTACTACTCCTGTTGTATCAATAAATACTCTAGCAAACCCATTGTCTGCTGTGGTCCCCAAAGTGAAGATAGTATTTGTATTAGGTGAGGCAGCATTACAAATGCTTCCATATAATTCATCAACATCTATAATTGTACCTGTATCAGCAACACTAACAGGAGTTCCACCAGCAGCACCAGGAACTCCTTGAAGACCTTGAGGTCCTGCTAAAGAAGCTGGGTCAGCTACAATTTGTACATAAGTTGCACTAGGACTAGCATTAGTTACATAAGTAGCATCTGGGTCAGCAACCTGAACTCCTATTTCTACAACTTCTCCAGCATTAAGAAATTTTCTGTATGTAGCTTGATATCCAATATATAAACCAAAAGTTACACCACGCCCATATGTAGTAGGTAAAAATTTAAAGTCTAAAACAGTATCTATCCATAATCTACCCATCTGTACTGTTCTGTTAGCTCCTGTTTGTGTAGCAAAGAAATTATGATGAATAGTGTACCAACCAGTTTTATTTATAGTTATTTGGTGATTGTTTGTCACAGTATCGTGACTAAAAGTTGCTGTATCAATATGATTTTGAGTTGTCCAAGTAAACTGATGTTGTGTACCATTTACTCCTCCAACATTTTGAGTAACTCCAAGTACTAATTCTATATAATCAGGTACTAGTCCTGTCTCCCATCTCAATCCTTCAGGTTCAGCAGAATCAGAAATCAATACAGCTCCATCTGCACCAACAGGAAATCTAACATCCTGGGTAGCATCTCTTACAATAAGGTCTCCTTTAGTTGTTGTAGGTGAGTTAAAACTTCCTCCTCCTGCTTCTACTGGTGGAGCATTCTTAAGAATCTCGATATCTATTGTATTAGTATCTGTCTGTTGAAAATGTTCCTTGGTTTTATTTCTCCTCGGATAGTATTTCTTTGTTGGTCTAGGTCCTGCCATTTTGCAAATATAGTTAATCGTTGAATAACATGCAATTAAAAAGGTTATAGATTTTCTTTATAGTATTTGTATAAACCTATAAAAAAATAATATAGCCAGATACTTGCACATGTGAAAAATTTCTTATAACTTTGCCTCAAGTTTCTTTCGAGACACTTCAGAAAGACTTGCTACAAACTTCTAAACTTATAATAATAGGAAAGCTATACACAAGTTTCTTTCTTTTGGTTCTTTTCTTTCTTTGTCAAGTACTAGTAACCCAATTTTTTCTCTTTAACATCCTCTTTCTTCTGTATAGTATAGGACTTCATTAAGTCATCTCCTATCTTAATACCAAAAAGCACACCTTCAAAAACAATCACAGTATTAATAACTGATGACTCTGCTAAAAGTAATGCTGAGGTCACCATAATCACAGACCCTATCACTGCATTCCAAAAGGGAGAAATTCTTTTTTTAGTTAAATCCATAGTTTTTCTTTATTGTTTAAGCCACAAAGATAGTGAAAATGTATGATATATAATGCATTAGGGTATAAATATGTATAGTAATGACTGATTTTTTATACATATGTGTACTTTTTTCAGGTTTTATTAATACATATATGTATATTTGGTGCTATGTCCAAAATCTTAGTTAAAATCTTAGGCACAATCATGTATCTATTAGGTGCAACAGTACCCATACACTATATGTACATGCCAAGACTGTTAGCTATATGTTCTTTTATCTACTTTATAGGTATGTGGCTATACATCTTCCTACTGGTCTTTGGTTAAGTTAGGTTAGGTTAGGCTATAATTTTTTGGGAAAAATTTTTTTAGGTAGGAAATTTTTTGATGATTTGTGAGAATGTGAACCACCTTGAGTAAAACCCCCACTAATTTCTGGCAGAGAAACTCCCCCCTGTCCAAATTCAAACCGAAATCATTTCTGGGGAGCATAATTAATACATACTATCTACCATGAGACTAAGAACTATCTCTCTTGACAGACAGGCACAGTGCCAAGCAATCCTTGACATGAACAACAAGGAGCAGGCTGTGATGCTAACCTTTGGACTAACAGACAAGCCAAAGAGCTACATGTTTCCAAACTGAAACAAACAGGAGAAATCCCTTGGTATAACGCCAAGGGATAACTCTTGTGAACAAGCTTAACTCAATACCCTAACTAATTCCTGGACTTGACCTAATGATAGTCCTTAAACATTAATACATTACATTATGAGCAAAATCACTCTTACTATCGACAAATCAGTGAAAACAGTTAACGACAACTTTATGAACAAGTTAATCGGCAAAGGTAACTCTGTAACAACAGCCTTTGGTACTACTGAAGGTGGACGCAGAACCTTCTACATGTTCACTGACCAAGAGAATGCAAAAGGCTTGTCAGCAGAAGTTGACCTTAGTCAGTTTGACCAAATCAAAAGGGAATATCCATTCACTGATGACCAAGGTGCAGAACAGGTTGCAACACTGACATACCTATACCCGAAGAAAGCCTAAGGGTATAGGCAAGGCAAGGACACATCAGCAATGGTGTGTCCTACACCTTTAGTACCTAACTCTACTCAAGACCCTAACTAATTCTTGCTATTTTTATTTATACTAATTATATATTTTAATTAGGTAGAAGTAGTGATTTAATTTTTTACAGCTATGAGCAATGTAATCAATTTGACTATTGAGTCTTGTACTAAGACTGTCAATGGTAATTACGCCAACAAGTTAGTTGGTAAGACTGAAGGTGTGAAGACTGCCTTTGGTGAGGTAGAAGGTGGAAGACGCACTTTCTATATGTTTACAGACCAAGAGAACGCTAAGGGTACTAGTGGTGATGTAAACCTTGACCTTTTTGACGTTGTTAAAAGTGAGTATCCTTTTACCGATGATAAAGGTGAAGAGCAAGTAGCGACTTTAAGCTACCTATATCCTAAGCGAGCTAACTAAGCTTGCTAGGTAGGTCATTAAGGTGCATCATTCATTGGTGCATCTTAGTGCTTTGCTTTAAATTGAACTTTAATTGAGTGATTTGGTTTAAGTTTTTATTATTGCAGTTAGTAATGTGTGGTGTGAGTGGGTTAACCAGCCCTCTCACCCACATATTCTACCTCTACTATAAACTAAATCTATTCAAACATAATAATTAATAGCTAAATCTTATAACTATGTCACATATAAAACTTACCCCAGAAAGAACTCTAGTCACACCAAGAGAGTTATATGCTATTGATATGAATCCACAGTTTGTGGGTCAATCAGGAGCTAATGATGAAGGTGAATATTCTATGATTTGGAGTATTAATGGTAAAGAATATCAGACAAATAACACATTATAGTTATGTCAGATACTATGTCATTAAGTAATCAATTGAATCTTATAACTAATAGTTTAGTAGAAAGATTCTTTTGTAAAAGAGTAGATAACTATACAGTATCTGTTATTGTCTATTATAGAGAAGAGAAAGAGGCTATATTAAATAAGCATAAAAACTTATTTATAATTGAAGAGCACAATCTAATGAATGGAAATCTTCAGTTAGATTTAGAAATTAGAGAACCAGAAAGGTCGTGATATTCGACGTATTCCTAAGTAAGAAGACAAACTACTTATTATATTATTGTGTACAAAGGTTATAGGCTGAGCTGAATTGACAGTAACCTATATTAAAGGCTCTTGATAAGACGAGTTAACGCAGTACACAATTTAATTAGGCAAGTTATCAAGGCTGAAAAGGCTCAGAGAAGCGTCGAAACATATATTCTGCTATCCTTATTAACCATTTGGAATAGTGTTATGTAGGGTTGTCGAAGATAAAGCCAGGACACACAAGGTTACTGAAAACCATTTGTGATTACACATCTAAAACTCATTCATTAACCTGTGGTAGGTTTGAGGAACAGATAGTTTGTGTGTCCATCTTGCTTTTAATTTAGTATTAATCTTTTAAATTAAAGTTATGAAAAGAGTATTGTATTTAACTCCAACAGGCAGTTTAGTTAGTATTAACGATATAGTTGACTACGATAACAAGTAGTCACTATATAAAACCAAATCATCATGAGAAAATTTTATATAATCTTATTATTAGTTTGTTCTTCTATTTTTACATTAGCGTGGATAAATAGAACTGAAGAGCACCACATTCATAGCAATAAAAATTGTTGTGAAATCATATTAGAACAAGTTGATGGTGGTGTTAAGGTCATTTATGATAGCACAAATGATGCTGAAGATGACTGGATATTTGTTGAAGTAGAATATTATGAAGAGGGTGAAGACCCTGATGTTATTCTATTTGATTTAGTTGATGAGGTTATAAATATGTATCAGGAAGACTGTTACCATAACCATTATGCAGGAGATGTTGCTAAGCAGGACAGTGCAGAGATTAGGGCTATGAACTTACCTCTAAAAGACTGTTATACTTGGCAAGAGATTGAGATTATTGTCTTCGGAGAAATCCAAGAGTAATTATTGTGACTGAGCCCTTCTCTCCTTGAGGCTCTTAATGGTGTGCAACACCTGGTCACATTAATATGGACTGTGTGATAGTTGCAGTCAAAGTATGGTGACTTACAGCCTACTTATGTTACAGCATCTGAGTTTAATCGGTACTCAGATGCTGTTTTTTATTATATTAATAGCGATTTTAAGATATTGGGCTGCCTTCGAGCTCATAAGGATAAACCAGCAATGGTATAAAACAGGTAAAATTTAAAACTTAACAGAGTTTTACTTGTGATGTAAATTTATTTGCATTTCACAGAAAGGTATTATATATTGTATTACATGGAATGGCTCAACAGAGTAAAAGTGTAATATGTTCCTTCTTGTCATGAGGAGCTGAGGCAGAAATGCCAATAAATTATATAGTAGGTAATGGTGTAAACAGATTGTCGTCTGTAAAGAGCTGTTATTATGTTATGTGAAGTATTTGGTTGCAGAAATGCACTGAGGAAAAGCATTATGCAAGTTAGTAGGTTTGACACCTGAAAGCAAATGGAAGTTGATATCTAAACTACTCAAAAGGTAGCACGATATACAACTCAATAAGACTTCCATTATTTGACTTATCTGCTTAGTTTACAAACTAAACAAGAGAAAACATATTGAGACCTGTTGATAACAATGTCCTTATTCTACTGCACCTATTGGTTATATGTAGATACTAGATAGTCTCTCAAGACTACTCGTAAACAAAGTTAGTAATATTTATCTAAAAGATGGGAGTCTTTGAATCTCTACCAGGAGAAGTTAGTATGAAAGCAAAGTTATGACTCAACTTGTAAAAGATGGCAAGCATCGAAACTTGTGGACATTATATCTACCTGCAGTAATGTAGGTGTGTGTATTTTAGGGAAACCTGAATAAAAGGATATAACAGTAAGCTAACACTCAGCTTACTATTTTTGTTTAACCCGACTAATTTGTTTTTTAGTCTTAATACAGAAGAATCAAGACAATGAAAGAATATGATAAATTTGAAGACAAGGGTAGGACAGGTATGATAGCTTTAATTATAGTTTTAATAATAATGTGGATTTATGGGTTTGTTTGCTAATAAGCTTAGAATATCGACAGAACAACTTGAACGAGCTAATAGAGGGGAAGAAGTAGAATTAATCCCAGCTAAAGAAGGACATACTATAATGTTAACTATGGATATGGAATATTATTATATTCCTCACAACTAATATTAATTTAAAAACAGTATTATGAGCCCAAAGAAAGTATTTCTTCAGGATTTAAAAGAAGAATTAAAAGATAAGGTGAGAGTACCAAGCTGTAAGCCTGGTTTTACTAACATTTTTGGTGTAACAGCCATGGCAAAGCATAGACAATACTTTGAACCTCAGGGATGAAGTATTTGTTAGTGCTTGTATTACTTACAGGGTGTAGCTCAGCAGAAAGTCTGAGTTACAGCCTTAAAAGTAAGAAAGAAAAGTTTAAACAGGAGATGATATGTAAGCCGAAAGTCTTACTATGCACTCCATAAAACGAGTATTATGAAAAAACTAATGTATTTATTAGTGCTAATTGTGACATTTAATATGAGTGCACAATTAAAGAATGATAGTAATAACCTTACTATTATTACAGCTCCTGGAGCATATGATGATGGATTTAATATTGGTGTTCAATATGAACATCAGTGGAATTTACCTTATGCAGGTGCAGAGATATTTCATTTTGCAGACCTTCATAACATTACATATACCCATATAATAGCTCGATTTGGTGTTGGTCAGGAATATGGTAATCCAGTAGGAGTTAAATGGCGATGGAATGTAGGATTTAGAGGTGGTAGAGTCTTTAGAGAAGGATACGATGGACCATTTGCATTATTAGGACCTGAGATAGGAGCACAAGTTACATTACCATTTGGATTATATGGTAAACTTGTCTATGGTATGGATAAGAAATCAGATAGTGCTATTTGGAATGAGAACAGTCATACTGTAAATAGTGTATTTGCAGGTATTGGAATAAGATTTTAATCTAAATTTTAGAGAAATATGAAAAAGTTATTACTATTATTTGTAGTGATGTTTGCATTTGTAGCAGCATCACCAATACAAGATGAAGAAATATATAGGATATGGCATCCATTACCTAATGGTAATATAAAGGTGTTATATCTTACTCAAAGTGGAGCTCAGGCTCATTTAGATAACCATCCTGGTGACTGGTGTCATGGGAGAAATTGTCCTTGGGAATGAAAAGATTTATTCAAAAGAGATGGTATAGGTCCATCCAATTTGTACAGGTGCTAATTATTATGTTAGCTATGTTTATTGGTTGGGGTGGTTTTGATGCATCTGAGTCTCTCAGAACCTTTGCAGCAGGTTTAGCTGTGGGTGTAATATTTAATTTTCAAAAGTATTATACATAATGACATGGGATTATAATTTACCTGAAAAGAGTGGTGTTTACATAGTTGTGACCACCACTTTTATGGGTAAACATAATGTTCTACAATCCAGGTTTAATCGTGAGAAAAAGACTTGGGGATTTACAAATCAAAGTTTCTATAAATATTTAAAAGATGGAAGAATCTAAAACTAAATTTATTACTGATTCAAGATTAGAAATTGAAATGAAATATCCAATAGGTAAAAATATGCCTAATCTTATTTTCTATTGTGATGTGATGGCTCAATTAATTAGAGAGCATGCTCCAATAAATGACAGAAGACTACATTTTCTATGTCGTGGTTCAAGTGGAGCTATTCTTGCAGGTATTGTAGCATCAAGATTGCCTCATAATAATGTGTATATTACTCATTTTAAGAAACCTGGAGAATATTCTCATGCAGGAGAGTTTATGTGTGAAGGAGATGACTATTTTATTGTTATTGATGATTTTATGGCATCAGGTACAACTTTGAATACCATTTGTGAGAAAATGTTAAACGTAGCTTATCAATTTCCAGATATGCTTATTGTCTCAGGAAATGTAAATTCTAGTTTTAAGTATCACAAGGAAATAGAAACAATAATTTGTGGTAGTTACTACATAGAGCCAGTAGCTGAATATTCAGAAAATTCAGGTTACTATGTAGAGGCAGCAACTGAAATGACAGAAAATTGGCTTGGTAATTCATAAGAACAGACACAAACCCATTGTATTTGAAACATACCATTAGTATTCTAATGATAGTATGCGTAACTGGTTAAACGGTGTTTGTTCTCCACTATAATGGGCTTCTTTGGTGCCTGATATTTATGCTGAAATCATAATTGGGATGACTAAGCTATACAAAATATTACTAAGAAAGAAGCCCTCTTTTAATCTAATAAATGAATATAAAAGATATTATTTACAGACACAATAGCTTGCCAATTGAACAACAAGAATCACTATATGTTATTAAAACATATGTGAAGGTAAGAACAGGAGAGACTATAAATCCTGTTATAAATTCAAATTTACCACCTATGTTTGTGATGGACCAGCTACAAAAAATGATAATGCTAACTAACCATGCTATAAATTGGTTTAAAGATAACCCAGATAAAATAGATGAAGAAGTCTAAAAAAATTAAGCGTTACACAGTTACTACCTTAAGACCTAATCCAGAAGGGAAGACATTTAGTGTTTTTTCTAACTTAAAATTAGCGAGAATCTTTGGGAGAGAAATGTACAGAGCAAACAATTTTGTTGCTCTTACTAATTTTAAACGAGTTAAATTACCTTTATAATGTTAAAAGCAGAACTAGAGAAAAAATTCGCACAGGAAAAAGCACAAAGTAGAGCTTTTGAAGCTAAGATTAAACAAGGTTTAATGAATATTTTAGATACTCATTGTGACCGAGCAATAGAGCCTATACGAGAATTTTGTGAAGACGTTGGAATAGATTATCCAATGGTAACAAAGACATATAAGATTCCTTATGGAATAGAGGTTAGAGATATGTATGATGTTAATGGAGATGAAGTTGAATTTATAGAACATTAATAATAAATAAAAAAGAGTATTATGAAACTAATTAAATGGGAATTACCTTTTAAGAACATTGCATTTTTAGCTTCACTTGCAGACTTATTGTCTCAGGAAGAAGCAGTGATTTTAATCACAGGAATGCAAGAAGGAGAAAATATTACACATTGTAATATCGGTATAAAAAACTGTTATACTAATAATGATGAAGTTGTTTTGCACATTGGAACAATGATAGGTGCTCATTCTGCAAATTGGCAACTAATGATGGATGATATTGCAGACTCTGAAATGGAAACTGAGCTTGATGATGAATTCTTTTTAAATTTAGCTAAAGAACTTCAGAATCAAGTCTTTGAAGAAGAGCGAGAAGAAGAAGAGAATCTTTTTGAAAAAGCTGAAAAGCAAGGTGATTTTGATGAAGATTTGTTTGCAGAAGCTGAAGAGCAAGAAGGAGAAAAGTATATAGATGATATTACTGTCCCAGTAGTTGAGGAAATTGTTGAAACACCTTTAAGAATGTTTCTGAGAAAAATCTTAGTGAGATTTAAGAAACCTGAAATTCAGGCAAAACACAATATCTTATCCAACTTTAAAAAAGAGGACTAAAAAATGACTGAAACCACAGTGATTGTTGATGAATTTGAATATAAAGGCATAATAATGACTGTACATAAAGGAGATATCTCGAATAGATATTTCTTCAAGTATGTTTATGGTGGTAAGAAATATAGTATTGCCCTTGATGAGCTAAAGAAGTTCATCAAGGGTTCATATAGCCATGCCACTATAAATAATACACCTGTGGACATGATTGAAAAGTCAGTAAAAATTCAAGATTTGTTATACAATTTGACAGATTTAAAGAATAGAATCAAAAAATACAAATAATGAAAAAAGTATTAATGTATTTGTTATTAATGAGTATTGGATTTTTATCCAGTAGTTCATTTATAACAGAAGATAATGTATTTGAAAGAATACCTTATGACGAAGATGAGGTATGGTGCTATGGAGTAGTATCATATTATGGAGAGAAATGGAATGGTAGGACCACAGCTAATATGGAAATATATGACTGTGAATTGTTAACATGTGCCAGTCCATCTTTACCTTTTAACACTATTGTTGAAATAACCAATTTGGATAACAATGAAACCATAAGAGTTAGGGTCAATGATAGAGGTCCATTTAAAATGGACACAAAAGGTAGAGCCTTGAGACCATTAGAACCTCATCCAGTAAGAGTGTTCGATTTATCAAAAGCCTCTTTTGATTCCCTTGGGAACTTAGATAAAGGCTTATTAAATATTAAATACAGAATAATCAAGGAATAAGATGAGTGCCCTTTGGTCTAATTAACTAAAGGGCTATATCTTACCTTAAAAAACAAAAAATTATGTACAAATTAAACAAGTTTTCTTGGTCAGCCAGATTTTTTGAATGGGTGTGGAATACAGATGTAGAAAAATTTAAAAGTATGTGTCCATATTTTTGGTCATATGTTTTAACTTTAGTATTTTTGCCAATCATACTGGTGTTTAAAGGATTATATGCAATTACTCCTACTTCAGATAAAGCAGAAGCTTTTATAGAAAAAATGGAAAAGTCAAAAGCAGTAGAATCAATATCAAATTTCAATCAAAAATATTCAATTGTGTATTCCACAGGAAAAGTCTTTAAATGGACATTCTTTGGAGGCTTAGGTATTATAGGAGGATTTATGATTGGTGTTCTTTTATACCAATCTTATTTATATCCTATTGAAGCTTTAGCTATAATTGGTGCTGTTTCTTTATTGATAGCAGTTATTGCAATTGTAGTGTCTATTAATCCAGATAGTAAGATAGTAAGAGGATTATTGTATCCATTCAAACTTTTAGCTAAGTTTTTTATACTGTTGAAAGATATGCTTTATAGTTTATATAGAAACATGTGTCCTTTAATTAAATGGAAGGAATAATGGGATGGATATATATAATAGTGATGTTTATTTTAATTATATTTTCTAAAAGATGACAGTAACAGCAGTTCTAATAGTAATAATGATTATTGCACTTTCAACCAATTGGGATGAATAAGAAACCCTTTGCGTGGAAATAAGTATTAAGTTACTGAGTAAAAGGTTTATAAGAAGAGTTTGCTTGTGGAGAGGTTTAACGTGAACTTACAATAGCAATTAAATGAGATTAAGTGTAGATGCACATCCTAATACTCAGCTCTTTTATTACTTATATACATTATTATAAAACGTTTTGTTATGAAAAATTTATTTGAATGCTCACCAATACTATATTGGAAAAACAGAATTAAAATTTATACTGCAAGACGTGATTCGTATAAAGTTAATTCAAATAAATGGCGTAAGTATGATATGCTATTGAAAAAAGCAGAATATCAACTTGCTGTATGGAGACTTAATTTATTATGTAATGCAGCGAATAACAACTAAAACCTAAAGATATGGAAATGACAATAGATGACTTCATAAAAGATTTGCAGGCACTTAAACCTGAATTACGAAAGTTGCCAGTAAAAATAATGGCAGAAAATGGGTTGCTTTTTGAACCTAAAGCAAATCTTTTATTAGACCAAACATTATTAGACGAACCTAAACAAATGATTATTACACACAACTCCGTATAATAATTAAAATAAGATAGATATGACAGTTACAGAATTTTTAAAAAAAGAGTATAACTTAAACAGCCTACCAAATGAAGACTATAAACAATATTTTACATTTAATGAATTAATTGAATTATTAGAAAAATATAGGCAAGTTTTAAATTTACCAATAGCCAATGTTAGCCTTTCGTTTGTGGATTGGGTTTCAGAAAATTATACAACATTGAAAAATCATGGAGATAGCTTAACATTATCAGAACTTAGAACGGCTTACAACCAATACACTAATGAAGCCTAACTCCGAATAACAACTAAAATAGATAAAGATATGAGTACACTAATATCAGGTCTAATATTTATTGCTGTGGTAGTAATATGTAGTAATCGAAAATATTTAATGAAATTATTTAAAAAGAAAAAGTACCAATCTATTGATGGTATGAAATGGTCTAATTTTGAAAGAGCTGTTTTGCTTCATGTAAATAGGTATCGGGAATCACGAGATTTAGATGATTTAAAACCAGATGATAAATTTTATGTTGAAGCACATAAAAGAGCAGAGATTCAAGCTGAACATGGAAAACTAAGTCATGATAGAATGGATATAACAACTGAGAATCTTATTCCTTTTGGAATTAAATTTACAGGAGAAAATTTAGCAAAAGGATGGGTTACTTCCGAGAGATTAGTTCAAGAATGGATTGCTAGTCTTAAGCATCATAAAAACATTGTAAATCCTCGTTGGAAATATACAGGTATTGCAAAAGTTTTAGATGAAAATGGTAAAACGTGGTACTGTCAAACTTTTGGATATTAAAAATAGAATTTGGGGACGACATGGAATTGATTTTATAGCGATTTAATAATGTTCAGCACAGAGAGATAACTGTTTAAAACTAAGGTGAGTTTACTTAAATGGAAACACAATTACCACGCAGGAAACTGCACAGATTGAAGCAAACATGAGTGTTGTTCACAACATTCTTGCTAGTAAGCATCTTAATGATGTTGTTACTGGTGAACTTCAGATGGCTGCATAGTCCATAACTATGTAATATAAGTATTCAAGAGTAACTAACTTGATGGTGGAGTATCAACTTAACAGTTGGTCCTAATCTAGCGTAAAGAATTTAAAGAAACGTGAAGCTGTATAAAATATTATTATTGATATATGAAAGACCTGGGTTCGAGTCCCAGCGTCTCCACTAGTATCTAATAGCCCTCTCATCAGCAAGATAGATATTATCTGAATATCATAGCGAAATCTTATGATAGCTGATGAGATATAGGGTTAGAATAGTTCTTTAATTGAAGATAGACAATAGCAGTAGTGTCGAAGCTATGTAAAACTACTTGGCGTGTAGGCTATAAACTGTATCAGCAGTTGTGTTTATTGTAGATGTATAGTAAGACATGGAAAAGTCATACGGTTAGCCATACTAGATTAGGTAAAATTCCTAACTATACCCCATAACTGAAATTTGGGCAAAGAACTTTTTAATAAATATAAGTACCTAACATTAAGAGGAAGTTAGGCTAAGCAATTCCTGCATTCACAAATGGTTACTAAAGGTATGATAAGGTAACAGGGGAAACGTATTATTGGTCACATACAAAGACAACTTTAATATAATAGGTGAGATAAACAAGGCTTATATTTTTATTAATAAATAACACAAAGTAAATTATGAAACAACCAGTACAGGTAATAATGCTACCAACAGAAGATAGAACTAATATATGTTTAGTTGGAAAGAAATTAAGATATATTGGAGATAACCATGAAGGATTTTTAGGTAATTGGCAACATACATACATAACAGTATCACAAGATATAGAGCCTATTAAAGAAGGTGATTGGTATATTGATGATACTAATACTGTAAGACAATCTCTTACTAATGATAAAGCTTATTGGGAAGTAAGACAAGATTATGTTAAAATCATAGCAACTACTAACCCTAAGCTTACTATTAAAGAATACACAGGAGTAATTGATGAGTCTAATGGAGTTAAAGAATATCTTGAACACCAGATACCACAAGTACCACTATCATTCTTAGAAGAATATGTTGCTAATCCTGATGGAGAGTGGGAAGTTGAGTATGAAAAGAAAGATATTAACCCTTTATCAAAAACTTGGGAAGAAGATTATATTCGTTTTGGATTAAAACATAAACCAAATTGGATAATGTTGCCAAAACTAAACCAAGACAATACTGTGAACATTACTTCTGTAGAAGAGAAGATGTATAGTAGAGAAGAAGTTGAAGAACTATGTAAACAATGTTGGGGACAAGCTAAATTAGTGCATAGTGGACTTTTTATAGATTGGATAAAAGAAAACTTATAAAATATAGGAAAAAATGAGCACACACATTACAACAATAGCAGGTATAGTAGAAAGTAAAAAATCTACTCTTGCAAAGCACGTTAAGGAGCCAACAGGTATGATGATTACTAGGTTCTATGGTGGAGCAGAAAATGGAAGAATGCTTCAGCTTACAATGCTAAGCACTCAACCTTATATTCAATTGACACAAGAACAAGTACAGAAATTAATAACCGTATTATCAAATAGTTTTGATGATACTATATACCCAAGTGAATAATGAAAATAGTAACAGGTCAAAACAATAATTATGAGTCTTAAAAGAATGCTTAAAAGAGGAAGAGTTAAACCAGTTTGGAACGACCTATTTAAAAGGTTAGACTTTTATAGGGTATCAAACAGAGGTAGATGGATTATGTGTAATCCTGCAAATGGACAGTTTATACAGAAAGGTCCAGGTTATGCTACGCAACAAATACTTGCAATGCAAAAACAATAATTAAAAGAAAAATAGGGTAATTTCCTACTCTATTTTTCTTTATCTGTATTATAGAATTTTTAATATTAAAAAACCTAATGAAAAATGAAGTAAAAAAATGAGTTTAACAGCACACCAGGAAGAAAAACTGGTAGAAAGTTTAGAAATCTTAAAAAATAGTAAAAGACTGTTGATTACAGGAAGTGCAGGAGTAGGTAAAACTTACTTAGTTAATGAACTAATAGGTAGATTAGCCAAAACTCTACCATTTATGAGAAAGATATATTGTTCTGCACCAACAAATAAAGCAGTAGCTGTATTAAAAGGAAAAGTAGATGAGAGACCCAATCTCGAATTTACCACTGTCCATTCAGCACTAAAAATTAAAAGAGAAGTAAACTTTAGAACAGGAGCAATCACCTTCAAACCTTTTTATAGTGAAAAGTATCCACCTCTCAAAGGAGTTGGGCTATTAATTATTGATGAAGGTTCGATGCTAAATACTGAATTACTACGTTATGTGGAAGAACATGCAGATAATAACAACTGTATAGTAATATTTATAGGAGACCACAAACAATTGAATCCAGTAGGAGAAGACGTATCACCAATCTTTGTTCAGGGATATCCAGAAGTCGAGATTACAGAAATTGTCAGACAAGGAGAAGGTAACCCAATTATACCTTTAAGTCGTAATTTAGATGCTATTTTCAATAAAATTGATAATAGAATTGATGATAATGGCTACTTATATAGTGACAATTTACCCCAAGTTATAGAAACATTAGCTGCTGTAAATGGTACAGATGAGCTAAAATATTTAGCGTGGACGAATAAAGAAGTTGACATGATTAATAATCTTGTCAGAAAGAGGATATATGGTCCCTCTCCCAATAAAGTTGAGGTTGGAGAAACCTTAGTTTTTAATAATCCATATAAAGAAGAGTATTTTACAAACCAAGAGATTAAGGTGGAAAGCTTACAAGTGTTAGAGAAAAAGTTTTATTATCCTGCTGGCAAAGTCCCAGGAGCATTTACCTCAACAACTACATTTAAGCCTATTACTTTTAAGTATTACTCTATCAATTCCAAATTCGATGAAGAGCTTGGGCAACAAATTGATAATGTTGTACTTATTCACGAAGACTCTGATGCAGCTTTTAATAAGTTGTTGGCGAATCTAAGGAGTATGTGTAAAGCTAAGATTATCCCATGGACTGACTATTATAGTTTTAAAGAGAGTTTTGCTGATTTGAAATATAATCATGCAATTACTGTACATAAAAGCCAGGGTAGTACATATGGACAAACCATAGTTAACATCCAAAATCTTAAGTTAAACAAAAACAAAACAGAACGAGAAAGGCTATTGTACACAGCAATAACAAGAGCCAGTAAGTTATTAATTTTATATAAAGTATGAATAAGCATATAGATAAAAACTATTTTAATTTGAAAGGGACAGTACACATGATTGGAGATTTAGTCCACATAGAAAGGGATGGAATTCCAGATTTGTACAAAAAAGTTTTAACAATAGAAACACCTGATGGTCAAGTGTTATTTCCTGAACTAAGAAATGGAAAACTGAAAATGTTAGATACAGAGAATATTACTCAGGGTTCAACAGTAGAAATCAAGTATTTATTTCAAGGTTCAGAGAAGAACAACAAAAGATATAATAACATTTATATCTATTCTATTAAAATAATTTAAAAATGAATTATTGCCTTTTTGATATAGAAGGTAATGGCTTACTAGATAGTATTACAAAAATTTGGACATTTTCTTATGAGATTTATAATAGTCGAGAACTGATACAGTCAGGGACTTTAACTAATCCTGAAGAAATTAAAGAATTAGTGCTGAAGCAAAAAGTTTTAGTAGGACATAATATTATTGATTATGATATTCCTGCACTTGAAAAAGTATTAGGAATTAAAATCACAGCTACATTAATTGACACTTTAAGTATTTCATTCTATCATTATCCTGTCAAAGGATTCCTACATGGCTTAGAGGCTTGGGGAGAAAGATTCAAATATCCAAAAGTTGTAGTAGCTGATGATGAGTGGGCTGGACCTTTATCAGGAGAAACTTGGGAAGATTTCATTAGAAAAATGACCAAGAGATGTGAGGTGGATGTAGAGATAAATAGGAAGTTATTTCACTTTCAAATGGACTACACAATGCAGATTTATGATAATAACATTTCAGATGTACTCAGATTATTTGGGTATTTAGGTTTTAAAATGGATTGTCTTAGAGAGCAAGAAAAAGTAAAGATTAAATTAGATTTAAGGTTGGCTGAAAAATCAAAATTAGACCTTGAATTCATTATAGATGAGAAGATTACCAATCTTTCCCAGTATATGCCCAGGATTGTTGATAAAGAGCAACCAAAAGTAATGTACAAAAAAGATGGTGAACTCTCAGCTCATGGGCACAAATGGAAAGAGTTGTTGAAACTTAAGAAATTACCTGAAGATACAACAGTAATTACTACAAAAGGCAGTCCTACATCTCCTGTACAACTGAAAGATTGGTTATTCTCATTAGGTTGGGAGCCCATTACTTTCAAAGTTAATGCAAAAGATGAGAAAGTGCCACAAGTGTCCTTACCTTTTGGTGGAGGATTGTGCTCAAGTGTAAAAGACCTAATTAAAAAGTATGATTATCTTGAGGATTTAGCAGGACTATATAGAGCAAGGCATAGATTTAGTCTTTTCAAAGCATTTTTAAAGAGTGTAGATGAAAATGGATATGTTTATTCAAGAGCTCAAGGTTTTACAAATACCCTTAGGATGCAACATGCTAAACCAATAGCAAATTTACCTGGAGTTGGTAAATATTATGGAGAAGAAGTTAGAGGTTGTCTAACAGTTCCTGATGCTTCATACATTATGTGTGGGAGTGATATCAGTGGGCTAGAGGACAACACTAAGCAACACTACATATATAATTATGACCCAGATTATGTGACAGAAATGAGAGTCCCAGGATTTGACCCTCATATTGATATTGCTGTTTTAGCTGAAATGATTACTAAAGAAGACGAAGTTTTCTATAAAGAAATTGAAGCTCAAAAGGATAAATTAGGCAACGAGTTTAAATTTTCAAGCCAGGAAGATGCAGAGAGGTATTATACAATTAAAGATATTAGAGGAAAAGCAAAAATAGTAAATTTCTCAGCTACTTATGGAGCTGGACCACCTAAAATTGCAGAAACTTTAAAATGTGATTTACCTTTTGCAACTAAACTACATAAAACTTATTGGAAGAGAAATGCTGCTGTTAAAAGCACAGCAAAGGACGCTAAAGTTAAAATTGTTGAGAATCAAAAGTGGTTATACAACCCTGTTTCAGGATTTTGGATGTTTCTAAAAGCTGAAAAAGACAGGTTTTCCACATTGAATCAATCAACAGGTGTGTATGTTTTTGATTTCTGGTTGAAAAAGTTTAGAGAAATAGTGAATCCCTTAGGAATTGAAGTTTGTATGCAATATCATGATGAGTTTTTATTATGGTGTAAAAGAGAGTTTAAAGGTTATGTGGACAAAGCAGTTAAAGATGCTATGACCCAGGTGAATAACCAGCTTGGACTCAATGTTTCAATTGGATACAGCACAGAATGGGGAGCAAATTACGCAGATGTACATTAAACAAAGATTATGACAAATTTTGAAACAAATTTACAATTGACAAATATGGAGTATTTGTTAATTAAGGACAGAGAAAAAATAACAGATGAACTTAAAGTAAGATTTATAAAGAATATAAAAAAGCTTAAGCCAAAGTCTGGATTTAACAAGGCACGTCAATTACTCATTTTAGAAGAATTAGAAGAATTATGAAAAAGACATGTGGGTATGTAGATAATAGAGGAAAATTTTGGAACTCTATATTTAAAGCAAACAATGCCAATATAGAATATGAGATATATGAGATTCAAAATGAAATGAGTCGTCTTATAGACGAGACTGCCAGGACTATGAGAAATAATTTTACTACTATTAATAGCAAACTGAAGGATAATGTTGATACTATTGTTAGAAGAATGTATGAAGTTATACTATGCTATGACTGTGACAAATTAGTAGAGTTTAAAGAAAAAAAGGATGCAATGGAAGAGGAGATAGCAAGATTAGAAGGTATCCAAAATCTTCCTAGATACTTAAGGTCTGATTGGTATATGCAAAGGGAGGTTAAGTTTAAGAATTTTTACAAAAATGACAAGTAAAGAGAAAAGTGAATTACAGAAAGAAATTATAAGCTCAATTCCTTTTGGAGAATCAGGTAGATTAATATTAGCCCCTAGAATTGGTAAAACTAAGATAATTATTGATATTATCAAAAGAGACAAACCAACTGGAAAAATACTTTGGGTAACACCCACAAGTAAATTGGCTGATACAGATATACCTGCTGAATTCAAAAAATGGAAAGCAAAAGCTTATTTACCTCAACTTCAGACTGTAACATGGAGAGGCTTAAAAAATATTACTGGACATTATAGTTTGATTATTTTAGATGAAGAACAGTTTATTACAACAGCTAATTCAAAGAATTTAATATCAAAAGATTTGACTAGTAATGTTCTATTGTCTATGACAGGAACTGAAAGTAAAACTAAAACTAAAAGAGAGTTGTACAAGTTATTAAATCTTGAAATTCTGTATAAGATATCCATTAACAAAGCTGTTGATATTGGTATGTTATCTAATTATGAGATTAAAGTTGTTATGATAGACCTTGATACAAATAAGAATATCAAAGTTGAATATAAAGATAAGAGAACTAAGCAACCTAAATCTTTTATGACATCAGAGGAAGACCAGTATAACTACTTGACCCTGAGGTTAGAGAAAGCAAAAACTAAATATGGACTAATTCATAGGAGAAGTATTATTGGCAGGTCACCATCAAAATTGGGTGCAGCCAAGTATATATTTAATTCCCTTGAAGGTAAGAAGTTAGTTTTTGCAGTTAGTAGAGAGCAAGCTGAAGACTTGTGTGATTATGTGTATCATGGACAAACTGATGAGGCAGACCTTAAAAAATTTATGGATGGCGAGACCAATAAAATAGCCATGGTTAATAAAGGTGGGACAGGTTACACATATTTAAATATTGATAATTTATTAATAACTCAAGTTGATTCTGACCATAATGGGCTTACATCTCAGAAAATAGCCAGGACTCTTTTAAAACAAGGAGACTATAAGGCTGTTATTTGGATTTTATGCTTAAGAAATACTCAAGATGAGGTTTGGTTAAACTCTACTTTAAACAATTTTAACCCAGATAAAATAGAATACATCGAATTTAAAGATTTAGTATTATGACAAAAAATCAAGCATTAAAAAAGTTGAGTGCCATTAATTTTTCTACTCCTGAAGATGCAGAATTAGCAAAAAATTTTGTAGAAGAATTAATGGACAGCTTGGTAGGTACTAAGCAAGAGACTAAAGAAGGACCTTGGAGTTGGGTTGGCAACGAGTATTGTGCAATGTTTAAAGCCAAAAACCCAGCAAAAGGTGGTAAAGTACGAGAATCTATCTCAAGAATGAAGGCAATGTTTGCAGCATTTCCTGAAATTCGTAAAGAAGATGTTATAGCTACCACAAAGCTATACTTATCACAAACAAATTCAAAATACATTAGATATCCACATTTCTTTCTAAAGAAAGGACAAGGAGCTGATGCAATATATGAATTTGCAGATTGGTATGACAAGTACTTAGCACAAAAAGAAGCAGGTTTAGGAAGAACCAGTAAAACTAATACCATACAATAATGAAGATAAAAGTATTAATCTTAAAAGGAAAACATAATGATTCAATAATGAATGTTACAACAAATTCTCTTATGAAAGGAGCTTGTTTAAATATTATAGAAGAGCATTTAAAAATGCACTATTATTATGAAAAAGACCAAAAATTAGCTGAAAAAATTGTTACTGATAAAGATGGCAAGACAGCTTATAGATTTGTTATGGAAAGAAGTGAAAATGGGCATGAATATGAACAAATAGAAATAGAAACATTAGAAGAATATGAAATTTAAACCGAATTTAATACCAAATGCCCCTAAAGATGGGTCATTTGATAAGACAGCATTTGAAACAACAATTGCTAAGAATGGTGGGATTGAAGAATATATAATCTTTCCAAAGAAAGATGGATGTAGAATGGAATTTGGTTTAGGACCAAAAGTCTTAACCAGAAGCCTGAAAGAACCAGGAAGTGACCTTGTTAAGGCAAGATTTGCTAAACTGAATCAAGTTTGCTTGGATAATAATATTATTCTTGAAGGTGAATTCTATATGCATGGAATGCCATTCA